GGGCATCTGGTTCTCCGGAGGTAGCTGTCAAGCAAGGCGGTCGAGGAATACCACACTACGTTTCAAGGCACCCCAGCGTGCTTCTTGGCGAGGAGCTTCACGGTGGCGAGCACGCCCTTCTGCGAGAGCTTCTGCCCCTTGAGGAGCTTCTTGGCGAGCACCACCTTGGCGTCCTTGGTGGCCGCCTCATAGGCCGCTGCGTGCTCGCTGGCAGGGACGCCGGCCTTCTTCAGGGCCGCCTTCGCCACCTCGTTCCACAGCTTCCGGTACGGAGGCGCCTTCCCGTGGAGCTCCTCCATCTTGGCGACAGAACCAGGCGAGGGATGGATGCCCTCCTCGTGGAGCGCCTCTGCGGCCTCCTGGAAGCCGGCCTTCCACTCTGCGTCTCGCGCGGAGGTGTGGCCCTCAGTCACCTTCGCGATGTGGACCTGATGCTTGAGCTCGCTCTTGACCTCCGCCTCGGAGAACTTCTTGCCGTGCGCGGCACGCTCTCCATGCGTCTCAAGCTCGCCCTTCGTCGCCTGCATCGCCTTGTCCACGATCGCTTGCTCGGCCGGCGCGAGGTTCTTCTTGTTCGCCTGGTAGCCGAGCTCCTTCATGGCCCAGCTCTTCCACTTGTCCTTGTAGGACTTCGCCGTGTACTGGCCCTGCTCGTTGGCGGGCGTCTTCCCAACAGCAGCCTCGACATGAGCAACGGAGGTGGCCGTCGCTGCCGGCTCAAGGCCCGCGGACAGCTTCACTGGCGGAGGGGCGACCCACTCGGAGTTGTGGTACCCCGTTGACTGCGTGGGTTGGTTGGCGTTGTCGGCCTTCCCTTTGAGCCACGTCTTCATCCCATCGGCGGAATTTGTCTTCGGGTCGAAGCTCGATGTCTTGGAGAACTCCGCCACGAACTTCTCGACGTGTTCATGCGTCCCTGTCAGCTCAACGGTTGCGGGGGAGGTCAGTGCTCGGCTCGTCCAGGGGGTTGTCACCTTTCCGCCAGCACCCTCGATGTGGGCCTTGAGTGCGGGGTCGCTCGACTTCACCTGGAACGAAATCGTGGGGAGGGGCTTGGAGGCCGGCTCCAGCTTCTTCCCCTCGCCACTGCCGGTGAGCCCCTTGGAGGCGAAGTACGCATGGATTTCGGAGCCAGCCTTCCCGGCGATGTTCTGCATTTTGACTTCGGTCGGGCCGGCGCACATGACGGAGTGCTCCTTCTCGCTGGGGTGGTTGTCCGCGAGCCCTGGGGAAGCCTTGTGCGTGAAGAGGATTGCTTCCTTCGGGACCTGCATCCGGAACACGACACCAGAGCCGCTTGCATGGCCGAAGCCCGCGGCGACTTCGTCTGAAGCGGAGAAGCAACTCAGGCTGTTGAAGTTCACCTCCAGCTTGGCGTCGTCGTAGTGGATACCTTGGTCCGCGAGAGCCTTGGCAAACTCAACCACAGCCTTCGCCTGAGGCCCCGTCACGCCCCGCGCTAGCTCCATCATCGCCGGCTCCTTCACGAGCGCCGCTTGGGTGATGGCGTAGGTGGCTGCAATCGTCTTCTTCCACTTTTCTGCTTGGTCCGCAGGAAGGTTGAACCCCTTCTTGACGTTGCTGGATGTGTCCGTACTGGAGGCGGCACCAGGGATGTCCTCCACCTCTCGCCCGAGGAGCTTTCCCAGCGCGCCTTGGAGCTGCGCTGCCAACGAGGACTTGCAGGAGCCCGCCCAGTCCTTGCTGATGAACTTCGCCAGGTCAGCGTCGCCACCAAGCGCAGCGACAGTCTGACTGAACGCGGACATGCTCACGTAGCTGCCGGGGTCGCTTGCGTCCCATCCCTTTTCCGTGAGCTGGTCGCGTACGGCATCAGGCTTCACCCAGTAGTTCTGGGTGAACGTCTTGCCAGCGCGTTCCACCTGCTTGGGGATTGGGACGAGGGCCGCCCCTGTGCTCTTCGCCATGGGGGGTGCCTACTCCTCGACAGGCTTGGTTTCGCGGAGCTCGTGGAGCCAGTCGTCGTCCGAGAGGTCGATGACACCGGGCCCTGGCTTCTTGACGGCTCCGATGGATGGGAAGAGTGCCGGCCCGCCGCGCCGCTTCTCAGCATCCGTGCGAGCGCCAGCACTCTCCTTGGCAGCCTTGGCCGCGAACGCCTTGAGCTGGTCCTTGGTCATGGCCATGTCGGTTGTCCTTGTACAACGAAATGGTGAGACTCGTCACCGCACCAGCCAGGCCCGCCGCCCGGCCTGGTAGCGCCAGCCAGGCACACCCCAGTCAGCCATCCACGGGGAGAGCACTGCACGATCGTTGGGCCTGTTGGGAGGGAAGTCCCACGAGAGTCCGATGAGCCCCTGGTACACCTTCGTGCTGCCGTCCCCATCTGGGAACGGAGCCGGCCCGGAGGGCATGGTGAAGGCCTGCCCCGGGGACGCCACCTGGCCGTGCATGCTGATGGAGTCCGTCGCCACCCTGTCGTCGAGGGGCTCACCCTCGTCGGAGCAGTTCTCCTCCCAGCGCATCATCAGCTCCGGAATCTCGATGGAGCTCTCCGCCACGCCGTCGCGAGCGCTCTGGTTGAAGGCGTAGGCGAGCTCGGTGCGGACAATCCGTTCGCCCTGCCACCACTCCCCATCAATGGCCTTGGCAGTGTCGTCGTAGGCGTCGCTGAGGGAGCCGCCAGACAAGAGCGTGACGGCGAGCTTCTTCTCCACCTTCTGGACGACGTTGACGCCGTAGCGGTTCATGGATGCCTGGTGCATACGCATCAGGGAAGGCTCCCTGCCCTTCACCACGCCGGCCAGAGCTCCCGCTTCGTCGATGGGGAGCGTCACCTCACTGCCGGTGAAGTGCTTGGAGAGGCGCGCCACATCCCCGACGAGCCCCTTGAGCGCCACCTCCTGCGCGTTCTTCGAGAGGGGCTTCATGTCGCCCGCCAAGCGCTTCATCACCACGGCCTGGCCCTGGCGGAGCTGCATGAGGATGGCGCGCGCTTGGTGGGACGTGAAGCTGTCCTTGTGCCCACCCTTCACCTCTCGACGGATGCGCGCCAGGACGCTCGCCTGGGCCTCCTCGTAGACGCCCTTCATCTTCAACGCACCCTGGGCCTTGACGAGCTTCTCCAAGCGCAGGCGGTGCGTGTTGACCGCCTGCATGAAGGCCTTGGGCGTCTTCGCCACGGCTCAGCTCTTTTTCTGGATGCGCACGACGACGGCCTCTGGCCCGTCCTTGCCGTCGGGGTTCCAGAAGAACGCCGCGTCATGGCCGGCGAAGTCGGCCCCATCACGCTTCGTCGCCAGCGCGACGATGAGCCCGCGGAGCTCCTCTGCGCTGATGGGGTGGCGCTTGCCGGCCATCGCGGGATCGGACATCAAGGCTTCGGCTTCCTCGTTCGTCATGGCTTCTTTCCGGCCCGTGTTGGGCCTCTGTTAGGCGGTGAGTAACACGAGCTTCGGCTCAGCTTCAGCAGGCTCTTCCTCAACCACGAGCGGGGCTGCCTCCGGAGGCTCTGGGAGCGCGTCGATGTCCACCTTCGTGACTGGCCACACCTGGCCACCCAACGACTCCCCGCGCAGCACTCGGCGGCAGCGAGCACTGTCTGGGCAGCCTGCCGCGGTGACATCAGGGGCGGAGAGGTCACACACCGGGCAGACGAGCCAGGGCTCGTGCCCGCCATGTCCCTTCACGGAACGGCCACCACCAGCTTGTGGGTGGAGGAGAGGCCCATCTCCTCGAACTCGACGACGAACCAGTCCTCCTTCTTGGCCGCCAGACGTTGGAGGCTCGTCTTGCACTGGTCGCAGGCGAAGAGGGACTGGACGTGGACCATCCGCCCGTACGCTGTAGGGAAGGACGGATCCTTCCCACCGAGCATCAGCACGAGCTGCATCAGCTCCCGTGGGTACTTCGCGCGGAACTCGTCGATGGGCGCGAGGAAGCGCGCCCGCATCGCCGGAGGGCCGCCGCACGTCGAGCACTCCATCCCCGAGTACATCGTCTTCCGGAAGTACTCGTCAGGGGTGCTGCGCCCACCATCGAACTTCTTGACGTGGACCGTCTTCGTCTTCTTCGCGTCGCTCATGTTCCTCTTCCTTGCCCCGCTGTCCTGAATTTTTCCCAGCGTGCCGCGCTGGACTTCGGCTCCGTGCCCCTCTGCGTGAGCCCCTTCGCAGCCACCTCCAACCTCCGCCACCTCACGAACTCCGTGTTGTACGCCGTCTGGCAGTCGGCGCGCACGCACATCACGCGGCGGATGCTCCCCTTCGGAAGGAGCCGACAGCAAAACGCGCAGCGCCTGGGGCCGGCCTCCTCTTGAAACCTGCGGATGGCCGGACACCGCGACAGCTTCAGCTCACCTGCCGGCGGTCGCGCCATGGAATGACGCCTCCGTCTTGAGCGCGTCGCCAATCTCTTGGAGGTGGACGATGCGCAACCGGATGAGCGCAGCCCGGTCCTCAAGGGCAGCGGCCCGGTCCTCCAGCGCCGTCAGCCGCGCTGCCTCTGCCCGCTGGCCAACGCGGTAGCCGACACCGAGACAAAGCACGGCCAGGGCCGCGCCTATGAACGCCTTGACCATGCGCTACTCCTGTGGGGCAGCGGGCAACAGAGCGCCCGGGGCCGCCTTGGGGTTGGGGTTCTCCGGCTGGTTGGCGGAGGCCATCTGTGCCATCAGGTCCGCCTGCTGCTGGGCCCCATTGGCGCGCACCTTCTCCACGAGGTCGTTCTTGTCCTCAGCCTTGAAGTACGCGGCCACGAAGCCAATGGCCGTCTCGTCGTCAATGAGCCCGCCCTGGAGGGCTGCGGCCGCGGCGGTGGCGGCAATCTGGACGTCCTGGAGGGACGGCTGGATGTAGTCCGGCCACTGGAGTTGGATGGTGCCGCCGGTCCCAAGCTCGCGCTCGACGGCCTGCATGACGCCGAGCTCATCCTTGACGTACCTCGGGGGGAGCTGGACGACGCCGCGCGTCATGGTGGCAAACTGGTGGAGCATCCCGTCGTTGGCCTCCATACCTGGGGCCGCCGGAGCTCCCTGCGGAGCGGCAGGAGGCGTTCCGGGGCCGGGAGGAGTACCGCCGGCCGGAGCCTGAGCCTCCGCGCCCAAGGTTGCCCCGGGAGCAGCAATCGCAGCCTGGGGCAGGCCCTGGGGTGGGGGAGGTGCCTGAGGCAGTAGGCGGGGCTTCGAGAGCGCCTGAGCCGCTCGCCAAGCCATCTCCAGGACGGGGATGACGGCCTTCTGCCCGTACTGCTCCCGGTAGATGTCAGCCTTGCTGAACATCGACTGCATGTTCCGCTCGACCTCAGTGGCCGTCTTCCCACCGGAGACGGCCTGGTGCTCCAGCACGCACTGGGCGACCTCCAGCGCCATCCCGCGGAGCTGCTCAGCGAGCTCCAGGGCCGCCTTGGGGCCGGTGGCGGTGATTTCCAGGAACGAGGCAGAGCCATCCGGCACGCGGAGGGCCCTGTCCCGGCCCATCTGGACGTCGGCCAGCTCAGCCTTGGTGGTGAGGACGAGCTGTGGGTCGCAGTTGGCAATCAGCGCGCGCTGGGCCTGGGAGACGAGGGAGTCGATGGACGACACCATGTCGTAGACGGACTCCGGGCAATCCGGGTCCCCATCCACGTCGTCCTGCACGGGGATGTTCTGCACCCAGACGATGGGGCAGAAGCCGAAGTTGTGGTCCGCCCGGCGCGCCTCCTGCCACTGGGGCTCCTCGCCGTCGTCAACCGGGGCCGGCTCGAAGAGGACGTCGCTGTTGGCGTCGATGATGCGGCGGTACCAGTACTCCTTCGTCTCCCACTTACCCGTCTCCGGGTCGCGCTCTTCCTTGGGGTAACGGTAGCGCTTCTCCAGCTTGATGAGCGTGGTGGAGCCGTGCTCGTCGAACTCGGGGAAGCACCAGCGCGGATCGTGCACCTCGATGGCCGGCTTGCCGTTGACGAACTGGAAGCCGATGGCCGTGCTGCCCATGGACCCGCCGTACTGGCGCGCCTGAATCATCTGCTGCCAGATGCGCGTGGAGTCCGCCAAGGCGCGGAGCCAGTCCTCCGTCGCGGGGTCCCCATCCACCTTGATTTCCGGGTGCTGCCCCTCGCTGAAGAGGAGCCCCGTGAAGCGGTCCACGATGACCTTCACCAGAGCGTAGGGCGCGGTCGGCTTCCGGTACTTGAGCGGGAGGCTGGCCCCTGAGCCGTCAACGAAGCCGGGCGGCATGAAGCCCTGCGTAGAGATGACCTCGTCGTTGAAGGCGTCCGTGGCCTGCTTCCCGTCCCAGTCCACCTTCCGGTGCTTGTAGTGGGCGCAACGGTAGACGCTCCACAGGCGGTTGAGCTCCTGCTGGCGCTCGGACATCCCCAGGCGGGCAATGCGGTCCATGGCGGCTGCTCCGCGGTCCTTCCCGCCGAGCCCACCCTTCCCGGCGAGGACGCCGGCCATGCGACTGAAGATTCCCTGTCCAGACGCCATCTGTCAGCTCCTAGGTCCCGGCCGTGAAGTCCTGCGGCTCTGGTCGGTCGGCGTTGTATCGCATCCCGCGCGCCTTGGCCTTGGTGAGCTGCTTGCGCGCGACACTGCGCTTGAGGTTGGAGAGGTGGTCCACGAAGACGACTCCGTCCAGGTGGTCGAGCTCGTGCTGGAGCGAGTGCGCGAGCAGCCCGTCTCCCTCCACCTCGATGCGATTCCCCTCGACGTCCTGGGCCGCCACCTTCACCCACGTCGAACGCCGCACTTGCTCGACGACTCCAGGGAGCGAGAGGCACCCCTCCTTGAGGAGCTGGCTCTCCCTGCGCTCCATGATGACGGGGTTGACGAGGGGCACCACCGAGCGGACGCCATTGCCGTCGATGACGAGGACCGTCACGAGCCGGATGGGCACGCCGAGTTGGGAGGCCGCGAGGCCAGCACCCTTCGCCTTGAGCATCGTGTCCTCCATGTCCTTGGCGAGCCGGCGGAGGCCCTCGTCGAACGAGGCGACGGGGCGGCAGTACTGCGCGAGGACAGCATGCGGCCAGATGAGAATCTCGCGGACCATGTGTCAAACCTTTCCGACCAGCGTGCGCCTGTCGATGCGGCGACGGAGGCCCCAGTACCAGATTCTGCGCTTCAAGCCGAACCACGTCCCACGCGCCCACCACGTCCAGAGGATGAACCACGCGAGGTGGAGCGCCGTGCCGCCGTTGAGGATGACGTGCCACTTGTCCGGCCAGCCGATGCCGATTTCATGGCCGTCCTCCAGGGCGGAGAAGACGTACAGGAGGCCCTTCCTGTTGGGGTCCGTCATCTCCGCGTACGACACCAACTTGCGCGTGCGTGGCTCGCGACCCGTTCCGTTCGTCGCGACGTAGACCTTCGCGGCCGCCCCTGGAGGAGAGCGTTGCCCATCGCCGTGCTGGTCGTCCCCGAGGAGGTCCACCATCCCGTTCACCACGCCATTGTGCCAGCGGTGCCGCTTGAAGCGGGGCAAGCGCAGAGGCTTCAACAGCGGATGGAGCTCCTCCTGGATGCCGAGCCGCCGCCTGGCGTCCCACTGGGCGCTGCGACTCTTGGCGACGCGGCCGATCCACAGGATGGCAAGGCAGGCGAGTGTCGCCGCGGCGTGGCCCCACCAGTAGGGACTCACCGCTTCGCGTCCCGCGCCGCGCGGAAGCCGACGAGGGTGTGGGCCGGGACACGAATGAGGTCCTTGCTCTTGATGTCCCGCACGTTGCGCGCCGCCCGGGACTTCCTGATGAAGACTCCGAAGCCCGGGACACCAACACGCCCGCCATGGAGCACGCTGTCCTTGATGTGCGTGAAGGCGCTCTCCAGGATGGCGCGCGTAGCCTTGATGGTGAGCTGCGAGTCCCGCGCTGTCTCGCGGATGAGCGTGTCCCACGTCATGTGACCTCCTGGCCGGAAGCCGAGCAGCGCTGCCGGGTGTTGGGGCTCCTGTCGTGCCCTTGGATGGTGAGGGCTGACCGGTAGTCGAAGGGTGTCTCCGGCGTTACCTCCTCCCCCCACCGCCAGCGGGCGAGCTCCTTGCGCATCCACTGGACCTTCACCCAGCGCCCGCAGCCAGGGCACTGGGTCAGGCCGGCGAGCGCCGTCGCTGCTACCCGGGCCTCGTGGTCGCTCACGGGAGCTTCACCACCTTCAGCCAAGCCTCGTAGGCCTCCTCAGCCTTCCGGATGCCGGCCGCCTCCCAGCCCGCGTGGTCGTACTGGACCTGCCCGTCGATGACGAGCTCGCACATGTGGGCCATCTCGTGCGCGAGGGCGAGCATCGAGCGCCCCACGTCAACGACGTACCCGCCACGCTCAGGGTCCGTTCCCGCCTGTCCGGCCACCAGACGGCGGGAGAGGTCGCTCCAGGACTCCGACTCGCGGACGGACACACGGATGAGGTGCCCAACGAGGGCGAGGTTGGCCGCCGTGAAGCGGGTGTTGTTGATGAGTTCCGTCTCCGCGCGCTGGAGCCGCTTGACGATGAGGGCCGGCGGCACGTCCTTCGGAGCCATGTACATCGCGCCAGGGTAGTACCCGGGGAGCGGCTTCCACGGTGGGTACAGGGAGCGGAGCACCTTCCAGCCGACAACGAAGATGGCCGTCAGGGCGATGGCGAGGACCGGCCCGATGATGATCCAGGGGCTCACGGCAGCACCAGCTCGATGGCGGCGAGGGCTCGGCCCCGAAAATCGAACCACGTCTCGTTCCTGTTTGGGGGCTCCTTGAATGGCTGGAGTGCCTCACGCGCCAGCCTGAGCGCGTCCAGCACCGGGGAGCCGTCAGAGGCGAGGGCGGCACGCGCGATGCGCCCACCCTCTTCCTTGCTGCTCATGCTGTTCTGGCTGGAGAGCGAGATGTGGTGCAGCGCAGACTCCAGCACCGCCACCCGCGCCTGGGCCTTGGCGATTTCCTCGCGCTGTCGCAGCGCCTTGGCGTTGCCTGCCTCTATCCACACCGCGTCCTCGGTCATTCCACGCACAGTCACGGCTCCTCCAGAATCGCGAGGGCGTCGCCCAGGCCGCACTCGCACAAGTCTGGTTCGCAATCAGGCCCATGGTCCATTGCCCGGAATTGCTCCGTGACGCGCGTGAGCTTGTCCTGGGCCTTGGCGAGGTCGGCGCGGAGGGTGTCCATGATTCCCATCTCCGCCTCCAGCCGCCTGCACCCCTCGGCATAGGAATCCGGGACGAGATTTCGGCGCGCCTCCTCCGCATCGGCGCGCATGTCCGCCCAGGCATCACTGCGAGAGCCGCTCATCGCTTGCCGCCCTTCTTCGCCTTCGCGCGCTCGGCTTCGAGTCGGTTGAGGGTTTCTACCGCAGACCCAAGCGAGCCGCCGTAATCTGGGGTGTTGGCGTACCAACGCATCGCCGCCTTCACGACTGCCCGCTCCGCGCGAGTGAGCCCCGCCTTGTTGAGGGCGTTGGCGATGGACGCGCCTCGGTCAAATGTGCCGATACAGACAACCTGACCAGTGGCGTCAATGACGGTGCCGTGCCGCCTGTCAATATGCGCCGGCAGTTTGATTCGCGGGCTCATCGCGCCACCGCTGCGTCGAGTTCGGTGGGCTTCATGGCTCCACCCAGCCCTTCGGCTTCGGGCACACGCTCGCCCAGGCGGCCTCATTGGCCGGCAGCGAGCGCCGCACCAGCAGGCGGTGAATCTCCTCGCTCGACTCGGCGGGCTCGCTCGCGGCGTAGCGGTTGCCGAGGCCCCCAGACGCCAGCAGGTCGAGCCCGGCGAGGTTGCGCTCGCCCGTGCGCTGGATAGTGACGGCGCCCGGCAGTAACTCGTACTCGTCGCCATCGACCCGGCGCAGCCAGCCGACGCGGGTTACGGCGTACCCATAATAGGCACCCGTCGTCTGTATCACCTTCAGCCCTTCTCGCATGTCCGGCTCCTTCGTCAGCAGCTTGAAAAGGTTTTGATTTGCGGCGTCGTCGTCGGCGGCGTCGGAGGCGTCGGAGGCGGCGCGGGTGGCGTCGGCGGCGTCGGAGGCGGAGGCGTCGTCGGCGGTGGCGTCGTCGGCGGCGTCGGAGGCGCGGGTGGCGTCGGCGGCGTCGGAGGCGGTGGCGTCGTCGGCGGCGTCGGCGGCGCGGGCGGCGTCGGAGGCGGAGGCGTCGGCGGCGGCGGCGGAGGCGGTGGCGTCGTCGGAAATCCACCAGAGCACCACACCAAGGCGCGTCTCGCGCCGCCCGTGCTCGATGTGCCAGTCGCTCAGCACGCGCCGCGCGTCAGGCTCGCTGCGGCGGTTGAGGAGTGCGAGTGGCGGCCTCACGGCTCCACCCCCGGCACGACTCCGAGAGCGGCGGCGGCGCGAGACGTTCCTTTAGTGCTCACGGTTCCTTTCGCCTTTGCGCTGACACTCTGGTTGATGATTCTGGCAATTTCCTCACCATATGCGTCTGCAAGCAGGTTGTTGTGTCGCTCCACCTCACTGACCGCCGCCTGGAGCGCCTCGCGGAGCTTGGCGTTCTCCTCGCGGAGCCGCAGCACCTCCCGAGCGAACGCCCTCACCTTGGCGTTGCCGATGTTCTCTGCCACGAGGTTCTCAGCCTCCATCCACACGTCTTCCTCAGTCATGGTGGCGCTTGTCATCGCTCCCTCCGGGCAACGACGCCGAGCCACCAGACGATGGTGAGAAGCAGCAGTGCGATTGCGGTCATGGGCTCTCCTTGCCCCAGGCCGCCCAGATTTTCCCCACCGAGGTCACTTCCACCAGTGGACCTCCGCCGGCTTGATGCTCTCCTCCATCGTTGCCCAACAGACTCGGGCGGACCCGGCCGGCGCCATCGCAGCGAAGACGAGCTCCGCGACAGAGCCAACGGTGACGCAAGCCGCGGAGGGCTCCTTGTAGTCCATGTACGCCCACCCCCCGGCCTGCATCTTCAGGAGGCATACGACGTGACCGTCCACGCGGAGGTTCCCCGGCTCGCACCAGAAGGCCGCGAGGAACATCGGCGGTGCCGCCACCTCGCGCAGGAGGCCGGCCCACATGGAGCGGGTGATGGCTGCGATGAGGAAGGCCGCGTGGTCCTCGCAGTCGAGGCCGGACGTTGGGGTGAGCTCTTCCCCAGCGAAAATCTGCTGGGCCCGCTCGGGGCGCATCGTCACATCCCAGAATTGGCGTGGCCCGTCCGCCCGCCAGAGGCGCCCCCACTGGAGGAACGGCGGCAGCAAGTCCAGCGAGGCGAAGGTGCGAATCTTCACCGCTCCGTAGCCACGCTCGAACAGCGCCCGGTAGATGACGGACTTCGCCTGGTAGAGGCGAAGCCTGAGGTACAGCCACATCGCCAGGCGGCAGAGGAACAACCAGACGGAGCGCATGGGGGCTCAGCCGTCGCAGGGGCCGGTGAGGGCTCCGGAGGCGGACACCACACCGCAGCGGCGGCAGACGCGGGCCTGCCCGCTGGGCGCCCTTGCGTGAGAGAACACGTACCAGACGTGCTCCTGGGGAGTGACCAGGAACAAGGTGGGCGCTGGCGAGAGGTGTGTCTGGGGCACGACGTTCACTTGGACAGCTCCTTCATGAGTGCGTCCGCGTAGGCGACTGCCCGCCGCGCGGCATCCTGCGGGGAGAGGTTGGGGCCGTTGACGGTGAGCAGGCCCTGGAGGGCCGCCACAGCGGCCTCCGAGCGGCGGGCATCCGTCACCCAGGAGGCCTGCCGGAGCTCAGCCGCTGGCTGCGCGCCCTCAGCCGGAGGCACTGGCGCCGCCGGACGGTTGAGGAACAGGGGCGCTGGTGGGACCGTCATTCGCGCCGGATAGCACGAGACGGGCGAGCTCCTCCAGCGCGTACCCCAAGGCCTTCCGCTTGGAGCGGCTGGTGGCGGAGGCTACGTGGCCGCAGCCGTGGAGTTGGCAGGTGAAGTACGTCCCACCGAGCTGCTCCACGGGAATCCACAGAGCCATGCGCACGGCCTCCGGCAGCGCGAGGGAGAGCACGTCGGCCGGCTCGCTCACTTCCGGGCCTCGTCCACCAGCACGTCCGCCATCTGGAGGGCCTGGCGCGCGTACCGCCGCATGGCCTCCGGCTCTGTTGGAATCGGTGAGTGGTTGGCGAGGAGCCCACTGGCGATGCCGATGCGGAAGCTGACCTTCCTGTCCGCCTCATGGCGGGCGATGTCCTCTGCCCGGTGCGCGTTGGACGTAGTGGCTACCTTCGCGAGGTCCTCGCGCAGCTCCGCCGCGTTCACAGCGAGGGCAGCCTTCAGCATCTCCGCCATGTTCGTGTCGAGGCGAAGCTGGAAGGCCGCCCGCTCCAACTCCCTCCGCTTCGCGTCGTACTCCAGTGCTTCCTTCAGCTCCGCTTCCGTCATGGTGCTCCTCCGTGTGCTGCGTTTGACACAACGAGCCTGCGAACGGAATCCCGCGCTGCCTCGCGCTCCGCAATCCTGCGGTGAATCTCCGCCACAAATGGGATGGCCCGGGTGCTGGCGACCTGCTCGTCCCCACCATCGAAGTTGCAACGGAAAAGAGCACCCTCGGAAGTGATGGTGACACGCCCGAAGTACTCCATGCCGCCGCCGTACCTCGTCTGGCCCTCAAGCGTGACTTGGTAGGTGACCCGAAAGTGGACGCTCACCCAGCGCTTGGTGCGAGCGATGTCCTCGTACCCGCCGTCGAACTCCCCGCCAATCTCGTAGGCGACGACGCCCGGCAGGAACGCCAGCACGCCATTGCAGGCCTCCGCGAACTCCGGGTACGTCATCCCGCTGCCCCGAGGCGCCAAGCCGCGGCCTCCTTCGGGAGAATCTCCTTGGCCCACCAGCAGGCGCTAGCGAAGGAGCTGCATGGGAGGAGCAGCTTCTCCGGCTGGCCCGGGACGTACAGGAGGAGCTCGTACCACTTGGTCGTCACCTTCTCCGAGTACCAGAGCGGTCGCCGCGCGTGCCCTGGTGGGTGGACAGAGCGCGCCATGAGGTGGACGCCTGTCCCCTGCGTGACGTGGGGCGACCACTTCGTCGTCTCGATGAAGAGCGCCCAAGCGGAGCCGTGTTCCACGGCCACGCGAGGCTCGCAGTGGAGCCCGTGCTCCCTCGCAGTCCGCTTCCGCCTCCGGACGAGGTTGGCCCACTCCCGGTTCTCCCAATTCTTGTTCAACGCGCCTCCGCCATCTCTGTGAGGCGCCCAACAGCCGCCTTCGCCCTGGCAGCGCCCTCCGCCTCCACCAGCGCCTCCTTGAAGAGTCGGAAATGGAGCAGTGCTCCACCAGGGCCACGCCATGCCTTGAAGACACGCGAGCGCCCATTCCAAGGCCGGTCCGGCTCTACAAAGTCCAGCCTCTCGTAGAAGGCGCAATGGGCTCCATCAACCTCGACCTCCCAGAGGCCAAGGCCCTTGTGGGTCAGCCAGGCCCCGCTCTTGAGCAGCATCCGCTCGTTGACGAGCAGCCTGCTGGGGCTCTTCCCAGTGACGCCAGTGACGCCGCGCATCATCCTTGGAGCCTCCACCGCGCGTCGAGCACTTCAAAGTCTCGCCGCACAGCGTCCATGGCGGCCTCTGGGGATGTGTACTTCCCGGCAGAAGCCGACGGGACCTTCAGCCCCGTCGCGGCAGCGAACCAGGAGACGCCCCAGCTCGGAAACAGAGCCGTCAGCTCGGCGGTGAGGACAACGGTTGGCCCACGCGCCCGGGCGTAGCTCATGGTGCCCCGCTCGTCGTCGAACGCGGCCAACAACCGGAACTGGAAGTCATCGACGGCGAGAGCAGTGAGCCCGCGGGCCTGCGCGAGGAGGACGACGCTCACCAAGGTCTGCTCCGCGGGTGTGATGCTCACCGGCTCCTCCCTTGCCCCGGCCGGTCCCGTTTTCCCGGCACACTCGGGAGCGCCACAGGGGCAACGTACGGGCGGATGTCGGTGATGCCGTGGGACTCGAACGCCTCCCTGAGAGTCGGGAAGCGCCGGCCGGCCAAGGCAAACACAGGGGGCTTCCGCGTGCGGCCACCGAGGCGATCCACGGACTCGTTCACCACCTCCAGCTCGCGCTCCATCTCCCAACGTGCGCCGTACAGCTTCCTGTTGAGCTCCGTCTCCATGAGGACTCCCTCCACGGCCAAGCGGAGCGCCGCTCGAAGGCTGGCGCTGGAGCCAAGCCAGACGTGCTCCTGGTGCCGGCGAGCACGGCTGAGCCGCCACCAGCGCTCCATCTGAACGCCCCAGCGCCTCCCATTGAAGAAGAGCCAGCAGGTGACGGAGGCGCGGCTCCAGAGGCCCCAGCGGAGGACCTTGGTGCGCTTCTTCAGGCGCTTCCCGATACTGCTCGGCGCCATCTCATCCCGGGCCTCGCGCGCCTTGGGGCCGTAGCTCTCCCAGATGAACGCCTCGTGCAGTGCTGCGTAGTGCTGGGAGGTGAAGCCGTGCGCCTCCAGCTCCGCCCGGACAGCGAGCTCGTACACCAGGCGAGGGAGGCCTCCTGGGTGGTGGCCGGAGATGAACGTCTGCTCCCGCATGAGCCTCGTTCGGTACACGCTCATCGCCCGCGGAGCCTCCGCACGGAGTCCGTCGTGACGACTTGCTCCTTGGCGTCCTGGATGGCGTCGTCGAGCTTGTCGAACCAGCGCTCCCCGAGGGGGCCAGACGACAGGTACTCCTTGGACGCGGCGAGCTCCGGCCCGTACTGCGGCCAGCGGCGCACCCCTGCGACAGGGTCCCCGAAGATGATGCCCGTCTTCAGGCGAAGCGTGTTCCGCTTCTCCACCTCCTCGCCACCAAAGCGGATGTGCCACCGCCGCTGCTTCTGACGCTCGCAGACGACGTGGTGCTCGTCGTCGATGATGACCCGCGCCCCAACGGGCATGGTGGCGATGTTCCAGCGATGGGGCCCTGGCGAGGGCTGGATGCCGGTCCTCATCCTGCGAGCCTCCGCCTGGCATCCTCGCGGAGCCCCTCTCGGAGCGCCGCCCGAAATACGACGGGCCAGCGGCCTTCCGACACGAGCACGTCGTCAGCGGCTCTGGACTTGACGATGACGGCCCGCCACGTTCCGTTCGCGCGCCCGATGGCGACCATCGTGGCGATCCGCCAGTTTCTGTCGGGGCAGATTTGCAGCATGTACATGTTGCGCGAGCGCCGGAACAACGCCGCAACTCGCTTCACTCGGCGGACGAAGCGGAGGAGGGATGACCGGGGCCCCATCACCACTCCTGTGGAGGCGCAATCTCACCGATGGCGAGCTCGTTCTTCCCCTTGTACCGCGCGTGGAAGTACATCTTCTGTCGCCCGCCCATCAGCATCTTCACCTCCTCTGAGAGGGGAGCCTCGAACTGGACGGTGCGCTTCTCGTCGTGTGCGAGCATCCGCTGGAAGCCGTTGACGCCGATGGACACCTGAATCTTGAGAATCATGCTTCCCCCTCTTGCCCCGTGGACTCGGCTTTTTCCCAACGTGCGCCGGGCCGCCCCGTGAACGCTGGGTCCTGGAGCTCCCCCGTCAAGCGCCACACCGTGGCCGCGAGGGCGATGAGCCCCTTCGCCTCCGCCATGGCGTCGGTGAATGTCCCATGGCGAGTCCTGCCCTCCGCCCATTGCGTCTCCCATGGCATCGAGCTGACGAAGTACTTGCCCTCCGCGAGAAGGACGTACAGCGCGTTGCGCACAGCCTTGTTGTTCACCCGCCAGACGGGCTTCCGCTTCCACTGCTTGTAGTACGTCCCGTCCCTGTCAGCGCCCACGGAGCCGCCCCTCCGCGTCCCTGGCGAGCCGGAGCTCGACGGCGGAGCGCAGCCCTTCGTGGAACGGGAGCGTCACCGGCTCGAAGCCCATCGTCTCAGCCACCTTGAGCAGCCAGGTGTGGTGCTTCTCGCAAAGTGAGAGGGGCAGGGTGGCCCCGGGCCATGTCCCGATCCACTTCGTTGGTTCTCCGCAAAGCTCGGTGTCGAGGCGCCGCTCCAGCTTCTGGTTGCAGCGCAGCTCCATGTGGTGCGTGAGGTCCGAGGTGTTCATTCGAGTCCCTGCTCCTCCGCCTCTTCGGCCGCGCCCAGCTTGGCCCGGCGCCGCCTGTACGTCTCGCGGCACTCGGGGCAGGGCTTGAGCTGCGTGGCCAGGAAGTCCGGCACGCGCCCGGACAAGGCCTCCTTGGCGAAGAGGGCCCTGAGCCGCTCCTCCGCCTGCTGCACGCAGTCGATGGGGACGTCCTGGGGCGACATCACGTTGCTCGTTGGCTTGCGCGCCCCGCGCGCCCGAGGCCACGCGCCCTTCCAGACGTCGGGCCTCAGGGCCGGGTTGGAGAGGCGCATCGACAGGAGGCCGGACTTCCAGCGCCGGAGGTACACCACCAGGACGGAGATGGAGGAGGCCCCACAGTACGAGGTGCCGTCCTCCCGGGTGCGCATCATCCGGAGCTGGGCCACGCCCTGCTCCCCAGCGCCAACGTCCTTCCCGATGCGATGGACGTGCTCGTGGACGGAGCAGCCCGGCGGGCAGAGGCCACCGAAGAGGGGGCTCCAGGCAGCGCGCGAGGTGGGGCGGTAGGGACTCACCCGTGCCTCACCCTGCGGGGTAGCTTCCCCTGGAGCCGCCGCGTGGCCTCCTCCGCGAGGAGCTGGTCCTCGAAGGCCCGGGCCGCCAGCCGGATGTTGCGGAGGCGGTACGGGTCCTCCACGAGGTACTTCCCATCCACGCCCTGCTTCAGCCGCCAGACCTCCGCGTAGTGAGCAACGTGGCCGGAGCTGATGTGGACGTCCTCCCGCTCAAAGAGGCCCGTGTTGAAGAGGAGCTCGCGAACGTCGCATGGCTCGTGCTCCCTGACGTGAATCTCGTCGTCTCCCAGGAGCTCGTCCGGGAGGTTGGTGGAGAGCGTGTCCCAGGGCACCTGCTGCGGCCCGAGCACCTGGAAGGCCGGGCGCCTGTTGCCGTACCGGCCGACCTTGAGCGTGTAGACGCCGCGATGGGGGCCGGTCGCCAAGACGAGCGGTAGGTCCTGGAGCGCCTCGAACGGGGATGCCATGCCCTCTCCCTTGCCCCGGTGGGGCCAGTTTTTCCCTACAGGCTCCGGTCCGGATCCGGCGCCTGGCCGAGCAACCTCTCCAGGGCCTCCCTCTGAGACTCCGACATCGAGTAGAGCGCCACCGCCCGCGCGTGGCCGGCCAGCGCCTCCGCCTCCGTGCAGTACCGCTCCTGGTAGGGCCACTTCCCAGAGCCCATGTGCTGGACCATCGTCTCGAAGATGACCGGCTCCGCGTCCGTGCTGAAGCTGTGATCGCTCCCGAGCCAGACGGTGGACACCCAGTAGGCCCCGCACGTCGTCTCCGCCACCCGCTTGTACTTCGAGTCCGTGAGGAGGGCGCCGTACTCCTCGTACGTGAGCGGCTGCCCCTGCTTGTCGAAGTGCCTCACAGCGGAGCCCCCAAGCGCACGAGGGAGTCCTTCTCGATGGCCCAAGCCAGGAGGCTCTGAGCCACCTCCCCGGCCTTGAGCCCGAGCTCGCGGTACTCGGCGTTGCCGAGAAACCTGTTGGACTCACCCGTCCAGTTGATGCCCCAATGGATGAAGAGCCGGAAGGTGAGGATGACGTCTGGCCCCGTCGTGACCTGGACCGCCACACGGCCCTTGAAGACTTCCGCCTTGACGCTCTTCGCGCCGAAGCGTTCCTCCAGGGCGCGGAAGACGGCCCGCTTGACGGTGTGCGTCGTGTCCGGGCTCACGTTGCCGGCCCAATCCAGTCGAGGTGATGCGGAACGTGGGAGCCGTCCAGGCGACGAGCTGCTTGCTCCGCCTTGCGCTTCTCCTGTTGGAGCCGGCGCTTCTCGTCCCACTTCCGGAGCTCGTGGTCCATGTACGGGCGGAGGTCTGTCGGGTCCACGCCCTCCTTCCACGAGGTGCGCACCCACGCCGGGTATGGGTGGGACGAGTACCGCCCCGGGTTGGTCCACGGGAGCACCACCCGGTCGCCCCACTTGGTAAGCGCACCAGCCGCGCCCACCCACTCCTCGAAGGTGAGGCCCTCCGGGTTGGTGGAGTAGCGAGCCATCACCAAACCCCGGGTCTGTCTGAACGCCACTCAGGGAGCACAACCCCAAGGCGCACCTTCGCGGCGGCCACGTTGTACAGGCGCAGCGCCTCGACCTTGGCCTCCTTGAGAGAGCAGCGGAGCTTCGTGAGGCCCCCGTGGAGGTCCCTGCGCGGGCGCACAGAGAGGTCCCAGGCATCCCACCTCTTGGAGAAGATCCGCCTGGAGAGACGCGCGCAGACGAAGCGCCCGTCACCGGGCCCCTCGAACGAGCCGGCCCGTGGGAGGAGCCACAGAAGGTGGTCGCCAAAGGTGTCCCGCCTCCACCAGAACGTGAGCGGCTCCGGGAGCTTGGTGCGCCTGGCGAGCTCCTCAAGCTCGGCGTACGTGTAGGTCTTCACCAGTGCTCCCTCTGCTCCTGGAGGGCCACCTTCAGCTCATCCCGCTCCGCTTCGAGCCGGGCGACGTACGTCTTGGCGAGGTCGAGCCCCTTCGCCATCGCCTGCCCCTGCGTCTGGTAACCGGCCTTCGCTGCGGAGGCGGCAGCCCGCATGATGAGCGAGCAGGCCCGGGCCCAATCGAGAGCAGGCATACGCTGGAGGGCTGCAAGCCGGGCCTTCAGCTCGGCAATCTCCTCTAGGGCAGCTTCGTAGGTGGCGGGAGGGGGTGGCGCTGGACGGCGGGAAGGGACCTTCATCGCTTCCTCCGCTTCAGTGTCAGGGCCTCGCACGCGCGGAAGGCCGCGCGCTGGGCCGCCTGCCAGGTGCGGGCGCGGCCAACGGACATCCCCTCGTTGGCATCCATGGCGGACTGGGCCTTCACCCACTCGGTAGGATTCTCCACGCGCCAGCTCCACTCCTCCTTGTGGAACTTCCCATGGACGAGGACGCTGAAGTGCTTGTGCCCGACCGTCACCGCGAGGTTGGAGACGCCGAACTGCACCTTGAGGCCGCTGCTCTTGCGCATGCCCTCTCCCTTGCCCGGGCCCGCCCGCTTTTTCCCTACCGGCTGAGGACGTCCATCCGGCCAGCCTCGACGCGCATGGAGCCGAGGCGGTGCCCCTCGCGGGCGAACCAGCTCGCCATGAGGGAGTCCCCGGTATGCGCTGCGGGCGCGTAGTAGAGCATCTCCTGGATCCACGTCGCGATTTCTGGATGGGCCGGCATCCCGCCTCGGGAGGGGATGATCCACTTCCGGCCGGCGAGCTCCGTCGCCATCGACTCGATGCCGAACTCCGGGTGCGCCTTGTTCCGCCCCGTGGTGAACGGCCTGATGGGGACGGCGAAAGCGCCCCTGGCGAACTGGACGATGAAGTCCTGAGCGTTGTGAACGACGAAGTCCTCCACCGTGTAGCTCTCGTCCTCCTCGACGGTGAGGTTGAAGACGGCCCCTCCCTTGTTGTCGAGGAACGGCGCCTCCTCCATGTCTGGCACCTTGCTCCAACCGTGGAGCCTCTCCAGTACGATGGTGCCGTTTGACTTGCGCCTCGTCTTGGCGGCATCGCTCTCGAACCAGCGCTTCCAACGTTCCGCCTCCGTCGGCGTTGTCATCCTCTTCCGCAAAGCGCTTGAGCCCTCGTGCGTGAGGGTGAGCAGGTTGAGCGGGCGCCGCGTCACGACTCGCCCCTCGATGCTGTCTGTCTTCCGGTCGCTGGCGCTGAGCGCCATCGGGATGCCGGCCTGCCCCAGCGTGCTCCGGACGAACATCATCCAGTCCCTGGAGATGCTGCACCCAGACAGGAACCACTGCGGCCACTTCGTCGAGGCGTTGTTGGGGCGCGCGCAACCGTCCCCCATCAGCCAGCCGCGCACCAGCGCGAGGCGGAGCCTCAGTGGCCAGCCCATCCACTTGAGGGGCAGGCACTTCTTGGCGCCCGTCCCGATCCGGAGCGCGTTCGCGAGCTGCGTCGAGGAGACGACGACGCGCAGCGTGCCCCTGTCCGTTGGGCGCAGCGTCACCTTCCCCCTCACGAGCTTCCACACCTCTCGCTCCACGAGGGCCGCGAGGTACGTCTCCTTCTTGCCGAACGTCCAGTACACCTGGCCGCGCGTGGCGTGCCCCTCCGCCATGAAGAGCCCCAGCACGAGGGCGAGGTCCTCCGTGACGGGCACCGTCTTCGCGGCGTCCCTGAGCGTCTCCGGCAGGTGGAACTGTGCCTTCAGGGCAGGCCAGCGGGGCAGCGCCACCGCCGCGTACGCCGGCTCATCGCGCACCCCGTAGGACACCCACTGCGCCGCCCCGACTGGCCGGTGGTGGCCCGTCGAGGAGCGCCCGGCCTTGCGGAGCCAGAACCAATGGTTGGGCGTCGTGACGACTGGCAAGCAACCCTTCGCCTGCGCCCTCACCGTCGTCTGGGCGGTGCCCTCATGCGTCCCGGTGACGGGGCGCCAGCGCCCCTTGTGCGTCCAGACGAGGTCCCCGAGCTGGACCTGCTCGATGGGCTTGTAGCCCTCGCTGGTGAGCACGCGAGTCCCTGGGGCGAAGCAGGCGTTGTTCTCCACCACGACGATGGAGAGGAACCGGCGGTGGTGGTCGATGATGCGGGAGACAATCTCCGGCCCGCTCCACTTCCCCCGCTCGATGTTCAGCACCTCCCTGTCGTTGGTGTTGGGATGGACGGCGATGGTGAAGAGCACCGTCGAGTCGGAGCCATCCTTCTGCTGCACGGCGAGGTCCACTCCCGTGTACGTCTTGAAGCCCGGGGGGAGCTTGTCCATCCCGTAGCAGAGCTGCTTGCCCTCGCCACGCGCCAGGCAGACGTCGATCCACTCCTTCTTGAAGCGGGCCTCGTCGTCGGAGCGCGCCACGCAGAGGAGCTGTCGGGCGAACTCCAGTGGCCCCAGCGTCTCCCGGACGCGGGCGATGCGCTCTGGGGGCCAGCGCTCCGCCCACCTCGGAGTGCCGTCCTCCAGGAGCACCGGGTAGCGCATCGCCTTGAAGCCCGGCATGCGAGCCAGCCGGTGGAGGGCGTCGTCGGGGTGGAAGGCCGTGCCCACGACGAGGACGCGCCCCTTTGACGTGAGGCGGGAGAGGCAAGCCGCCTGGAGCCACGCGAAGCAGTCCTCCCTCCCCTGCGCGCTGCGGGTGTTCTCCACGTCGAGGAGGTCATCCACGATGAGGAGGTCGAGCCGGGAGCCGAGGATGTTTCCGTGGACGCCGATGCCCTGGATGGAAGGGTCCTTCGAGATGCTCTGACGCTTCACCGTGATGGCGCTCGTCGTCCACTGGTCCGAGCTGGGGCGGAGGTCCGGGAACACCGCGTGGAGCTCCGGGCTCGACTCGATGTACCGCTTGATGGAGCGGAGCACCTTCTGGCTCTGCCCCGCCGTGTTGGAGACGATGCCGATGCGCAGACCCTTGTCCCGCCCGAGCTCGAAGAGCGTGCGGGCGATGCTGAGCTGGCTCGTCTTCCCGGACTCGATGGAGCTCCAGAGCATCAGCCTGTCGTTCTCGCTCGCCAGCTTGTGCCAGGCCCGGTGGACCTCCGCCTGCTCCAAGGGAAGGCCAGTCCGCTCGTCTCGCATGACGGTAGTGACGAAGCAGTTGATGTCCTCACGGGCGGCCTCCAGGAGGTTCTGCGTCAGGTAGGCGTCGGACTCGGCATCGAGCGGCACCTCCACGGCCAAGTCCAGGGCAGCAGGCTGCCCCGCCGGCCAAGCACTGAGGGTGGGGCCGCCGAAGAGGCTGGTTGGCGTTGGGGCGTTTGCCATGGCCTACTTGCTTTCTGTTGGTGAGAGGGCTATCGCGGGCGAGCCCGCGACGCTGCTGGAGCCGCCGGCCCCTCCCGCCACCATGCGCATCCCCTGGGCAGCCGCCCGGGCAGTGGCCTCCGCCCGCTTGTCCTCCAGATGGCGCTGGATGGCCCTGAGCTTGATTTCCTTCTCCTCCAGGCCTCCATCCACGGTGGTGATGCCCAGCACCTCTGTCGGCTGGCCCATGCGCAGGCGCTCTCCCTGGAGCGCGAGGATGAGGCTCTTCTCCGCGGCCTCCACCAGGCGAATCATCTCCCGGGCCATCCGCAGCGCCTGTTGTGGGCTCAGCTTGGAGAGGTCCCCCATGGCCGTGCGGAGCTGACTGGCGATGAGCTGGGCATCCTTCAGGATGAGCGCAGCGATGGCGGTGGCGCCCAGGGCCGCCTTCCGGCCGAACTTCGCAGCCTGGGCCTCGTCCGCCATCGTCTCCGCGGCGTCCACCTTGGCCCGCCGGAGGAGGTCCGCCAGGCGCATCTTGGCCTGCGTCTCAGCGTTGCCCATGGTGGCCATGGCCACGGCTTCCGCGTCGGCAAGCTTCTTCAGGCTCAGGGCCTCCACCTCCGCCAGGCGCTTCTCCGCCTCCGCCATGAGGCTGATGGCGCGCTTCTCCGCCGCCTCAGCCTTCTCCGCGGCGTTGACGAGCATCAGCTCGGCGGTGGCCGTCCCTACGGAGGCCTCCGTCATGGAGTCCTTGATGATGTCCGCGGCCGCGATCGCACTCAGCCCCTCGGAGCCGAAGCCCTCCCGGGCCGCCCTGGCGAAGAGCTGCTCCTTGTGGATGAGCTCCTTGATGGCGATGCACCCGTCGATGCTCTTCCAGCCCGTGTGCCAGAGGCCGGACACCGTCTCCCGGTTGAGGCCCGTCACCTTGGCCACCTTGGAGAACTTCGGCCCGTATTGCCGCAGGTAGTGGACAGCCGAGTCGTACAGCGCCTTTGTCCGTTTGATTCCGGCCACTTGCGTCCCTTCCCTAATGCCGCAGGCCTGGTTGGCCTACCCGAGTGAAGCCCCGTGGAGGGTCCCCAAATGCCGCAGGGCACCTCGCCTGCGGCATTCCTTAACACGGTCCAGCCCCGAGTCGAGAGCCCCCGGAGGCACCTGCGGCATTAGGAGCGGCATTCGGATGCCCAAGCGCGGCCGGCCAGACACGGCTGGATGGCTAATGCCGCAGGTGATGCCGCAGCCGGCCCAGGGGGCCTAGAAGGCCCCGAGACGGGCGCAGAGGCTTCAGGGTGGGGAAGGGCTGGGTTGCCCCGCGCTCAGCCTGTAGGCGGCATCCCTGGCAGCGAGGAGGGCATCGGCTGCGTTCAGCGCCTCCTCCAAAGTCGGGAACTGCTCGTCAGCGACATTCATGACGCCGGGCTTGCCGCTCCGCATCACGGAAGCCCCGTGGCCCGGGCTGCCTTCATGGACGTAGGCGCAGAGCTTGGTGTGGGTACCCCCAAAGGGTGTGCGCTCCAACCAGATGAAGCCCTCCCAGAGCCGGGTGCCTTGAGCCGCCTTCACGCACAGCCACCTTGCGCCGGAGGGACCGACCCAGCCGTCGTCAGGGCCAGTCCGCCTCATCGCTGGTCCCGGCTCCCTGTCAGACGCCTGGCTGCCTCACCGGCCCGGAGCTCTGCCTCAGCAGCGTCCAGGGCCTCCCCGCGACTCTTGTACCTCCGGCGCAGGTAGTCAGAGGCGGAAGCCATCCTGTAGCGCGCCCGCCGGAGGGGTAGGTTGGCGGCCTGCCCTACGGTGAGGACGCACCACTTGCCCCGGGGGAGCAGGACAACGTACCGGCGCCAGTTGATGAGGCCGCTGATGAGCTCCACCATCCAGACCTCATCTGAGTCGATGTCGTTGTCCTCCAGGCGTCGCCGGGTCGGCTCCCGGCTCGTCTCGTAGACGGGGTGAATCACCCGAGCCTCCATGCCGCGGCCATGGCACGGAGCCAGACCTCAGCAGCCTGGAAGGCCTCCTCCTTGGTGGAGAACAGAGGGAGCCCCGCCACCCTGTTGGCCCTCACGCGCTTCTTGTCCGCCAGCACGGCCCAACTGGGCGCTGGAGCGCTTGGAGGGCCAAGCCTGCTGCGGACCCACGCCAGGTAGATGTTGGTCCCATGAGCGCCGCGAGGCTCCCTCAGCTCCACCACCCACGTCTCGGGCTGGTACCCGTCCAGGAGTGCGTAGTGGACGGCGCTCACGGCCAGCGAGCCCCGAGGCGCAGGCTGGCATCGCAGACGACGAGGAGGTCCTTGGCGGCCTCGACGGCCTCCGCCTCGGTCGCCAGCGCCGTGTAGGAGAGGCGCACCCAGCGGCCGTCCCCGAGGTCCACGTCGTGCGGAGCGCAGTCCACCAGCCACCGGCCATCGTACATCTGGAGGACGCTGCGGTGGAGGTTGCCAAGGCTCAGCAGGACCATCCTCCGCTTGGAGCCCGGCGAGTCCCCCGCCAAAGGCTTCCCCTCCGACACGACGACGCTCCGCTGGCCGCTCACAGGATGCCCAACAGCCGGCGCGATGCGTCCTGCTTCACCCACTCGGACAAGGCGCGGAGGGCTGCCTTGCTGAAGCCGTCGTACGCGCCCAAGTGCCGGCCGCCGCCCCACTGGTCGTGGTCGAACACGGTCAGCTCCCAGTGCATGCCAACCTTCTGCATGGCGACGTAGTGCTTGGCCCTCCCGTGGCGAACCCCGTCGTCGAGCTGGACGAGCTCCCACTGCCCGATGCGCTGGCAGACGAGGTCCGCCCCAGAGGCCTTGAGCGCCTCGATGAGGGCCCCTGCGCCCGGGGAGAGCATATCCGCTGGTACGTCGAAGATGGATGTCACGTCCCGGCCCCAAGCCGGAGCCCGGCCTCAGCGATGAGGAACTCCCTGGAGAGCTCCCGGAGGACGTCCGCCGCGAAGGAACAGGGGATGCCGCTGACGGTCATGTGGGTGGCGCCGAAGCTGCTGGGCTCCGCGAAGGCCTCCATCATGACGTGGACGCGCGCAGACGGGAGGGCCGACAAGGGGAGCGGCTTGTCCGAATCCACCATCAGGAGGAGCGTCACCGTTGCCTGGACGCCGAACCGGGGCCCCGGGCGGACCTCCAGCGTGACATGGAGCCTCCCGTGGTAGGGCGCCGCCGCGTCGTTGACGAGAGGGAGCAGCCAGTCGTTGAAGGCGCCTGCATGGCGCTCCTCCAGGCTCTCCGCCAGAGAGCGGTTTCGCGTGGCGGTCATGCTCCACCCCCGAGTCGAAGCTCCGCCTCGATGGCGCTGAGCTGCTGGCGGACGAAGACGTCGAGCCCCTCCGGGCTGGTGGCCTTCCAAATCTGGGCACCCCTGGCGACGAAGCCATCCCCGGACTGCAAGGAGCCAACGAGGAGCGTTCGCTGGCCCATGTTGGGAAGGCTCACCGACTGCCCTGGGAAGTGCGTCGGCTTCAAGCCCACCACGAGCTGGTGGCAAGTCCCAAACAGCTTCGCGTCCACGATGAGCGCAATGTCCGTGTCAGGACCAGGGCCCGTCCTGGCGAGGGCGGTCGTAATTGAGAGGGCCGGGTGAAGCTCCCGGAGGTGGTCCCAGCGCCAGGTCCACATCAGAAGGCCCCCTGGTTGGCCGCATGGGAGAAGTGCCGAGGCCTGTCGCGGAACTCTCGCCAGGAGTGCTCCCCAAGGAGCCTGTTGGCCGCGTCCTGGGCGAGCACCTCCCTGGCGAGCGCCAACACCACCGGGCAGAAGCGGTACGGGGTGCGCTCCGCCCCCTCGCAGACGGGGATGTGAGGCCACCCCACCATCGCCTTCCAGAGCCCGTCGTGGTCGAGCCCGAGGAGGTCCTGCGCCTGCCCCTGGCTGAGCGTCTCTCCCTTGGGCTCCGCCCGCATCTGGAAGCGGATGCTCTCGAAGCCTGTTGTGTAATTCCTGGACCGCATGTGAAGGAGCTCGGAGCCTTCCCACAGCGGGAGCGGTGCCTCCTTCGAGCAGCGGGCGCAGAGCCACTTCCCACCGAGCTTGATGGTCGGCTTCCCACGGCAGCGCCGGTAGTCCCGCGGGCGGGCCTTGAGGAAGGCGAGCAGCGGGCCGGTACCCCGAGCCCTCGGCTTGACGGGGTAGAGCTGCCGGTTGGCGCACTTGGGGAACGGCTCAAAGGCGAGCTCGAAGCGTTCGTCGGTGGCCGGCCAGCCGTTGTAGACGCTGTACGCCGGGAAGAGCCGCTCACCCTTGAACTCGCGCGCCTTCGACTCCTCGGGCAGGGCCGCCTGGATGGCGGTGGCAAGCCCGTCACGCCAGGCCTTCACCATCGCACGCTTGCGGTACCCGCGGAGCCACGTCATCGCTTCCACCAGAGGAAGACGGAGCCGAACTCGGGCTGGCCCTGCTTCTTCGCCAGGAGGTCCCCGGGCTTCCCGTACTGGAGGCGTGCCGGGAGGAAGCGAACATGCAGTGGGGAGCCAGGCCTGTCGCGGAACGGCTCGACGTGCTCGTGCCACCAGGCGAGGTCCGTCCGCGTCGCGGGGAGGAGCATCCCGATGACCTTCACCACGCGGCGCCTGCGCCTCCACTCACTCCAGGCCTTCTTCACCCAGGGGCCCACGTTGCTCCAGGGAGGGTTGCACCAGACGCGCCCCCACCAGGAATGGAGGAGCCCGTTGTCGGCCTTGGTGAGGTACTTCGGGGCGAGGTGCGCCTCCAGGCAGGCCGCCACGTCGAGGTCCCACGCCTTCACGCCGGCAGCGGCGTTGCAGAGCAGCTTGACGTGCTCCAGCGTGTAGCGCTCGTCGGTGTCGAGGTCCGCGATGCCCACCACCTCCGGGAAGGCTTCGAGCTGACCCGTCAGGGCCCACCGGAGACTCCGCTCAGCCGCCGATGAGGCGGGTGACGGCCTCTTGGGCGAGGGCCGCCTCGACGTCTGAGCGGCGGTAGTAGATGGCGACGTGCGAGCCATCCCTCACCAACCTCCGTTCGAGGCCAATCTGGAGGTAGTCGCTGGCGTGGCGCCTGTCGGCCAGGGAGTTGAGCGACATAGCGAGCTCGTCCGGATCGACGGAGTGCTCCATCGCTGCCTGCTCCACGCTGACCCAGGAGTCGTCCACACGCCCTCCCCCTTGCCCCGGCCGGCCTACTTTTTCCCGAGGAGCCTGACCTCCAACACCTCAAGCAGCGACTCGGGCGGTAGCACGGCCACCAATTCCAGCCTGTCCTCCTCCGGGAAGCCATCGAAGAAATTACGCGCCTTGGTGACGCGCCCTTTCACCCACGTTGGGTTCTGGAGCTCCGTCCCGGCGACTGCCGCGCGCTCCGCTCGACGCTTCTCCCCGAGGCCTGGAGGGAGCGAGACGAGGGCGCACACCTGGCGGACTCCGGTGTTGCCAAAGAAGGTGCGTGCAGTGCTGTTGCTGAAGCGGTCCCCATCGAGCACCGTCAGCAGAGCCTTCTGGTAGAGCACCTCCCGCCAGAAGCCCAGCGCCACGTCCACGCCGTTGTAGGGCACGGTGTCCGCACCATCGAACGCCGCGCCTGTGTAGTGCCCGGCAGCGACCACTCGGGGACCGATGGTCCACTTCGGCTTCGCCTGGAGGCGCACTTCCGCGTCGAGGAGCCCGCGGGCCAGCGTCGTCTTGCCTGAGCCGGGCTCCCCCACCAGCCAGAGGACAGTCCCCCGGTTCACGCGAACCCCAACAAGTGCAGCGCCTGCTCTGCTGCCCAGAAGCTCATCAAGCCCCCAATGCGGCCGCCCCCCGTGGCGACCACCAGCGAGTCCGCGACGGCAGTCACCGTCGGGCCCTTGTCCACCAGCGGGCGCCAGCCATGGTAGCGCCGCACCTCTTGGCGCTCCCCGAGGTACGGAGCGACGCGCGCCAGCATCTTCTGGATGTACTCCTCGGAGTGCCCCTCGCGCTTCTCCTGCGTGGCGCAGACGCGAATCATCCCCGGGTTCCACTCCCGGACGGCAATCTGGTTGTACGGGGTGACTTCATGGAGGAGCACCTCCTTGTGCGGGGGCTCACCCGCGAGAATCACCCCAGACCCAGCCAGCCGCTTGACGCCAATCGTTGGTAGGCCGCTGGCCGAGAGCAGCTCGTCGGTCCACGCGCCAGCGGCCACGACCACCCCGCGGGCTTGCCAACGCTCACCCGTCACCTGCACGAAGCCGGAGCCGACACGCTCCACCTCTGCTTCCGCGTCTGGAGGGCGGAGCGCGAGGAACCCAGCCGGGCTGAACGTGTACCAGTCCTGTCGGTAGCGGGACTTGGTGCGGTCCTTCATCCCATGGACACGCGCACCCGAGTTGTAGAGCGCAACGCCACAGCTCTCCGCCTGTGCGCGGGCCCGCTGGAGCCGGCCCTTCCACTCACCGCTGTACCAGCCATCCGCGAAGTACCCACTGGCAGCGGGGCTCGCTGCCTCCGCGCGAGCACCGTCCACCAGCAGGACAGAGTGCCCCGCGCGCTCCGCCATCAGCGCCGTCGCGACGCCCCAGTACCCAGCGCCCACCACGATGAGGTCCGCGTCCACTCACAGCCTCCGGTAGATGTTGAAGAGCCGAGTCCCATCAGTACTCGTCTTCTGCCCGGCGAGCGAGAAGCCAAGGCGCTGGTAGAAGCTGTTGGACTCGGCGCTGTCGGCGTTCGTCTTCAGCTCCATTGGGTAGCCGATGGCTGCGAGCAGCTCCTTGCCGAGGCCCTGTCGCTTGGCTGCCGGGTCCACCGCCACCTCGTAGAGGACCTTCACGCCGTCGCGCTGCCTGGTGAGGTAGTGGGCGAAGGCGAGCTCGGGGATGCCGATCCACCGCGCGTTCTTCGGGAGCGGGTTCCATGCACGCCACCAGATGACGCCCGGGTCCGTCCCCAGGATGTGCTCGTAGTGCTTCCAGATGCGAATCACCCATGGCTTGTCGGCCAGGGTGAGGCCCACGACGCGGCTCACACCAGCACCTCGCCCGTCTTGAGGTAGTGCCCCTTGAGCTCCTTGCGCACGCCCATCCAGCCGCCGAACTCCCCCAGGTACTTGTGGTCGAACGAAGCGAGGCGCGCCTTCTTCAGAGCCTCGGAGCAGGGGGCCAGTGTCTCCCGCTGTTGGTCGAGGTCGTGCCCCATGTAGTACGAGCCCTTCGAGAGGGAGTTGAAGTCGCAGCAAGCCGTCTCCAGCATGTCGAGCCCGTTGAATGGCACCAGCCGGCGGACTGCCTCGTCGTGGACGGCCTGCTGGAGCTCGACATCGACCACGATTCGCTTCCAGCTCTCACCAGTGATGCGGACCATGCCCGGCACCGGGCCCGCCGTCTCACCGCCGCCTCCGACTCCAATGTCCGCCGCGGTGATGGGGTAGCCATGGACGTTCTTCAGGAGGTCGGCCCACTTGTAGCTACTCCAGTGGCCGCCGTACGGCACCTGTTGGAAGGCCCCGCGCACCTGCTGCCAGCCGGCCTTCCCGCCCGGCCCAACGGCCGCCTCCACCCAGTTGCTCAGCTTCCCACCGAAACGGGAGCGTACGAGTGCGAGGAGGGTGTTCACATGGAGCGCTGCCAGGTTGTTCCCTCGGAAGCCTCTGCGCTCAGTACCGGTGGCGAGGCGCAGGTCGTTGGGGAGCTCCCTTGGAGAGGGATAGCGGGTCCACGCCAGCTCAGCGCTGCTCAGGTTGTACCAAGTCACGTACAGGAGGGTGCGCCACAGGGCCTGCTCCGTGGGGATGCCCTCGTCGGCGTAGAAGCGCTTGAGCACGGGGTACGTCGGGTCGAGGTCCCCGCTGACAATCTGAGCCGTGGCGAAGGTGCAGAACTTCGCGAACACCGGCTCCACCAGCTTCATGGAGCCGCCGGCCCGCGGCGCTTCTGCTCGCGGGAGGTCTTCACAGCGCGGATCCGCTCCAGCTCCTGGATGGGCGTGCCGCAGTGACACATCCCCTGGAGCGCGTAGTAGACGATGGTGTAGCGGTAGGCCCGCGGGGAGAGCTTCCTGAACGGGGTGACTCCATGAAGGAAGTGCTGCGCGTTGAAGATGCTCAACGTGCCGTCGCGTACCGCCAGAGCCACGTCGAGCTGGGGCACCGCCAGGTAGCCCCCCTCCAGGTCCTTCTTGAAGGTGAGCATCGCGTTCCAGGTGCCCGGGTAGTTCCCAGTGTCGAAGTGGTACCGGAGCAGGTTGTTCCAGTTGCAGATGCCGCTGGTGTAGCTGCTGTTGGGGAGAATCCACTCCGGCTTCGTCTGCGCGCGGACGATGGCCTCTTGGTGGGCCGCCTGCTCCGGGAGGTAGTGCTTGAGGTAGCGCGTCGCCAGGGCAGCGCCTTCGCACAAGACGGAGTGCTCCGCTGGTGACTCATGGGCGAGCGCGGCTGTCGTGCAGAAGTCCCGCCGGATGGTGATGCGCGGCTGGTACCCGATGACCCTACTCGTCGTCTTCAAGCCCGCCGTCCTGGCGGTGGACTGGTACTCGATGGCCTGCACCGCGTTGCGGATGGCGGACGTCTCCTCTGTTGGTGGCACGATGTACAAGCCGGCCAACACGCCATCCACGTACAGCAGGGAGGACTCCTCCAGTAGCTGGGAGCAGTCCTCCGCCTTGGGGGCAACCTTGCGCAGGAGCTTCTTGGTGTCGAGCTCCCTGCTCTTGAGGTCCACCCTCGGCAGGACCGGGAACGTCACGCCTTGCTCGGTTTCTCCCAGTGCTCCAGGAGCTTCTGGAAGACCTCGGTGTTGGAAGCGACGCCCATTGCCTTCTGGGCCGCCTCCAGCCGCGTGACGATGACGTCGTACTGTGGTGCCTCGAAGTACAGGACGATCTGCTTGATTTCCGCCGCCAAGAACTTGGGGAGGAGCTCGTCGGGCGAGGCACCAACGACCGGAGCCGTCGCGGCTGCGACCTCCCTGTCAAGGGCGTCGAGGTCCGTCTGCTGGAAGCCCGTGCCGAGGAGTGTGGATGTGTCCGAGAGGTCGCGCAGGATGTCGGCCAGCCCCGCCTCGTCCCACCCACCAATCTCCACCAGGCGGTTCGAGGTCAGCAAGTACGCCTCTGCCTCCGCCACGTCCTTGAAGGCGACGCCCCGCACCACAGGGACCATCCAGTCCTGGCCCTTCATGGCGATGCGCGCTGGTGGCGTCTTCCCTGCGGCCTTCCGTCGCTGGAGCGCCTCCAGCCGCCCGTGGCCGGCCACCAGCTTCCCGGACTTCTCATCCAGGATGAGAGGCTCTGTGAAGCCGAAGCGTTCAAGGCTCGCGTCGATTCCAGGCTCGTCGTGCTTCTTGGGGTTGCGCGGCCAGCGCTGAACCTCCGCCAGTGGGACGTACTCGACGCGGTAGCCCTTCTCTGCCTGCTTCTCGGTCATCACGGCCTCCATGTGTCAAACCACCCTAGCCCCGCTTCGACCGCGCTCCAAGCATCCGCGCGGCCTGTGCAGAACGAATCCGACGAGAGCGCTCCCGGTACACAGAAGCCCACTCGCTCCATGCCTCGACGGAGCGCACCGCGTACCACCAGCCGCCGCGGCGCCCAAGCGGCTTCATGTCGAAGACACCGGCCCGCTTGGCGCTCATGAAGGCGCTGGGGCTGAGGATGCCGTACGGCCAACCAACCCAGTGGATGTAATCCCGGAACTCCCCATCCACGAGCGGTGGCCGATCCGGAACGGAGTCTCCTGTTGCCCTCCGGTCAAGCTCAGCCACTGGGGAGCCTCACGAGACTCTCCCCGCCTCCACCTTCCAGCGGAGCGCAGCGGGTGCCCTGGCAGCGAGGGACTCGTTGTGCGTGATGAGGACGACGGCCCTGTCCTTGGCGAGCTCCGCCAGGACATCCACAACCGCCTCGATGCCATCGTCGTCGAGGGCGTCCATCACCTCGTCGAGGAAGAGCGTTCCCCGGCCGGCGAAGGCGAGGAGGAGGGCGAGGTCTATCCGCCGCCGCTCCCCACCGCTGCTTGCCTTGTAGCCCTCGCCACCGCCAGCCCCAAGGACGGTGATGCCGATGGCGTCAGAGAGGCCTCCGGCCTTCCTCTCGCTGTAGGGCTTGAGCTCAAGCCGCAGCCCCGGCCCGGCCAGCCGGGCCAACCACCCATTCGCGGCCGCCTCAAGCCCGGAGAGCAGCCGGGTGAGCATCCCTGCGCGCGCGCCACGCAGGCCAAGGGCAGCTTCAGCCGCAGTGAGTATCGTTGCCTCTCGGCGCAGCGAGGGCAGCTCCTGCTCAACCTCCTGCCGCAGTGCCTCCGCCTTTTGCTGCTCCGCAGCGGCCCTGGCGAGCGTGTCCTCCGCCGTCTTCCGGCTTCGCCCGGCCTGCTCCGCCGCCCCGGCCTCCCGGCTGGCCGCAGCTTCCCTCTCACGCAGACGGGAGAGCGTCTTCTCGTCGTCCGAGAGCTGCACCGCGAGGGCCTCCAATTCCCCGGCCTTCGCTTCCCTCGCGCCCTTGGCGGCCGCCTCTGCTGCCAAGGCGTCCTGCTCCAGCCGGGTGCGCGCAGCCACGTCTACCGGGAGGGTCTGTCCGCACTCGCCGCAGGTTGCCCCGGGCTTCGACAGCCGTCCAAGCCGGTGGCGGACGTTGACGGCCTCCTGTCGGTGGACAGACTCCGCTGAGGCGAGCTCCTGCTGCTCCTTGCGCAGGTCCTTGAGCGAGGCCTCGGTGGTGCGTACGGAATGTCTGAGGTTGGCCAGCACCGTCCCATGACCACCAAGCGGTGGCGCTGGTGGGAGTGCCGCCAGAGTGCGCTCAGCGTCCTCCCGCCGAGTACCGTGGAGCTCCGCCTCGCGCTGGAGCATTTGCGCGCGCCCGGTGGATGCGTCCAAGCGGGTCTGCACACCGCGAAGCTCCGCACGACAGCGTTCCAGCGCGGCGTCGAAGCGCCCGAGGCCCAGCCACGCCTCCAGGAAGAGCTTGCGCTCCTTGTCCGTCGCCATGGTGAAGTGCGCCGCGTCCGCGCTGCTGAAGACGTGGGTGCGCCGCCAGGACTCGAAGCCGCCAATGACGGCCTCCAGCGCGTCCTGGGCCTTCGTGGTTGTCGGGTACTCGGTGCCGCGCCCCTCTGGGTCCGTCCATGAGAGCTTGGCTGAGCCGCTCTTGCGGATCCGCTCCGCGGTGGCCGCATCCGTCTCCAGCCTCACGCAGCAGGGCTTCTTCCCATCCCCGCCTGGATGTGTCCCCCGGAGCGTCTCACCGAAGGCCCCCCAGGCAACCGCCTCTGGGATGCTGGACTTGCCGCCGCCGTTAGGCCCCGTGACGACAACAAGGCCGCGCTCCGGGAAGTCGAGCACCGTGTCCTCGTGCTTGGTGAAGCCATCCAGCTCGACGCGGCTCACGTTCACGTCGTCCTCCGCTCCTTCCAGGCGGCCACGGCGGAGGCAATCTCGTGCGTCACTTCCTCCAAGCCCGTCTTGGACACGATGACCCACCTGTCCGGGGAGCCCTCGTGGGCCATCTGCTTCCAAAGCTCCCGGTAGTTGTTGGCCACCTGCCAAAGGTGTTCCGCGTTCCGCTCGTACCTGTCACGCGCCTCAGGCCGGCGCTTCGCCAGGAGCTCTGGAGTGCTGTCGAGGAGGATGAACAAGTCGGGCTGTGGCAGCCACCTGTGGAGCCCGATGAGGTACTCGCCGTCGAGCCCATCGGCCTTGCCATAGGCGTAGCCGGAGGGCCAGTAGCGGTCCATCACCACGTTGCCAGCGGCGGCATCCTCGAAGAGCTGGCTCGCCACCTCCATCCTGTTGGCCACCTGGAGCGCCTGGAAGACGAGGGCGTCGATGTGCTTCTCGCGCGCAACGTCGATGCCCTTCTGCACGTCGTCCTCGCTGTGCGTGGACCACGTCCCTGCCAGGTGCTCGTAGATGAGCTTCCCCGTCGGGCTGTCCTTGTTGGGGAACTTCCACAGCTTCGCCCGGAGCCGGCCCGCCAGGATCGCGCACTGCGTCGTCTTGCCGGACCCGTCCAGCCCCTCGATGCAAACGATTGCCATGAACCTCTCCTTGCCCTCAGCGGGGCGTTTTTTCCCAGACAGCGACCGGAGCCCCGTGCCGCGAGCCCCTCGTGGTGGCGACGAAGCGCCCCGTCTTCCGGATGGTCCGCTCCTTGGCTATGGCCTGCATCACACCGCCGAGTGCCCGCGGTTCCGGAGGCGGCGCCAGGCCGGTAGCCCAGACATCGTCTGCCGTGAAGCCGCCCGGCCGGTTGGCTGCGACACCGAGGATGGCCGCTCTTGCTGCGAGCTCCCAGCCAGTTGGGGCAGCCGCCAGGGCCCTCTGCGCGGCACGCCTACCGAGCACTCTGCTGTGCTCGCGCTCCTCGTTGGCGAGCTTGGCAGCCTCTTCGATGAGGGTGAGCGTTCCCTGGTTCCCCATCACGGAGCGCCTCCAGCCATGAAGGAGCGCACCTTGGCGAGTACGTCCTGGCGGAGCTCCGGATCCTCCAGTGGCATCTGCCCGACATAGGCCGCCAGGGCGGCATCGACCGTCGTCGCCTCCCGGGCCGCGCCAGACGCCTGGCTCATAGCCACCTTGGCCTCCGTAGCATCAGGGATGAGCTCGACAACGACGTCCTCCTCGACCAGTGCGGCCCCCTCCGCCCTGGCCTCCACCTCCTCCGATGGCTCGAACGTCCTCCGCATGTACGGCTGGCAGCCCTTGGACAACGCCCGCCGGGCCTCCACGGCGTTGGAGACGAAGCGCGGCCCGGGAACGGGGATGACCTCCACGTCCCCGGCAGACCAGCCCTTCCGCGAGCCATCGTGGAGGAACGCCATGGTGCCGTACCCGAGGCCCGGATTGTTCCACCCAGTGGGAGCGAGGCACCCCACTTGGCAGACTGTCAGCCCGCCCTCCTCCCACAGCTTGGGCTCGTGCCAGTTGCCGGCGAAGGCGTGGGTGAAGCCGTGCGCGTGCATCAGCTCCCGGAGGGCGTCAACGTGGATGCTGTCATGGGCACCCTGGAGCCACGGAGGCGTGCTCCCGTCCTGGATGCCGAGGTGGACCACCAGCACCCTGCGCTCGTACTTGAAGTCCTTGGCGGCTGCCGCAACGACGCGGGGGAGCCACTCGCTGGCGGGCCCCGGCTTGAACGGGATGGCGAGCAGGCTCAGCCCGTCGTCCTGGAAGAGCGCTGGCGAGTCAGACACATCCGCCACGGGCAGCAGCGGAGCCAGGGAGTTGTCCCCCCGTACCTCGGAGGTCATCTCATGGTTGCCGAGGAGCGCCACCACGTCGATGTTGGACTTCGCGGCCGCCTCGAAGATGTGCTGCGCCTCCCGGATGAGCTGGGGCTCCGGCTTGGCGGAGTCGAACAGGTCCCCGCACGAGACGAGGGTGTCGCACTTCCGGTCCTGCGCCTCCATCACCGCCCTGGTGAGGGCGCCGAGCACGAGCCGCCCACGCCGGTTGACTCCGCGCTCCATGGCGCCGCCGTGCTGCTTGGGAGAGCCGAGGTGTACGTCGCTCACGAAGGCGATCGTCACTTGGCGGCCTTCGCCTTCTTGGGCTTCTCGCCACCCAGGCGCTCTGCCGCCTCGCTCACCGTTGGCGAGGGCCAACCAAGCGCCAGGTACGCAGCCTCCGAGCTCCTGGTGGCGTCCGGGACGAGCTTGAGGTCCTTGGCGTGGTTGAGCGTCGTCCAGGAGTCGTCCCACCCATTCTGGAAGTGCAGGAAGGAGAGCATCTCCCGGCCCGGCTCACCCAGCTTGTTCTTGTGACACTTCACCTTCACCTCCAGGCCTCCGTCGCGCCGCTTGACGCCGGCTGTCCGCAGGCGCGCCGTGGCGTAGAACTTGAGCGCCTTCCCACCAGGCGTGTACTCGGGCGAGCCCCACATCACGCCCGGCTTCTCCCGAATCTGGTTCACGAAGATGACATGCGCGTGCTTCCCCTTGAGGGCCTTCACCAGTCGCGGGATGAACTTCGACATCACCCGCGCCATTGGGCTCATGTGCGCGTCCTCCACATCGCTCTTGCCCTCCGCCTCCGTCACCATGGCCGGCACGGAGTCGTAGACGGCGAGGAGCGGGACGTCGTTCTTGTGGGCGTCCACCGTGTCGAGGAGGAGCTGGAACGCCTCCTCCGCGGAGTCGATGTCAGACGCCATCAGCAGCTCCTCCTTGTTGACGCCGAGGACGTCGCACCGCTCCTGGGTGCAGGCGTTCTCCACGTCGATGTAGAGCCCGATGCCGGCCCGCTGGACCTCCGCCAGGCAGCCCATGACGAGGGAGCTCTTCCCGGAGGACTCCGGCCCGAAAATCTCGCTCATCCGCTCGAAGGCGAAGCCACCCGGCCCGAGGACGTAGTGGTTGAGAGCAGAGAGCGGCGACGGCACAGCCCCAAGGACGTGGCCGATGTTCCCCTTGGCCATCGTGGTGAGCGAGTCCCCGTGCTTCTTCCCAACACGCTCCAGGATGCGCTCCAGCGCCTTCAGCTTCGCGGACTGCTTGTCGTCGGCCACGTTGGCTCCGTTTCATGTGTCAAAGATGGAAGTGGGCGTGCTCTCCGCCCTGTCACGCCTCGTCCGGCCCGCTGCCGGTCGGCGTTCACCGGCCGTGCTTCAGTACTCGATGTCTTCCTTGTCCTGAGCCTTGGGCGTCACATCCCGCTCCTGGCGGCCTCTGCCACCTGAGCCGGAGCGCTTGTTGTCGCCCCCACCGCGGGCCTCGAACTCCCCTTCGAGAGCCTTGTCCTGCTCCTCGTCGGAGGGAAGCTGCTCGACCGTCTCCAGGTCTACCTGGCTGCCGATGAGCTCCTCCGCGTTGGGGAGGGCGCTGGCCTCGCGAGCGACCGTGTGGCCGGTGTACTTGGTGTTCATCTTCTCACCAGTACGCTTGAAGACGACGTTGTAGCCCTTCACCGGGTCCGCGAAGACACTCCCCACGTCGGCCATCTCGATGGCCGCCATGATGTCCTTGAACAGCCCCGGGCTCATCTTCCAGACCTGCACGCCCTTCTCGGGCTCCTGCATGTCCACCACGTTGACGTACATCGAAGAGCGCGGCTGGTACGCCTTGGCCGCCTCCGCGTCCGCCCGATTCCCACTGGCGCGGAGCTGCTGCCCCTTCTCGCACAGCGGGCACGGCTGGTTGGTCTGGAACTTGGCGCAGACGAGGGCCTTCGTGTCACCGCCCGCCGTGAAGAAGTGCTTGTGCCACGCCTTCATCGGCTTCCGGCCCTTGAGCGGGGGGAGGAAGCGCACGACGTTCTTCCCCTGCTTCGGGGTGAAGCCCGAGGCGAAGCTTGTTGGGAGCGCCTCCGCCTCCTTCTGCATCTCCGACAGGTCGAAGCTGCCGTACTGCACCAACTGCGAGCCCTGCTTCTTCTCAATCTCGTTGCCCATCGTGTCACCTCTGGTTGCGGCTCCTTGCCATCGCGCCTTGCGGAAGTCCGCCGTGCGCCCCGGCTCGTCGCCTGGTTGTACGTCTGCTGCTACTCCCCAACTCCTCTGCCCTCCCTGTTGCGGAGCGCTGAGCGCTCCCGGAGCTGAACGTCGCCTTGCATCTCCTGGCGCTGAGTCGCGCCCTCGGAGACGAGCATCTCCCGCTTGGTCCGCAGCGACTCCAGGATGCCCCGGAGGTGCTCGCGCTCCGCCTGCGCCTCGATGAGCGCCAGGTGCGCCTCGTCGTAGGCCGGATCCATCGTCACCAGCGCGTCCACTGCTGCCTCCGTGGGGGGCTTCTTCCCCTCCGGGGCCTCCTTGTGCTTCAGGTAGAGGCCGGCGCGACACTTCTTCTCGTCGCGCTCCCGCATGAGCATCACCCTGTTGGCCGCGGAGTACTTCTCGTTCCAGTAGGCGTAGTCGCCCGACATGCGGGCGAACTCCTCGTGGAGCTGTGTTGGCTCGAAGTCAACGCACTGCTTGAGGAAGTCGCTCACCTCTACGTCACCGATGTTCGCCATGCTCCCAACCTTTCTTGTCCACCCTCTACTTGCCCCATGGGACTGACATTTTCCCTACAGCTTCACCTTCTCCAGGCTCCCCCAGGACGCCCCCATCTCGACGTCCACCTCCAGGGGCACGAAGTCGGTGGCCCAAGGGAAGTTGAGCATCTCGTGGCGAGCGGCCAGCGCGGCGTCCTTCCACGTCTTCTTGGGAGCCACCAGCATGATGCTGTCGTGGATGGGGAGCACGAGCTCCGCGTCGATGGCCCCGGCCTCGATTCGGCTCACCACGCGGGCGATGGAGGCGACGCAGAAGTCGCTGGAGGTGCCCTGGATGGGGCTGTTGATGGCGCCGTTCTTGGCATTGGAGGCCGCGTACCGCCCCTCGTCGCTGTCGTCCCCGATCCGCCACAGCGGCCGCCACCGGGCCTTCTGGCCCTCCCAGATTGTCCAGCAGCCGCCCGCGGCCCGAGCGAAGGACACAGCCTCCCTCGTCCAGCGGCCGTACGCCTTGAACTCCCCGAAGATGGCCGCACGAATGGCCGCCGCCCTGTGCTCGTCGATGCCGAGCTCCGCGGCCAGGGAGCGGTCCGTCTTCCCGTAGGCGATGCCAAAGTTGTACGCCTTGGCGCCTGTGCGGTGGACCTTCGTCACCTGCTCCGGCTCGATGTTCCAGGCGAGCTTGCAGATGAGCTTCGCTGTGCCGAGGTGGAAATCCACGCCTGACTTGAACAGCGCGGCCATGGCCTCGTCCCGGCTGAGGAGCGCCGCAATCCGGAGCTCTAGCTGGCTGTAGTCGAGCTGGACGAGGACCTTCCCATGCGGCGCGCGGAAGCAGTCCCGGGCCCGCTTGCCGTCCGCGTCGTCCGCCCGTGGCAGGTTCTGGAGGTTGGGATTGCTGCACGACGTCCTTCCAGACCGCGCCCCGTCCAGGTGGATGCTGGGGCGGATCCTCCCGTCGTCGTCAACGTACCGCGGCCAGTCGTCGGAGTAGCCCACGAGCTTCTGGTGGTGGCGGTACTCCAGGATGTACCCAGGGAGCGGGTGTTGCCCCTTGAGGAGGCTGAGCGCCTCCTCCCCAGTGCTCGGCGCCCCGCCCTCCGTCTTGAATGGCGGGTTGAGCCCGAGCTCGTCATACAGCACGCGCGCAAGCTGCTGCGGGCTGTCCACGTTGAGCGTCGTTCCACCAAGCGCGTACTGCTGCACCTTGTCGAAGGCCTCGTCGCGCGCCTGGCGAGCCATGTCCCCGAACAGGAGGCCCGCCTGCGCGTCGAAGGGCACACCCCACTCCTCCACGCGCTGGATGGCGACTGCCGCCGGCATCACGACGTTGTCGAGAATGGCCTGGCGCTCGGGGCTCCGCATCACCTCCAGGCTCAACCTCGACTCGATGCGCGCCGTGGAGAGCGCGTCCCGCGCGGCGTACCGCTGGCGGAGCTCCGGCTGGAGGAAGGCGAAGGCGATGGCCTTGGGGTTGGGGGCGTACTTGGCGATGTCGAAGCCCTGCCACTCCTCCAGGTCGATGTCGTTGAGGAAGCTGAACGAGCCTGTCCTCGCGGCGGCATCCTTTGCCTGCTGGGCGGCAGCCGTGGCGATGCGCAGACACACTGCGTCGAGCGCCTCGTCCGCCTCCCGCTTGTGGCCGCCCATCCCAACGAGCTCAGCCATGTCTGCCAGGTTGCCCGTCGCCTCCGGGTCCATCAGCTTCCGCTTCAGCCGCACATCGAAGGAGATGCCCCTCACGATGCAGCCGAGAGCCGACTTGAGCGCTGCCTGATCCACCTTGACGTTGGCCCCGCCCTTGGGCGCGCTGGCGTCCTCCAACAGGGAACGGAGAGGCGCGAACACGGCGGCATCGAGGAGCGCCTTCTCGCCCCAGACGAAGACTTCCTGTCCGCCAACAGGGGCCGCGGAGAGCTCCAGCAACTTGAAGTCGGGCCCCCACTTGCTCCCTGCGTACTCCAGGTCGAACGCGAAGGAGTCCGCCGCCTTCAGGACACCAACAGCGGAGGCGCTGTCCTCCGGCGTCTCCACAACGGCTGCCTCCGCTGAGAGGTGCCACGGCTGCTGGACGGCCGCCTTGAGCGCCCACCGGAGGTCCTCCTCGAAGTACTTCCACAGGAAGCGGTTGTGCCCACAGTCGCGTGGGTGGAGCACAAAGAAGACCGGCACCGGCCTCCCGTCGTTCCACAGCCAGGTGTACGTCTTCCGCGCGTTGAGGGGCTGCACCCTGCGGCCCACAAAGGAGAGCGCCGCCTCCGCCCCGAGGAGGACGACGCGATCCGGCTGCGTCTCCCTCAGCGTCTCCGCCAGGTGGCTCCGGCACGCCAGGATGTCACGGTCCGTCGTCTCCACCTTGCCGAGGCACCGGATGCCGCTGTCCAAGACGATGCCACCGTCCCACCAGCGGCGTACCAACGGGCGGAGCTTCGCGCTCGCGGCCCCAACGAACGGCCGCCCCTCCATGTCCTCCGCCCTACCCGGACGGTCCCCTACGACAAGGAGCTTTGGCCCCTCGGCAGGGAACACCTCCGGCATGAGCACCCGCTTGCGCCCGTCCGACTGAGCGCAGCGGTTGCAATCCTGGCCAACCTGGCGTGGCGTGGCGAGCTCGACCGCGAGGCGCGGTGGCGTCGGGTAGAGCTTGATGCGCCGCACTCAGCCCTCGCCGGCCTCTCCATAGGCGGCGAGGTTGGACACCACCTTGTCGCGGAGGTCGCGCACACGGGACACCACAGGCAGCGCGCGGAGCTTCTCGCACTCTGCGATGATGGCCTCCACGTCGGAGGGCTTGAAGCCCTTGGACTTCATCACCCAGTCGAGGACCTCGATGAAACGCCCCGTCTTCGCCACCTTCTCCGGCACGCCCTCGATGGCGGGCGACGGCTGCGCCGCTGGAGCCGCCGACTCCGTCTCTGAAACCTTCTTGGCCCCCTGCCCCACCCACGGAGCGGCCTCCTGGACAGCCTCCTTGGGCGCAGAAGACAACGAAGGGCTCGTGGCCATGGCCTCTACCAGCGCACGTGGGCTCGCAGCAGCCCTTGGCACCTCGACCGTCGAGCCAGCAGCCGGCCCGCCCACGCGCACGGCCTGGATGGACTTCGAGGCGAGCTTCTCCAGCACCGCGTAGGCGTCCTCCAGGGAGAGCCCGCTGATGCTCAGCACTGGGGCGTCGTACCGGACCAGCCTCAGCCCGCCCATCACCTCAGCCTCGCCACCAAACTCCGTCACCTTCGTCAAAGCCATGTCGTCCAGCCTCCCCGGGGTTGATTCCCCGCCTTCCCCCTTGCCCGGCTCGCTCCAGTTTTTCCCTCACGCCTTCCCGGTTGTGAACTGCGGGAACGTGAACGGCTCGTTGCCCCGCGGCTGCTCCTTCTGGCCCGTGTGGAAGACGTGCTCCTGCATCCACTCCTCGATGAGGCTCCTCACACCGTCCGGGGCCGCGTCGATGAGGTCCACCGCGTGCTGGCGGGAGCCGGCCTGGTGGAGCCCCTCCTCGATGTCGGAGAAGAGCTCCTCCAGGAGCTGGTCCACCAGCAGGTACACCGTCACGGTCGCGGAGAGCCGCGAGTCCTCCTTGGTGTTGCACGGGAGGTGGTACACCTCGCGGAGGGCTCGCTTGAGAGCATCAGCCACCTCCCCAACGTGGATGCCCCTTGGCTCCACCCGCTTCCTGCGCCGCTGCTCGGTCACGTCAGACATCTTCGCACCTCCTCCGCCAACCACGCCTTGTCCACTTCATCTGGGTCCTTCTTTGGTGGGAGCCGCACGCTCCCAGCCCGCTGCCCCTCCAGCCCCAGGCGCATCGCCAGGGCATCCCCCTCCTCCCATGCGTCCCCATCCAGGACGATGGCCACGGGCCGGGGGCAGTCGGCCAGGGCGAGGACCTGCGGCTCGCTGGGCTTCCCCAACAGGGCCACGGCGTCCGGCCAGAGCGCCAGCGCGTCGAGCACGCCCTCCACCACCATCACCGGGCGCTCCGTCTGCTCGTTCAGCGCGGTGTGATTGTAGAGCAAGTTGGCCCGGTCCATCCGTGGCGGGTACAGGTACGGTGAGACAGCGAGCCCCGTCCAGTCGCGCGTGACGTACCCCTGCCACACGTTGTCTGGGGAGAGCACCGGCACCACGATGCGGTCCTTGTACCTGCCGGCGACACACGCCCCGACCTTGGCCTGCCTCCAGACGCCCTCGTCAACGAGCCCCCTGCCCAGGAGGTACTTCCGTGCCGGAGCCAGCGAGAGCGCCCCGCGCCCCTCCGCGCTGGCGAGCTCGTAGAAGCCCTCCGGCGCGCCCATGTCCGCCGGCCCATCGAGCTCCGGGCGCAGCTCAAACTCCTTCGCGTCGTAGCCCTCCAGGCGCCCGACAAGCCCACACTTGAAGCAGCGGTACCAACCAGTCGCCGGGCTGAACGAGAAGCAACCTCGCCTGTCGGCCTTCCCAGTGCGGACGATGCACGCCAGGCAGATGCCGCGGACGTGCTCCCCACCTCCGTGGCAGGCACGCGCGGACTTCTCCGCCAGCTCTCGAACGTTGGACTTCAGATGTCCTCCTCGTAGAGGACATCACCGCTGCACTCGAACGTGGCCCCGTGGCCAGTGCTGTAGGACTTGGCGAAACTGATGAGCCGCAACCGCTGGAGCGTCATGGGCGAGCCCCGCGACTGCTTGCTCGTCGAGCGGATGACGATGAAGCCCTGGCCCAAGCCCTCTTCGTCCATCCGGTCCGCCAGCAGGCGCTGGAGGTCCGCCGTCGAGAGCCCGGCCAGCCTGGCGACGGCATCGGCGCGGAGCTCGCTGTCGCGGCGTGGACTCAAAACGGGGCTGCCTCTCCACCAGCGTCTCCGCCGCCCGGCTCGTCGTCCTCATCATCACCAGGCACTCGCATGGCGTTCTTCAGCCCCTTGTAGGCGTCGCTGACGGTGGCTCCCAGGAGGAGCGCAGCGGAGGCGGCAGCGCTCGCGGTCTTGACGTCCAGCGCGCCCGAGAGCGGGGTGAAGCCCACCAGCGGCGTGTGAGACGCAGGGAGGTGATGCGTGATGAGCGGGAGCGGCCGCCGGTCGATTGGGGCCACCTGGCCGCAGGCGAAGTTGGTGGGCACGGGCCCGGCCTTCTTGCGGCCCTCCCCGTAGCGAATCTTCGCCAGCCAGAAGGTCATCTCCTTCGTCTCGTCATCGAGGTTGAGGGTGATGAACTGGTCCACCACGCGCGCCTTGTGCATGGAGTCGGCGGTGTGCTCCAGGTCAATCATCTTCCCCTTCTTCTCATCCCGGCCGCGGCTCTGGCTCGCTGTCAGACCCAGCTTCCGCTCCGCTTGGACGTGGATGCGCATCTTCTCGTAGACGACGCGCATCTCCTGGTACATGCCCTTCTCGTCCACCTTCCCGGTGGAGGTCAGCTTGTCGGCGTAGTCCACCACGAGCACGTCCACCCGCCTCCCAAGCCGCCGCTCGATTTCGCGCTCCCACTCGATGAGCATTTCCACGGTGGTGACGTGCGGCGCGAAGTCCTGCACGACGACGGGCGTCGGCTTGTACGCCCGGAGGCGCATGTCCACGGCCTTGTCGTCCGTGCCACCGTACACCTCGTCGATGGTGAAGCCCGTCTGGTTGGCGTAGATGCGAGAGAGGACCTGCTCCGTCGGGAGCTCCAGCGTCGCGTAGGCCACCTGGAGGTTCCTCATGCTGAGCTGGCTGGCGATGTGGCTCAAGGTCATCGACTTGGCTCCACCAGCCGCCGCCATGAAGCACGTCAGCGTCCCCCATGGGACGCCTCCATTGAGGGACTCATCCAGCCCGGCCACGCCGAACTCGCACTTGGGCATCCCTCGGACACGGGCGATGGCAGCCAGCCCGGCATCCGGCGTGGCAACGATGCCGATGCCGGCCTCACCCTTCCCGAGGGACTCCTCGCGCTGCATGATGGAGCGAAGCTGCTCCCAGTCCTCGGCGCCGTGCTCGTCAACGGCCGCCTGCGCAGCGGCGAAGCGCAGCCGCTTCCGGAGTACTGCCACCAGCTCCGCCTCGACCTCCTCCGCGTCTGGTGGGCGATCCACGTCGTCGTAGGCGTCGAAGAGCCCGGCGACGGAGCGCACGTCCTCCTCGGTCAGCTTGCCAGCCTCCCGGCGAGAGGCGACGTGGGCAATGACGACGGCGGAGCTCGACGGGCCCGCGCCTCGCTCCCGGAGGATGGTCTGCGCGCTCTCCAGAGCCAGCCTGCACTCCGGCTGCTTCAGGAGCTCCGGCCGGCACTCGTGCGCGGTGCGCGCCAGGAAGCGCGGCACCGTGCAGGCGAGGAAGGCTACGGCCCGCTCGAACTCCTTGGGCAGGTTGTACGGCGCGTCCTGTCGTCCAGCCTTCTTCTGTGGTGCCAAGTCACTCCCTCAGGGCCTTTGGCAGTTGCCAGACCCAGCGGCCTTCGTTGATTCGCTCACGCACTACTTGCCCCACGCGCATCGAATTTTCCCGAGCAATCCGCCGCGCCTCGCTCGCCCCCTCCGGGAAGTGCGCAGCCACCAGGGGCTCGATGCTGGCCCGGTCCCGGAGCGGGAGCCCCAACACGTCGAGCATCAGCTTGCGGTAGCGGTCCCCGAACTCCTTGCCAGAGCGAGTCGGGATGAGCGCTGTCACCGAGTAGTCGCCGGCCGACTCCCGGAACATCCACCGGCCCTCTGTCAGCGTCTTGGGGGACAGGAGCATCTTCGTCTGCGGCACGAAGCGCTTCCTGGCGTTGGTGGGGAGCTTCGTCAGGATGCGGTCCAGCGCCCAAGCGACCCAGGCCCCAGGCCGGATGTCGTGCTCCAGGAAGACGTCCAGCGCGTCCTCGAAGTACTTCCGCGTCTCGCCGGCCATGCGGATGGGGCGGCACCTCCCGACACGGGACTCCACGGCTGAGCGGTACCACTTGGCGCAGAAGGCGAGCTGTGCGTCCCTCACCTTGTCCTCCGGGATGTCCTCGTACGTGGGCACCTTCGGGGGTGGTGGTAGCTGCGAGCACGTCTCGTCAGCGGTGGGGTGAGGAGGCAGCCCGTTGAGCCCCGGCAGGGTGACTCCGGGGAACGGGCCCGAGAAGGCCCCGAGGGCCTCTAGACGAGCGCGGGTGGCTGGGGTGCCGCCCTCCCCCACCTTGGGGGTTGAAAACAGCGAGGCGGGCCTCTCGCGGCCTTCCGGCAGGACTTCGCGGAGGGAGGTAGCGGCCGGCTTCTTGAGCTTTGGAGCCTTCTTGGGTGCCACGTTGGGGGCCTCTTCCGTTGAACTTTGAAGGGTGCACGCGGCGGGCTGTTTCGCCGCGTGCGTTCCCGAGCGAAGCGAGGGAACAAGCTCCTTAGAGACTTGTAGAGGGTAACTACTTAGGGGCGCCTCTTGATCGTGCCCCAGTTCGGCGCCTCTATCGTGGCCTGTCGGATTCAAAACGGCCTCGAACTTTTGGTGCTTTTCTTCGGCGCCGACTTGGCGTGGGTCCACCCAGTTCTCCTTGGCTCCTTTCTGGATGTTCGCTCGCGCGGGGAGCCATTGGTGGTTCTCCGGGCGCATGGCCTCAAGGACGTGAGCCTGTTGTGTGAGGTCGAACCTGGCCAATGGCTTCACATGGTCGATGTGCCAAGCGGAGCGTTCCCCGGGGCACGGTCCGAGCGCCTCGCAGATCGCCTGGTAACTGAAGCCGTGAATGTCGTCGAAAGCAGGCCTAGCTTTGCCGCTGGTGGCCCAGCTCCGGAAGGCGTTCGCCAGGTTCGCTCTGAGGCGCCGCGCAACTTCCTCTGAGGCGGTAGACTGGATTTTTTTGACGCCAGCACCCTCCCGTTTCCCACCGTGGTTCCGGCTGATTGGGAGCTTCATCACCGTTCCCCAGGTGTCTGTGGGGACGAGGACGTGCTCGCGGCCGGCCCACGCGCCTCGCACCTCCCGGACGTACACGCGGATGGGTGCGCCGGAGTCCTGCCTCTTCCAGACGAAGCCGAGGTCCCTCACCAGCCCCGCCTCCCGGAGGCGCATCAGGGCCCGCTGAGCGGTGCGCCGCTTGAGCTTGGAGAAGCCCTTGGCCCGGCAGATGCCTGGCACCGTGGCGGTGACGGTGCCGTAGTAGTCCCTCAGCCGGCAGAGGTAGCTCCACACCTGCACCGCCACGTCCCCCAAGCGGAGCTCGAAGCTCCTCCGCGGGATGCGCGCGTCCCCAACGAGGGAGCTCAAGGCGCCCCCAGTGGCAGCGCCCGCTGTTGGCTGTCCGTAGGAGCGGAGGGCACCAGGCTGACGACGGACACCTGGAACTTCTCCCGCTGGTAGGCGAGCCGGCGAGCCTTGGCGTGGCGCTCCAGCCAGGCCTCCCCCTCGTCCGCCACGTCCCACACCTCGAAGGTGTCCTTGCCGTCGGAGCGCCGCATGCCGCGGCCGATCCGCTGGAGGGCCGCGATGACGCTCTTCCCGCCCGAGGCAACAACAACGGAGCGGAGCTCAGGGATGTCCACACCCTCCTGGAAGATGACGCTGCTCACCAGCACCTCGGTGTCTCCGCGCAGCAGCCGGCGCACAGCGTCCTTCCGGGCCTGGAGGCTGGCGTCCCCCCAGATGAAGTCGCTGCGGAGGCTCCTGGCCTTGAGGGCCCTGTCGAACGCCTTGCCATGGAGAATCTCCTTCACGAAGACGAGGCATGGCTTCTCCGCCCGCGCCACGGCTGCCAGCAGCGCCCGGTTCCGCTGGAGGCTCCGCACCACGCCCTCGTCGTACACCTTGTTCCACTTCCAGCGCCGGATGAGCCCGTGTTGGTCCACCTGGCGGAACTCCTGCTTCACCTTCACCATCTTGATGAGGGGCTTCGCCAGGTAGCCTGCCTTGATGAGGCTGTCCGCGCGGTGCTCGTAGATGACGGGCCCAAGGCTCGCCACGGCGAACACCCCGCGCTTGTCCTCCCTGTCGAGCGGCGTGGCGCTGATGCCCAGGCGGAGGCGCGCGTTGGGCAGCGCCATCGACACCTCGTAGTAGCTAGCCGCCGGCAACGTGTGGGCCTCGTCCACGATGAGGCCCGTCCACGCCTTGAAGGACGCCAGGTGCTTCCCCTTCTTCAGTGCGGAGGAGAGGCTCTGGAAGGTGGCACAGGTGAAGTGCGCCTCCTCGTTCCAGGCCCCCTCCCCGATGCGCCCGGCCTTGTTGCCGGTGAGGGCCTCGTACCGCTCCGCCGCTTGCTCCATCAGGGTGGCCCTGTGGGCGAGGAAGAGCCAGCGCACCGTCGGGAAGCGCTGCGCGATGGCAACGGCCACGTTCGTCTTCCCGCCGCCAGTGGCAATCTGGATGATGCCGCGCTCCAACCGCACGGCCACCGTCTCCGCGTCGAGCTGGTAGCCACGCGCCGTCGAGCCGTCGGCCGTCAGTGGCGACGGGATGGCCACTGGGCCAGGGCCCCGCCCGTCGATGACTTGCGCCTGGATGCCGCACGCCCTGGCGCTCTCCATCACGCCGGGGAGGAAGCCGGCCGGGAAGGTGCTCTCCAACAGGTCGTAGAAGCGGACCCGGTCCACCTCCCCCTTGGCGAAGAGGCCTCGCTTGTCGCTGAAGGTGAGCCCGCTGTCCTTGCTCCGCAGCCACTCCACCTCCTCGTCGGAGGCGCGCGTCACCTTCACGTTCAGGTTGCCCTTGGTCAGCCACATGACAGCACCCCTCTTGCCCCCAGCGTTGCCCCTTTACCGCTTCCATCCATCCGGCCGCCGCCCGTCGAGCCGTACCGGCTTGGCGATCGGCCTCTGCCACACCTCCCTCGCCAGCGCCTTCTTGAGGTACCAGATGGAGTCCTGGAGCTCGTCGCGCCCAGCCAGTCTCCTGGCAGCGTCCTCTGCGGCCTTCCGCTGGAGCACCTCCTTGCTGTACCCAAGGAGGGCCCGCTTCACGCCTGGCTGCCCATCATTCGGGCCGCCTCCGGGCTGGTCTGCTTCAGGTAGGCGACGACGCTCCGCCACTCAACCCAGTGGGCGGCACCGAGGCGCTCCCCATGGACGGCACCAGCCTTAATCCAGTTGTAGATGGTCGGGAGGGTGAGCCCCAGGCGCGCGGCCACCTCCTTGGCGGGCACGTACCCCTTGGCGCGTAGCTTGTCCTTGATGTTGAGCATCAGCTTGCCTCCTTGCGCTTCGTGTCTTCCCCGAGGAGCACCATCAGCCCCGCGGCCATGTCTCCGCCCTTGCCCGCCGCCCTGCGCAGGCCCTTCTTGGCGCGCAGGAAGTCCGCCCGCGCGGTGAACTCCAGCTCCAGGAGGAATGGCTTCGTTGGCGCGTCCTCCGCTTGGTAGTCCTCGGCGGAGGGCACGGCCATGTCCGGCGAGAGAGCGGCATCGACGTCCTGGCTGACCGCCCCCATCAGGTCCCTCACCTCGTCCTCGTTGAAGCCCGTCACGGTGAGCTGCTCCGTGCTCCAGCCGGCCTCAGCGAGCTCCTTGAGGATGCTCCCCACCATCGTCAAGTCCGGCTCCCCGCGGAGGTTGTTCATCCCCACGCGGAGGGCCCGCTCCTCGTCCTCCGTCCCACTGGCCACGACGCAGGGCACCTCCCCCATGCCCAGCTTCCGCGCGGCCAGGAGGCGGTGGTGCCCGTCCACCACGGAGAACAGAGTCTCCCCGTGGCGCTCCGCGCCCTTCAGCGGGCGCACCAGCAACGGCTGGAGGAAGCCGAACCGCTGGATGGCCAGGACGAGCAGGTCGAACTTCTCCGTGCTCATCTGGTTGGGGTTGTCCTGCGCCGGCTGGAGGAGCTCCACCCGGATGTTCCTGCTGACGACGTTGCTCATCGTATCTCCTCGTACAGCGCTTGCGCCTCGCTGCTGCGCCGGGCTCGTCGGGTCATCTCCTTGCGGGCCCGGTACACCTCTGCCACGGGCACCGCCGCCTGGCGAGCGAGCTCGCTGGAGGTCACCAACCCCAGGGCCGCCGCCAGGCCCAGCTTCCCCTCTGTCGGGTCGAGCGGCCGCAGCACGTCGTAGACACGCTCCGCGAGCTGTCTGTCCTCCGCGAGGGAGGCCGGCGAGGGAGCGGTGGCGGCGAGTGTGTACAGCGGGTCTTCTCCGAGCGCTGTTGGGCAGGCGCGCTCCAACCCGTGCTGGGCCCTGTTGCAGACCCTGTCATCTCGGATTTCCCACCAGTGGCGCTGGACGCCCTTCAGGACGGCTCTGTAGCAGTAGGTCTTGAAGGGCCCCTTGTCCGGGTCGTACGTCTGACGTGCATCGAGGACGACGAGGACGGCCTGTTGGAGTAGGTCCTGCGCCACGTACCGAGCGATGGGCCTGCGCCGAAGGAAGTACTGCGTCGCTGCCTGGGCAATCTCCATGTCTTCCATTTTTGTTTTCCCTTCCCCTTTGTTTTCTTACACGATTTTCGGAGCACAGGCTACGGCGTTCCAGGGCCTCGCTGGAGCAGGGGGGAGCCGGTGAGGCTTGCCCCGGCCAACAGCGCCTTCCGGCGCGTGAGGCTCTTAGACGCCTCGCGAATCCGAGCCACGACGACACGGTCGTCCCGCCTGTCAGAAAGGAGCACGCTCTCGATGGCGAGCAACGCCCAGAGCGGCGTCCAGGCCTCGTTGGGTACGTGGCCCCAACGGATTGGCGGCCTCTGGAGCGGCGCCTTGGCCTCTGCGATGCGGGCGAGCTTCCACCCATCGCCTACCTGACCCCAACCGCGACGCTTCATCTTCAGGCGCCACCTGGCAGTCTGCGCCTCCGGCGAAGTCCGCCGCCCCTCCCGGGTGTCAGAGCCGATGTTGAGCTTGGGCTTGGCGATGTTGGGGTACTCCTTGTCCATCAGGGCGAGGAGGCGCCTGGCCTGGAGGCGCACCTCATGCCGGGCGTTCCCCCTGGCGATGCGCCCCTGCTCCTTGTCGAGCCTCCCCAGGTTCACCGCCATGGCGCGGACCAGCCCCCGGAACTGTGGGTCGTACGATGCCAACCTCATGGTGCTTCTCCTCTCGTTGGGAGCTGAAGCGCTCCAGCAGGTGCCCCGGGAACCGCCCGGGGCACCCATGCAGGGCTCAGACCTTCCGCTTGTACTTGTCGCTCCACCGCTCCAGCTTCTCGATGGAGCCCTTCACCGCCTCCGAAAGCTGGGCGTCATCCCAGTCCTCGTAGTGCTTCCGCCCGCACGCCCCGCACGCGCTCTCCTTGACGTTGAGGTGCGGCACGAGCACCTTGAGCTCCGCCACTGCTCGACCCAGGAGCTTCGTGATGACGTTCCTGCGGGCGACGGCAGCCTCCGAGTTGGACTGCGCCGGGAGGACCTCCATCACGTCCTCCTCATCGAGGTGCGTCAGGTCGCAGGCTCCGGTGGGCCAGGTTCCATCTGGCTCCGGGAGCTCCGCCCACCAGCAATTGCTGCCAGGAGGGGAGACGCGCCCCTTGAGGCGCGCGTGCTCGCCAGACTTCAGCCGGACGACGTCGCCGGCCTTCACGGCGCCTCCTCTCGCGCCATGGCGATGAGGGCCGCCGCCGCCAAGTTCGCCTGGAGCTGCTCCAAGCGGGTACGCACCTCCTCCAGCTTCACCCCGAGGAGCCGCTCGTACACGCCCAGCTTCTCGGTGGCATCCTCGCAGCGGCCCACGCGCGTCTTGATGGCGCGTGTGCCCATGCCGTCCGCCGTCTGCGCGGCAGCAGCCAGCTCAGCCTCCATGGAGCCGCTGAACTGGTCCGCCTCCCGGCGGAGCGAGTCGAGGATGGCGTCCACGGCCTCACTCGACTGGAGCGCTGGAATCTCCGCGATGAAGGTGGCGGAGGCAGCGCGCAGGGAGGCAACAACCTTCCGCCAGATGGGGAGCGTCTGGCGCGGGATGAAGTACACCCCGCCCGTGTCGCGGAGGGGCACCGCCTGGACGTGCTTCACCATCTGGCAGAGCCACTCAGCGGTGTCGTACGCCTCCAGCCGGCGCATGTTGGCCCGGAAGGCTGCGTGAATCTGGTCTGACACGAGCGACGTCGCCCCGGAGTGCGACATGTCGAGGTAGCAGCCATCGGGGTGGACGTCGGACTTCACCAGCCGGACCTGGAGGATGACTTGGTACTGGAGCGGCGCGCTGGCGTCGTCCTCCGCAGAGTGCTCGGAGACGAGCGCGTACCCCTTGCCCGGGAGGGCGCGCATCAGGACCCGCTTGTCCACTTGGTCCTGCATCGCCCGCCGGAGGGCCACCTCGGGGGAGGGCAGGTCCGGGAGGAGCTTCTCGTCCATGCCCTGCGCCACGAAGGCTGCGCGGAGAGCATCGAAGTTGGTTTCCCCAGACAACCTCCAGAGGACGATTGCCCCGGCTGCGTCTCGGCTCACGTCGCTGATTGCCATCACGTCTGCGATTGCGTTCATTGTGTAGCTCCTTCCTCGTTGGGGACTTGAGCGTCCCAGCAGGGGTCCCGAGCAGGCTGCCTCGGTCCCCCCATGCGTCGCTCAACCTCCTGAAGCGCTCTTCAACACGACGACCTTCCCCCACTTCGCGGGGGCCTCGTTGGCGCCGGCACCACACACGAGCCAGATGGTGTTCATCCGCATTGGCTCCGGCCCAGGGTCCCCGATGTGCCCGTCCGTGCAGATGACGAGCACCTCCGGGCGCCGGGCCGCCTTGCAGGCAGCGTCGATGGCGGGCTTCATGTCCGTCCCGCCTCCGCCCTTCATGGCGGCCGCTGCCTCCTTCACATTGCGGATCCTCACCGCCGCGTGGACGTCAGCGTCGCAGGCGTAGAAGGCCACCTCCGCGCCAACGGCCGCCAGGATGCCCTTCACTTCCTGGAGCCCCTCCTTGATGGAGTCGTCCCCCATGGAGCCAGAGGTGTCCTGGATGACGGCCACGGCCGGGATGGGCATGCGCAGCGCCGGGAACACCGGCTTGCCGCTCCCGTACCCGATGGCTCCCTGCCGCCGCGACGGCCTGTCGTAGCGGTAGTCACCGGCACCAGGGCGGTAGGCGATGGCGTTGCGCACGACGCGCGCCAACTCCTGCTGCCAGGGTACCTGCGGTGGCCCCAGGACTTCCTCCGCCCAGCGCTGGAGGCCCGCTGGGACGGAGCCCCGGCCCTTGCTGGCAGTGTGCTTGCGGACGGCCTCAGCGACGGCGCGCTGAACCCGCTTCTGCTCCGCCGAGCTCTTCCCCAGCTCAGCCGGGACGCTGTCCTCCAGCTCCCCAGCCTTGTTGCCTGCCCCGGAACCACACCCTGCGCAGCCTCCGTGAGGCACTACAACGTCCCCCTCACCGGGGGCACCCTTCCCCTTGCCGCTCTGCGGCTTGCCGTCTCCGGGCTGCCTCTGCGCCATCCCGGCCTTGCCCTGGGGCGGAGCCTTCCGGCGCAGCGCCGCGTAGTACTCCTCTGCCAGGCGCCCCTCCGGTTGGCCGAAGTCCCCTGGGAGCACCTGGTAGTGAATCGACTGCCCAGCCAGGTCCTCGTGGATGAACTTCCCGTCCACCCTCGGGTACTTCGCGCCGGCCGCCACGAGGTCGTCGTCAATCTCGGCGTCAGCAGCGTAGTTCCAGAGCTTGGCGAGGTCCGGCTGCGCGGTGGCGCCGACCTGCTCTGCCCGCTGGAGGTGCGTCCGTACCCAGTGGCAGGCCTCGTGGAGGAGCGTCCAAGCAGCCTCCTCGACGCTCCACACCGCACTCAGCGCCGGGTCCCAGAGGAGCACCCCGCGCTTGGTGACGGCCATCGTCTTCAGCCCAGGCGTTTGGTGGGGCACGAGCCCCATCACCGCCGCGCTGAAGTACGGCATGAGCTGCGTGGCCTTGATGCGCGCCGCCGCGAACCAGCTCGCAGGGTCCTTCAGTGCATTTGCCATGGTTGGTTCTCCTTGTTGGGGGTTGGTTGGGGCTACTCGCTCCTGGCCACGAAGCCCGCCGCCGCCAGGATGGGCTGAATCTTGGCGAGGCTGGCGTACGCGCTCTTCCCGCTGGTGAAGCCCTTCTTGGCGAGCACCATGGCGGCATCCACGACGATGTCTGCGTTCTTGTCGATGACAGTGCCGATGATTTCCCACAGCTTCTCAGCCCGCTCCTTACGCTTGGGAGCCTTGTCCGGAGCGATGAGCGCCGCGCAGGAGGCGAGCACCGACACCGTGCGGTCCAGCCGGCGGACGTCGTGCTTGAACTCCGTGTTGCCGTCGAGCACGTCGGCCGGATCCGGCAGGTCAACCTCCTTGATGTAGGAGAGGAACTCCGCCGCCGCCCCGACGCCGATGAACGCCGTCAGGAGCTCCTCCTTGTCGGCCTGGTCGATGCGATGCAGCTCCGCGCCCGCCCACGCGCGGCACCCGAGCTCCCAGGTGCGGTGCGACGGCCACGCGCGCCCCGCCTCCGGGCTGCCGGACTTGGGCATCATGTGGAGCATCGACGGCTTGGCCGTGATGAAGCCCGAGACGAGCCCCTTGGCGCGGGCGAACGGCTCTGCCCACTCCTTCTCGACACGGGCCTCCAGGTCCGCCGCCTTCACCTTGATGGCGCCGGCCTCACCGCCGCCCAGCAGCCAGGCGCTCCACTGGCGCGCGTCCGGCTTCTCCCAGGCGAGGTGCCCGAAGCGGTTTGCCAGCGGGGGAGCGAGGTCCCAGCCGCCGGCCGCGTCACCCACCTTGTTCTGCGCCGCAAGGATGCGGACGGTGTGGGGCATCTTGTACTCCCCCACGGCGCCGTCGGTCGCCAGCCGGAGCATCGCGGCCTGCATGGCGGGAACGTTGGTGTTCAGCTCGTCGAGGAAGACCACCCCGCGGAGCGCCTTGGCCATGTCCAGCGCCCACGCCGGGGGCACCAGGCGGAAGCGGTCGTCCTCCAGGCGGGCCAGGCCGCCAACGTCCGTGGGCTCCCGGATGCTTCCGAGGATGACCTCGACCTTGAGCCCGTAGTCGAGCTCCACCTGCTCGACGATGTTCGTCTTCGCCGTCCCGGGCTCCCCCTCGAAGATGACCGGGAGGCCCCAGCGGCCCTTGCTGCCGGGGGTGAAGAGGACCACCTTCATGATTGCCTTGATGTCCACGGTGTCCGACCTTTCGTGCTGCGCGTTGGGAGCATGAGCGCTCCAGCAGGACGCCCAGAGCCTTCCTGGGCGCCCCATGCAGGGCTCACTCGAAGAACTGCGGGTTCTTGGTCTGGCGCTTCACCTCCGCCACCACGCCGTGGAGGAGGTCGTCGATGGCGGCCACCGTCACCGTCTCGGCCACCTGATGCCGCACGATGGCGAGGATGCGCGCCTCCACGATGGCGATGCGCATCGTGCTGGTGAGGTACTTGAACGCCCGCCCACGCTCGAAGTCCACTTCGAGGACTTCCTTGGCGAAGGTCCGCTTCTGGCTGGCGTTCCACATCAGAGCACCTCCTTTTCGTTCTGCACGGAGCTCTCCTCTTCGCCCATGCAGATTTCGCAGTGCTCCCGCTCTTCTTCTGGGTGCTCGCCGCAGCACTCAGCGACGTGGCAGCCATCGGCTTCTTCCCCCAACTCCACCAGCCGTGCCTCCGCTTCCTGCACTGAGAACATGCCGTTCTCAGTGCATCCTTCATCGTTGAAAATCCCAAATTCCGGCATGTGGTTCCTTTCCAGTTGTGGGGGTGTGGTGGCCTTGAGGCGCGCCCGGCTGAACGCAGCGAGCCACGTAGGGCCTGTCCCGAGGCAGCTCACGGAGGACAGCTCCGCGCGCCGCAGCCAGATGGTGCGCGTCCCACCACTGGCCTCCGCGAAGGCTTGCGGGCCGAACTCCCGGACCGCCAGGAGGGTGGCCTGCTTCGCCGTGAGGCGCTCTCGGCGGATTGGGCCGCCGAGCCGCGTGATGGCATCGGCCGCTTCCAGGGGCAGCTTCATGTGCACACCCGGATGCAGACGTAGCAGTTGGTGGCGGGGAAGCGCCGCTTGGCCTCCGCCCGGGCCGCCTTCTTGGCCTCGGTGTACGTGCAGGACGGAGTGACCCACCAGGGCTCCTTGTGGTCGTCGTCTGGGAAGGTGAACGCCCAGCTCCCGTAGCCGCGAGGATTGCCGTGGCTGAGGCGGTACTCGCTGGTGTCGAAGTCGATGGTCATGGCCGCCTCCCAACCAGACGCAGGACACGTTCGAGCTCGGCAACCAGCCGAGCCGCGTTGGTCTGCATGTCGCGGAGGTTTGCTACACAGTCCTCCGCCGTCTCGCAGGACTCGGCGTCGCTGCGATTCATCTCCAGCTCTTGCGTGCAGGCCTCCAGGTTGCTGTCGCCAAGCTCCTCCAACATCTCCTCCAACGACGTGCTGAAGCGCTTCCCGAGCGTGCTCATCGCAGCACCAGGACAGACTTGCGGCCGGGGCCGTCGTCACCGACCACCAGCGCGCAGTGGTAGTCGGACTGCACCACCGTCTCCTTCTCGCCACTGGTGACCTCGCGGACGATGGTGCTCTTCCAGTAGTCCCCGGATGGGACGGCGAAGTGGACCTTGGTGCCCGGGGGGAACGCCGACAGCAGCTCCATCAGCTCTTTGGCAGTCATGAGCGCACCCCAAGCACTGGCAGCAGGGCTGCGATGATTTTGCGAGCCTCATCGACCATGCAGTCGCCTCCGGGGCACGGAGCCCCGGGAGCAAGCGGCTTGGACTTGCTGCTCCAACTGTGGTTGTGGTCCCCGGTCAGCTCGTAGGCGTGCAGGGCTTCGGGCAGTGTCCGAATTGCACGCAGCACATCTGCGAGTGCCTCTCGGGCAGCTCGCTTGCGCTCGTCTGCCAAAATGCTTCCCATGCTTGTCATGACTGGCTCCCTTTCAACGAGTTGGTGAGGCGGCGAATCTCCGCCTTGGTCACAGCAATCGACTCGAACACTGCCGTCAGCTCCTCATCGCGCTCCGCCCGCTCTGCGCGGGACGAAACCTTCCTGCCAAGGAGCGCCGCCCTGTCAGCCTCGAACTCGGCCAGCGCGCCCCGCTCGGTGTCCAAGAGGCTGTTGATGGCCGTGATGCGGAGGACCGCTGCCTGCGCAGCAGCCGCCCGCTGGGCATCGACCTTGGCGCGGTACTCCGGGCTGGCCCGGTAGGCGCGCTCCTCTGCTGCGAACCGTGCGTCAACGACGAGGAGGTCCAGGAGGGCCTTCGCCAGGCCCTCCGGCATGGCGTTGATGGCCACGTAGGCCTTCTTGTGGCTGGCGCTCATCGCGCACGCTCCAGCGCATCGACCAAGCGGTAGTCGCCAGCGGCGCCCATACGTGCAGCTTGGTCGTGCTGCGCGTCCAAGGCCGAATCCACCGCGCACCCTGCGCAGGAGTCGATGTACCCATCGAGCCCTGGAACGCTCCAGGGCCGCGACCCGTAGGCGCCGCACCGGGGGCAGTCACCGTCAATCGGCCCCAGGCACTTGATCCTGGCCAATTCGTGCAAGGACAGCGTGCTCCACGGGGTTGCCGTGCTGTGTGCATCCATTTTGTTGCTCCTTGTTCGTTGGGTGCTCTTTTGCACCGCTGAGCAGCGGAGGCTGACTGCGCCTCCGCCGGCACGCGCTGCTGTTCGAGCTACTCGACTCGGCCACACGTCGCCGCGATGAGGGCGACGCACACCAGCACCGCCAGGGCGACCATTTCAGTCCTCTCCGCAGCAGGCCTTCGCGTCACGCAGCGTGTCGAAGTCCTGGAGGGTGGGCCGCCCGGCGACGGGGTGCCGTGCCGTGTCCCAGAGCACCCACTCCCGCTTCCAACAGCCGTTGCGGCTGCTGGCCATCATCCGGCTGTGGATGACGTAGCGCCCATCCGCGCTGGTGTACTCGACCTCGTTCCAGCCGCCTCGTGTTGCTGTCCGCTTCCAGGGTCCAAGGCTCATGGCGCCTCCTTCGTTGGTCGGCTTCATGTTCAGCCCTCCGCCAGGCTGCCATCGGGCTGGACGATTCCGTAGACGCGGCCAACAGCGACCTCACCGCGGTAGAAAATTGCGGCGACACCACCGTTGACCGTCACGTTCACCTGGACCCTGTCGTACTCCGGAGCCACCGGGGACCCGATGGTCGCCAGCCACAGCGCGGCCGCCTTCGCCGCCAGCCTCTGAGTCTCAAACAGCTTGTCGTTGCTCATGTGCTTCCTTTCGTTGGGTGCTGGATCGCACCACTCAGCCCGCGACCTCGTCGCGCTGCTGGGTGGAACGGGCGAGCTCTCGCTCGCCGCTCCGCTCTCTCGCCGGTCTTCCCTCCGTGCCCATGCACGCCCGCTGCAACCAACCCGCCCTCTGGGAGCCCTCCCGATCGTCGCCTCTTCGGCGCCTCGCGGTTGTTGGGACTCTTCCCAGTTTTACCCGGCTTCTATGCGGAGACTTCGGTGCCGAGCTGGACGCGGGTAAAGCCCCCGTCCGGCTTGTCCGCCTCCCCGGATGCCTAGTGGGCCGGGAGATGCGGGCGCTCAGTGTTGTCGGCTCCGGGTCGCTTTGGGGGGAGGTCGCGTCCGGGGGGAGGTGGCCGTTTCCGGCCTGCCTCTACCGCCCTTCCGCTTCCCGCCGCCCGCCGCCGCCCGCCACCAACAACAAAGGAAGTATCCCTCCCAAAAAGAAAAAAAGCAAACAAACTCAAAAAATAAAATAGGGCCAAGAACGCAGGGTCTTAGGAGCCCATGTGGAGCCGTCGAGCTCACTGTCGTGTTGGGCGGGAAAAAGCCCACTGGCCGGGGCAAGGTACTGTCATGCCTCTAAAACGCTCTCCGCAGCAGATAGGACGACTCTCCCGTCGTAAGGGTAAGGCCCATGAGCAAGCTGTCGCCCGGGCCCTCCGCGCTGTCTTCGGCGCAGGGGTGAAGCGCGGCTGGCAGGCGCGCGAGGGGGATGACGCTCCTGACATCGACGGCACCCCCTACTGGGTGGAGGCGAAGTGCGGCCGCCGGGTGAACTACCAGGCCGCCATGCAGCAGGTGGTGGACGCCAAGGAGAGCGCCCTCCGGAAGAAGGATCCGCGCGCCACACTCCCGCCGCTCGTCGTCGGGCGGGACGACAACGGGGAGGCCTTCGCGCTGCTCCGCTTCGAGGACTTCGTCAAGCTCCTGCGGACAAATGGCGAAGTGCCCGCAGCCGGCACACCCGGAGTAGCTACTACCCCTGTGGCGCGGCCGGTCGAGGAGCTCACCCTGGCGCAGCCGCCAGGCCGGTGAGCCCGCCCGTCGTCTCCCCTTCAGACGACCCGCGCTGGGCGCTCTCCACGTCGCCCATCAGGAGCGACCGTTGGGAGCGCCGCCTGGCGGTGGGGGACCTCTCCTGCCACCTCCGCTGCGAGCGCGTCTTCAAGATGAAGGGGCGCTGGGGAGCGCGTGTCGGAAGGGGCAAGGACGTCTGGATGTGGGAGCTCATCCGCACCGCCTGGAGCATCTCCGCCGGCAGTGCGGTGTCCCTCGTCCAAGCGATGGAAGACGCCAACAGGGCCTTCGACGCAGCGGAGGCAGCCTTCCGGTTCAGTGGGCGGACGCCGGACTACCTCGACCAGGACTAGCTCCCGGCGTCGAGGCTCCCAGCGTCCCGGGGGCCGCAGCGAATCCAGGCCTCGTCCTGCCAGCGCCGGGAGGCCTCCAGGGAGCCCGCGAGGCGCGCCCCAGGGCCAGGCAGCAGGCAGCCGGCGAAAACAGCAGGGCAGCCCGTCTCCGGCCCCTCAACGGGCACGGGGAGGATGGCCGGCGGGGGCTCCTTCAGGCACTCCCGGGCGACCTCGACCCGGACCGGCTCAGGGCACGGTCGGGCCGCCGAGCAGCCGGCGGAGGCGATCGCGCACAGCAGCAGGGTCCGCACAGGCAGCGACGTCCTTCTCCAGAATCTCAATCTCGGCATGAAGCCTCCTCACGACGTCTTCCAGGCGAGCGCTGTCGTCCTTCCGGGCCGCCTCGGAGAGCTGAAGCCCTGTGGCATTGGCGTCCGCGTCGCGCCTGGCCTGGACCGTCTCGCCCTTGGATGTGGCGAGCTCCGCCTGGATGCCGCGGAGGCGCACCCACATGACGAGGGTCGCCACTGCGCCGGCCAAGCCGGTCGCGAGAAGGGCCCAGCTCAAGGCGCCGCGGGGGCCGGAGCGCTTGGGGCCGCGGGCGGGGACTTCCGCGCCTGGAACCACTCCAGGATGTCCTTGCCCATCTCCCACAGGGCCGCGCCCGTCACCGCCACGGTCAGGATGGGCTTCACCAGCGTCCAGTTGACCGGCTCCCCGGCCATCAGGGCAGTACCGCAGCCGCCGGCCACGGCCGTCGCGATGTTGAGGAGCCAGCCGCCCGGCTTGGTGTCGAAGACGAACCAGAAGGGCTTGTCCCACAGGGAAGCGTCCGGGATGAGCTCGTGCAGCTTCTTCCCGTAGGTGCGGAGCAGGCTCACCACCAGGACGAGCAGGGCAGAGGCCGCCGCCCACCAGTTGCCGCTCTTGACGCTGGTGAAGACGAGCTTGACGAAGCTGACCGGGTTCTCCAGGGAGGGGGCTGCTGCGGCCGCGCCAGGGACGGCCAGCGGGTCCGCCGGCAGGACGACGACGGTGCCTGGCTCCGCCAGGGACAGGTCCCCAGGGCTGGCCGTCGGGGCGGGGGCCGGCATCGGCTGGGCGAACGCGAAGGGCGAGAGGCCCGCCACGAGGACTGCTGCGAGGATGAGGGCGGTCTTCATGGGGCCGGAAGCTAGGGGCCCCCGAAGGCACCGTCAAGGATGGCAGGGAGGAGCTGGTCCAGCCAGCGCGAGCCTGGGTCCTCCTTGCGGCCCTGGTCGAACATGACGTGCCCGTACCTGCACACGTCGCGAATCAGGCCGTACTTGAGGTGGAGGGCCTGGACGAGGCGCCCCGCGGCCTGCTGCTGGTCAGCCGGGAAGTCGTCGAAGAAGGCATCCCCCACCTTGATGGCCCTGGAGGCGTCGAGCTCCAGGCGAGGGTCCGGCAGGCGCAGGGCCACGACAGCGGTGGGGTTGCTGTAGAACGGCCAGCAGTAGAACTTCCCTGCCACCTGGACGAGGCGCCCCGCGTTCTCCAGCTCCACGCCCACCGTCACCTTGTTGACGTTCGCCACCAGGCGGCCGCCTGCCCACGCGGTGGCGTCCCACTTCCCGTCCGGGCCGACTGTCGGGGGAGCCCCGATGCGGCCAGGTCGTCCGACGTGCCAGGAGCCCTTGGTGAAGGGGATGGACTGGAAGACGCGCCCGTCGCGGGCGATGAGGACGTGCCAGCTCGCTGCCCGGTCCTTCGCCTTGTCGTACTCCCGAATCTCATTCACCGTCGCCACGGCGAACTCCGGGGAGCGACAGCGACCACCCGTCCAGTGCCAGACGATGCCCGCCGGCCCCTGCCCGTCGAGCTGGGTGACGCGGGTGGAGGGGACCTTGATGACGGGCGGGAGGCCCTCCGCCGCTGCCTGTAGCCAGCCTGCGGAATCGACCATCACGGGAGGGTGGCCGCCGCCTCAAGCCGGAACGGGGAGAGGGGCACCACCGCGTTCCGCACCCCGCCCACTTCGTGCCAGACGTCGTAGACGTACTGGCCGGCCGCGAAGCGCTTGGTGTCCGCCGGAAGGACCGCAAAGGAAGCCGCCCCAGCGGCCAGCGTGGCCGTCTTGACGAACACCTTTTGGGCGTCCTCCGGCTTCTTCTTCAGCGTCCAGGTGAGGGTGCCGGCCGGGGCATTCTGCCCGCTGGGGAGCACCACCCTGAGCCGGAGCGTGACGTTGCTCCCAATGGGGAAGGAGAGCGCCAGGCGCGGGTTCTCCGGCACCCCGCTGGAGCGGGGACCACCGTCCTCCAGTACTCCAACGAGGTCGATGACCATGGGGCTACTCGAAGAAGATGGAGCCGTAGGTGTTGGTGACGAGCTTGGGGCTGGCCGCCCGCATGGTGGCGTAGTCGGAGGCAGTGCCGTCGAGGCTGACTTCGGTTGTGCCTGTGAACGTGGTGCTCGTATCAACCCGCGCCTTAGCTCCAAACGAGAGCTTGAGGGCAGTCGTGTTGCCTGTCCCAATTACGGCTCGCAGCCAGAGCGCGCTCGTCCCTTCCAACTGGATACCAATCGCGTTGGCCGACACGTTGACGCCTGAGAACTGCGCGGAGGCGTATGGGAATCCCGGGCTGTTGATTGTCGATGTCCAGCCAACGGTGGTGCAGTTTCTAATGGTGTTCTGGAGGAACTGTAGATTGAAGCTGGAGCCGACAAGCCAGCCCGATGCTGCCCCATCGACGATGACACCCTGCGCACTTCCAGCCTGAATCGCCGTGGCGTTGACACCCTGGTTTCCGCCCTTGAGGAGTGTCGAGGACACTGACATCCCTGCGCTGGCGTCGTTGAGAAGAACGTGGGTCCCGACACCGGTAGGCATGACGCTGGACAGGTTGCGGATGGAGATCAGACCATTGCGCTCTCGCGAGGTAGTGGTGATTCCATTGGAGCTACCAGCCGCCCCGATGACCTGAACACCCGTCACTTGGAGCCTGGCTAAGCCGCTTGCGAGCCCGATGGGCATTGCAGTGCTCGTCTCCAGACCGACCTTGAATACAGTGTAGAAGTTGCCCCTGTTGTTGATGAAGGCCAAGCCAGTCCCTGTTGGATAAGAGGTTGCGACGGATGAGAACGACGTGCCGGGGACCGGGCTGAACGCCTGGTTCACCCGCGTAACGGACTGCTGGATTTCGTAGCCCATGCCAGCGTCGAGGTTTGTCGCCGTTGCCCCCGCCGCCAAAGTTACCGTCGTCGCGGTGTTGTCGATGATCGGCCACATCGGGACCGTCACCTCGTTGTAGTTAGCCGGGACCTTTGAGACGACAGCAAAAAACTGACCAATCAGCCCTCCGTCTGCCCAGTTCTGCGTTGTGTCAGTGATGACTGGCATGGCGGAAGAAGCCTGGGGGAGCACTGATGAAATGAGCCCACTGCCCGTCCCAGCATCCGGCGGAAACATACCCATCTTGCCCCGTAGTTCGAGGTTCGGAATGCTGGCGTCTGGGTTGACGCTGACAGCCGAGTTGAAGCCGTTGATGTAGGCCCCGACAAATCTGGTGATGCCGCCGTCCTCCAGACCAAGGAGCTGGACGGTCTGGTGGTGGTAGAGATTCTTCGGCACCTTGTCGTAGGCGCCCTGAATCGTCTTGCACGGCCGGTTCGGCTGGAGGCAGTCGAAGCCGTCGCTGCCGCCGGGGCCAACCCAGTAGGTCTGGTCCTTGGTGGTGACAGAGTCGGGCGGCATCCCGACGAAGGGCTGTGACTGGCCGAGGGCCAGCGCGACGAGGAGGGCGATCATGGGTGCTCCGAGGGTACTACGGGTTGGCGGGGTGGATGACTTCAGCGAAGCACTGCTTGATGGTGGCCGTCTTCGCCGCGCCAGTGGTGAGCGTGACGTTGATGAACTGCTGGGCGGTGGTGCTGTTGAAGGTGGCCGCCGTGCCTGCGAGGACGTTGGTGGCGAGGTTGATGAAGCCCGCCGCAGCGGCGCTGTTGATGATGGTGCATTCACCAACGTTGGTGGCCGCCGCTCCGAGGGTGCGAATCGTCACCTCGATGGTGGCCCGCCACTCAGAGGCTGCGGCGGTGCCGATGGTCGAGGTGAACGTCTGGATGTTGGCGTCCGCCGTCGTACCAGCAGTGCCGACCTTGACGTTGAAGACGTTGGCCGCGACGCCGACAGCCGCCGCCGAGCCGCAGATGGTCCACTTCAGGGCCGTGCCAATCTGGAATCCCTGGGGAGGGACCGCGATGAGCGAGCCAGTGATGAGGGTCGCCGTGGCCGCCGCGATTGCCTGGTCCGCGATCGCAGCCGCCGATGTGACTGACGCGTCCATGCCTCCGTTGGTGGTCCAGTCGAAGTAGGCCCCTCCCTCGACGACAGGGACCGGAGCACCGTTCCCGAGCTGATACCTCAGCCAGTAGTGGGGCTGGCTCATCGCCAGGAGCCTGGCTCCCGCATTGTTGACGCCCATGACGCTGACGCCACCAGCGCCCGCGTCGCCGTCGTTGAAGACGTTGTTGCGCGAGGCCAGCGTTGCCGAAACGATGCTGCCGTTCAGCCGCACGCCTGGCTTGCGGATGCGATTGATGGCCCCGTCGTTGGTGGCAATCCCACCGTTGATCATCATCTGGTTCGCGATGACGGAGTCGCTGTTGGCGTACTCGATTGCAGCAGGGCCCCAAGTTGTACCGTGCGAGAGCTGGAGCATCGTCATCGAGCCGCAGCAGGTGTTTGCCGCCGTGCCGCCGCCCAGCTCGATGCACTCCCCGTTGCCAGGCACAGCCTGGACGACGTTGCCGCCGTTGACTGTCGTTGGAGTCAAGACAACGTCTTCCAGCGCCACCACGCAGCCGGTCAGCGTCACAGAGCCGCCACCGCCCGTGTACCGGACGAGGGTGGGTGCTCCCACTGTCGTGGCCGTCCAGAGGTAGCCGCTGGTGGGAAGCGTGTTGGCTGCGACAGTCAGATTCTGCGGCGTCGTCGTCAGGACGACTGCGCTCGTCATCAGAATCGGCGTCGTCATAGCGACTGCCGGGTTGTCGAGCTGGCGCGAGCAGAACTGATTGATGCTGAAGCGGGTGGTGTCCTTCGCCTCTGTCGGCGTGGTGCCGATGTCTGTCCAGATTCCGCAAGCGAGTGCGTCGATGATGAACAGGTTGTGCAGGTTGAAACCGTGGCACGAGTAGAGCTTGAGCCCGTACAAGGCCTCGTTCTGGTCGCCGTTGCGGCAGTCGATGGTGAGGTTCCGCACCGAGACGCCCTTGAGGGACTGGACGCCAGTCGGGTTGAACTCGAAGAAGCCGCCGAACCCTGTGGCTCCGTCCGAGTCAGTGCCCCACCAAGCGAGACGGGTGCCACCAGCCTTGGTGTAGTCGCCCGAGTCTGTCGTCCAACTGTTGGAGATTCCCTCGATGACGGCAGCCTTGTTGAAGACGACGCGGCTGGTGAATCCGTAGGCGTTGGTCGCGCTCTGCCCGAAGAAGATGTGCGTGCCTGGGTACACCGCGTTGTTGACGGTGCTCACCATCAGCGTCGTCGCAGCCGCGTTGTCGGTGCCGAACGAGGTGCCCTTGTTGGAAACCGTGGTTCCTGCGTTGGCGTTGAGCGTGACGATGCTCGTCGATGTGAAGCTCAGGATGGTGGTGGTGAGCTGCACCCCGGCAGCTCCAGCCCCCGCCACGGTGATGCGCTTGCCAACGTCGCCAGCCACGAACGGTGCGCTGGTGGCGCAGGTGAGCGTGGCGAGCCCAGAAGTCATGGCCCCGTCGAACACCGTCGCCAAGTCTCCGACGAAGCCGAAGTCCGCGACGGCATCGTAGAACTGCCCCATCCGCTTCTTGTCCGTCGTGGACATCAGCCCCTTGAGGCTGGTGGTGGCCTCATCGAGCATCGCCGTCGTCTGTGTCGGCGTCAGGTTTTCTACAGAGCCCGTGCCTGCCGTTGTACGCCCGTGGATGACCGGGGCAGTGACGTTGACCAGCATCGCGTTGGTGACCGAGTTGGCTGGGGGCGTGCCGTTGAGCAGCGTCACCACCGCCGAGCTGTCCTTCGTCGCCGGGTAGCCGCTGACGGAATCGACGAAGAGGACGTGCTCCCCAGCGGCAGGCGTCGCCACAGTCGCGATGACCTTGTCGGGGAAGGTGATGGTCTGGTTCAGGTCGGCCATGAGGTCACTTCACTCCCACAAGAGCACCCCGGAGGTCGAGGCCCCCCTCCAAGCGGATGCCGAGCTTGAAGAGGATTTGCTTGTCCACCGGAGTCGAGAACACCGTGGCTGCTGGAATCGTGGTCGGAGGAGTCGTGTCCACAGCCACGGTCCCGCCGGTCGATGGGATGACGATGCTCGCGGCCATTTAGGTGATCTCCTGCGCCAGGACCGTACTCGACGATGCACCCTCGCGAATGGCGAAGATGTCTCCTGTCGGGACGTGCGGCTCGTTGAGGATGAGCACCGCTCCAGCGACGAGCTGGAGGCCGGTGGTAGCCGTGACAGCAGCAATCCCGACTCGCACTGTCTTGGTGCCTGTGTTCTGGATGAAGGCCGTCTTGCGGCTGGCGTTGGAGGCCAGTACGAGGACTGCGGCAGCCCCAACGGCAGTCTCAGCCCCGTTGGCCAGCGTCCCCGTGGTCGCTGCCTGGTCGCTGGCGATGACGACGGGCGTGGAGGCCGCCATCGTCTTCTGCCCGAGGGTGTTGATGCGGCCCGTGAAGGTGGCTTCTGCCAACCGGGTCGCAAGCGTCGCCTCTGTCGCCGCGCCAGTCGGCAGAGGGAGGGCCGCCGCGCTGACCGGCTGCGTGGCCTGGAAGAAGGTGCCGCTGACAGGCTGAGTGACCGCGCTCCCATCCGTCTTCAGCGCCCCGGTGGCACTGATTGAAGCGACGTTGACACCGCCAGAGTCCACGAGCTTGAAGGGCCACGCATTCGCCACCACAGCGGGTGTGCCCTGGTCAACCGGCCCGGCGGTGCCCCCGGTGATGAACAGCGGGTTGGTGACGGTCCCGAGGGGGTCAACACCGTCGCTCAGCCGCACCCACCAGGGAGCCGTGACGAGCCCGGCAGGCCCCTGCGTGACGGTGCCCCCGCCACCGCCAGAGCCAGAGACGCGGAGCCCGAAGATGCCCCCGCCAAGGTCCTCAACGGAGGCTGTGAAGCCCGAAACCGGGTCGAAGATGCTGACCGCGTTCGAGCCGCCGTCCATGCCTGGCATGGGCTACCTCCTTGTCAGGCGGACTGCGCTTCTGGCACGAGGCTCAGGGCCGCGCGCTTGATGTTCCCGGTCTGGAGCTCGATGGAGTCCGCCCCGCCGAGCTTGTAGCGCTCCGCCATCTCCTTGGAGAGCGCCTCCCGAGCGAAGGCGTGCTCCGCCTGGGCCTTCTGGATGCCCTGGAGCGCCATCGTCAGGTTGGTGGCCTCAGCAGCGAGGCGCTGTGCGCGCTCGCTGTCGTACTTGATGCGCAGAAGGTCAAGCTCGGAGAGTGCTGTGGGCAGGTCGCTCATGGTGCAGCTTCGTATCACGGCTCCCGAGAGATGGCCCAGACGTACACGGCAGCCACCAGAGCCGCGGACAGGGCTCCGGCCGCCATCGGGATGGTCTGCTCGTGCGCTGCGCCCCACACGCAGACAGCGGTGGCGTTGGCGCAGGCCCAGCCAGAGATCCAGAAGCGGGTCGTCTGCCAGCCGGTGCGGAGCTTCTCCATTGATGGCTTTTGGTAGAAATGGATGGGCATAGGGCTAGACCGTGGTGGCCATGACTTGAACGAACTTTGAGCCACCGCCAGAGCCCACCCGGCGCACCCACAGCTTGCGGCGCGCGTGCTCGCTCCAATGGATGACGGCAGAAGGGCCGGTAGAGTTGAGCCGTGCATGCACGTTCACACCATCGAAGCTGACCTCCAACACCGCGTTCGACTCGTTGAACACGAGCTGCTCCCGTGACTCGAACTGAAACTCGACCAGCGATCCCGCAGTTGTGAACGCAGTCACCGCCCCCACATCGAATCGCTGGTAGAAGTCAGCCAAGCGGCGCTCACGCCAGCGTGAAGGCGGAGATGCGCGCAGTGGAGGCGCCCCCGCTCTGCTTGAACCAGATTTTGGTCCGCTTCGTTGCCAGGGCGAGATTCGGATTCCGCCGCGATGACGCGCCCGTGGTCGTTCACCCCATCGAAGCTGAAGAAGAAGCTCCCCGCCTCCGAGCGGAGCAGGAGCGTGTCAGGCTCGAAGGGGAGCGTGACGTCCGGCGCCGTGGTGTAGGCCGCAGGGGCAACGACAGTCTGGGACTGAGCGGGCATGAGGCTCTCCTATCAGATTTCGGCTTCAGCAACCCAGTGGCCCTTACCGTTGGGCGTGGCTGCTCCTGGGGTGTAGTTACCACCCGTGTTGTTGAGAACGGAGAAGCCTTCCTTGCTGATGGTGCCCGCGACGGAGGCCTTCACCGCGTCGAGGTCCCAGGAGTTCACACCGCCCGCGGAGGCATCGTAGACCGTGACCGTCGGCGTCGCCCACTTGGACACCTTGAAACGCGGCTGGGAGCCCATAGGCCAGGTGGCCGCGTTGGCCGTCAGGAGCACGGAGATGAACGTCCTGTGAGCGCCGTTGTTGGTCGCGGCGGTGGGAGCGGTCTGGAGCTCGTAGCTCTTCTCGTAGTACCGGAGGCAGGCCTCGTAGTCGGACTGGAGGTCGCCGCCGAACCAGATGTACGGCTCGCCGGGAATCGGGTTGAACGGTGCCGCCGCGCCAGCGTCGAGCACTTCCACGCCGGCCACCCAGAAGGACTCGTCCGCGCCCGCTGCAACCGCCGTTGGCGTGTGGGTGAAGACGATGGACATGGTGTTGGCTGTGGTGGGCACGATGGCGGAGCTGATGAACGTGAACTGCGCCCACGTCCCCGTTCCCACAGCGATTCCGTCCGGGCCGGAGATGATGGAGGAGCCGGTGTACCCGGCGACGACGTTCTCCGTCTCAGCTCCAGTGCCGGTGAACAACGCCACGTCGAGGGTGCCATGGAAGGTGTTCGCCCCGCGCTTCACCCAGCAGACGATGCGTGTCCGCCGGCCGCGGAGGTTCTGCACCACGTCCCGGTCGATTTCCTGGATGAGCTGCCGCTTGCTCGTGTCCACGTCGAGGAACGGGCGTTGCTGGCGAAGGGCGTACCGCGTGTGCCCGGGGAGGCCCGTCGTCTGTTGGTCGATGACGGTGTTGTCCGCCGTGGCGTCGCCGTAGCCGTACCAGTGGTCGGTCGTGAAGATGCGAGTGCCTGGTGGGGTGACGGTGAACGTCGTCCCGCGCTGCCAGAAGTCGAAGCGCCCGTTGATGACCGCGTTCCGCGCTCGGTACTCGTTGTCGGAGTACGCCTTGGTCACCGCGTCCTGCGCCGTCACCGGGTCCAGCACGCTCTGGATGGCCCGCGGACCACCAACGGAGATGAGCTCCCCAGTGGAGAGGACCTGCCAGCGCTGAACGCCATTGGTGATGAACGTCATCGCGTCAGCGTTGCTCGTCCCGAGGATGCCTGGGATGGCGAAGCGGAGCGCTCCGAGCTGGTCAACGCTCACCATCAGCGCCGCTGCCGAGCTCATCCACTGCTGGAGGTCCGCGCCGGCCGCGAAGCCGACCACCTGGAGGCCAACCGTAGCCGCATCGCCCTGCTTGATGCGGAAGGGCGTCGTGATGCCGGTGGCGTTGGTGCCGTCCACCCGGATGGCGTTGGTGAGCGTCCCTGGAGCCCCCAGGATGACGTACGCCCTGTCGATGGGGGTGATGTCCTCCCCGCCCATGCCCGCGTACCAGACGTCGAACGTGGCCCCCGCTGTCATGGCGGAGCCAACCTTCCGCTTCACCGTTCCGGCGGTGAGCGACATGGTGGCCGTGTCCGAGACGTACACGGAGTCCCCGACGACGGCCACGCCGGCCCCAGTGAGGGTGGCGTACCGGCCCAGGAAGCGGACCTTCATCAACCCGAGGCTGGCCACGGAGGCACTGCCGTCAACCCCGCCCTCGCAGACGACGAGGGGCTCGTCCACCTGGGCCAGCGTCGTAGCCAACGCCTTGCTGAAGCCTGGCAACGTCTCCTGGCCTGGCAGACCGGACTTGATGATCGAGCTCGCCGTTGCTCTGAGCACATCTCCGCGTGCGAGGGCACCACCGGAGGCGTTCACCCCGACGAAGATGCCGGGGTCGCCCAGCAGTGTGTCCACGCGTCGGAGGTACCCATTGTACGAGGTGGACCAACCATCGGCGCTGTCCACCTCCGTCGTCTCGCCGGCTGCCGGGATGCGCTCCAGCGTCTTGAGCTGCTTCACCGCGCAGATGACACGGTTCTCCTGCTCCGTCACCGCGCCCTGGTTGACGATGAGCCGGAGGAGATAGCTGCCCTCCTTCTTGGGCGTGAAGGTCGGGTTCTGGACCGACACCGAGGAGAGCGCGTCGAGCGCCCCTGGCGGCTGGTCGAGGATGCTCCAGGTGTACGTCGTCTCACCACCAGCGTTCTGGTTGTCGAGCTGGACGAGGACGTTCAGCGCCAGGGCAGCGTTGCTGCCAGGCACCGCGTTGACTGTGATGAGGGCCTGGGCCACGGGGGCTCCCTGCTACCGCTTGAGGTTGAGGTTGATGGAGAAGTTGAAGGTAGCGCCAAGGCCGTTGTCCACCACGCCAGCGTTCATGTGCTTGGCGTTGAACTGCACAGCGGCGTAGGGCTGCCCGATGGCAACCTTCGTCACCGGGTTGGCGCGGGCAGCGTTGGCCATGAGGCCTTGGATCGTCGCGTCCACGACCCCTGTCGAGAACACCGCGTTGACGACGTAGAAGACCGCTACCGCGGGCGGAATGTAGATGACCGGGAGCGGGTGGACTGCCCCGCCCAGCGAAGCGAAGGCCCCGCCGCCGATGACGTACAGCGTGGCCTCCGCGCCGGCTGTCGTGGCGGAGCAGACGACGATCGCCTTGTACCCAGGAGGCGCATCGAGCGTGACGAGGGTCGGGGCCGCAGATCCGCCCGTTGCGACGACGGCAGCCTCCGCCGAGACGGTGGTGAGCCCGTAGGGGGAGAGAATGACGCGGAGGTCCTTGATGACGTCCGCGTCGAGCGTCACCACCGCGGAGCCGACAAGCACCTCACCAATCTTGATGTACCCGGCGGTGGTCGCTGGGGCGACGGGCACGACGCCAGGGACGCCGGTCTTGTACCCAATGGCCCCCGTGCTGTTGGTGGGTGATGCCACCACGCTCACGCTGCCGTCGGCCTTCCAAGAGAGCGTCTTGTTGACGCTGGAGGCGACGAACGCCTGCGAGCCAACATCGAACACGTCGCGGGAAGTGGAGTCCGTGAGCGTCCTGGAGTTGAGCTTCACCTCGATGATGTCGATGCGGCTGTTGGGCCCCGCGGGCGCCGCAGGCACCGTGATGCTCTGCTCAGCAGTGAGGAGCGCCGGCTTGTAGCGCGCGAGGTCGTTCAGGCCGACGACGCTGCCCACAGCGGCGGTCTGCGTGGATGTGTCCACCAGGAAGCCCAGACCGGGCTTGAGCACAACCGTCATGCCGAGAACGGAGGCCGGCGCCGGGAAGAAGCCCGCGCCGATGAAGCCGCTTGGCGGCACGGAGGCAGAGTTGGCGTCCACGTTGGACGCCCGCGGGAGCATGAGGCGGTCAACGAGCTCGCGGAGCGTCTGGTCGAGGTACGACTCGGCCATGTTGATGTCAGAGGACAACGGCCTCTCAAGGAAGTTGATGACCTCGCGGTCGAACGGGCTGTTGGACATGGTTCTATTCTCCCTGGAGCTCTAGGACTGCGACCACGCCAGCCGCCCGGATGCGCTGAAGGGTGGCGTACAGCCGGCTGTATACCGCGTTCTTGCCATCGTCGAACCCATCCCAGCAGCCGGGCCCGAGGAAGTCCGTGCCAAGGTCCGCTGGCGCCACATCGTAGCTACCCAGGGAGCGCTTGCCGACAGCGCTGAGGAGGTCGAAGGCATCCACGTCCACGGGGCTCGCCGGGGAGCTTTGCCACGGGAAGCCGCGATCCGTGACGGGCTGGAGGTTGGGCACCACGACGATGAAGGCCCCGCGGGCGATGGACTCGTCCAGCCAGCGATTGCGGTAGGGCGTCGGGTCCCGCGGGTCGTCGTAGACGAACAGGTTGGGGTCGTAGTTGCTCCCCGGCAGCGGCAGGTCGGCCGGCGCATCCCAGCAGGTCTGGAAGGCAACGTCCCACGTCTCGATGAAGGCGTATGAGAGCCCGAAGGGGAACAGAATCTGCTGGAGCGCCCGGTCAACCGCGTTGGGGCTGATGTTGTCCGGCAGCGCGCGGATGCGCCCACGGTACGAGTCGTCGAGCTCGCCAAGGGAGCGCGCAATCTGCCTGTCGGCCCCATGCTCGTCGAGCGCTGCGTCTCTCCCGCCGGTCGTCTCGATGGGGTGGCGCACCAGGATGGTGATGTCCCCGTAGTCCGGATCCTCGACCAGGGTGTCGATGGTGTCGATTTCCCCTGGGAGGCTGGTGCCGTCGAGGGTGAGGACGATGCCAGGCTCGTTGTACTGGTAGCCCGGGCGAGTCGCTTGGACACCCACCAGGAAGGGCCCAAGGTCCGCCGCCAAGAAGGTGATGTCCTCCGTCGTGGAGTACGTCCTGCCGCCGCGGCTGGAGCGGACGACCGTACCCTGCTTCACGATGACGGTGATGCCGTCCGAATGCACAGCGGGGCGGTAGAGCTCGACGGAGCCCGTTGCTCGCGCTGGCCCGCTGGAGGAGAGGATGTACCCACTGGAGCCAAGGTTCTCCACGGCCAGGGAGAGCCTGGCGCCGACCTGGGACATGGCTTGGACGAGCTCCCAGCCAGGCCCCGGGTCCTTCAGCGGAGCCGTGTAGTGGTTCGGCAGCACCCTCTCGATGAGCTCGATGATGTCGTCCTGCGTGAACGCAGTCACCGCCCCAGGGAGGGTGGGGGAGGCCGTCGTCCCGCCGGAGGCGGGTGGCCGGACGAGCTTGGAGAACGGGTCTGCCACGGCTCAGACGAGCGTCCAGGCGTAGTTCACGCTGGAGATGGGGTTGAGGTTGCCGGACGTGTCCACGCCCATGGGGACGAGCTTTGGGCTCGCGGGCCAGCCCTCCTGGCGGAGGACGGTGAAGCTGAAGCCATTGGCGATCGCCGTCTTCACGTTGCCAACGGAAGCCGGGTAGCGCTGGGAGAATGCGTCCCCGTCATGGACCACCTCGTACACCTTGATGTTGGGGAACTGGGCGAGAACGACGATGCGGCCGAACCCAGCGGCGTCCGTGATGGTGAAGGTGATGCCCTGCGTCTGGCTCACAGCTGTGCCAACGGCCGGCGAGAAGCCGCCAACAACGGGGGCCGTTGTGTCGAACGCAAACGACAGCGGCGCATCAACGACGATGCGGATGACCGGGTAGAGGTCGGCCACGACACCTGCGATGGCGTCAACGTTGATGTCGGCCACGGGGCTCCTCCTCTCTTACAGGGTCGGCACGACCGAGAACGGCACCAGGGTGCTCCCGACGACGTGCTGCACAGGCGAGCCTGAGTTCGGATAGCTGGCTCCAACAGGAGGCGCCCCCATGCACCAGAGGTCCGGGATGCGCCCACGGTCACCATTGAAGCCGACGCCTTCAAAAGAATAAAGCCAGAGCGGGTAGGCGTTCCAGTTACCAGTGACGGCGTCAACGAGCGCCGCGTCGAAGAAGACAACGCCCCCGAAATTCCACTGGACGATCCCGCTGGTCCCACCTGCTGCCGTGTTGTTCGAGCGCCGCCCGGTGAAGCCGGTGTTTGCCGCCAGCCCCGAAGCGTACACCCCGGCCCCGCGCCCCGTTGAGGCGGTGGTGTTGAACCCAGTCCACGTCTTGGCGAGGTCCCCCGTGTGGGTTTCCACCGCGTTCATCATCGTAAAGAACGTGTGGAACACGCCGGTCGCGGTGCGGCTGGCGCAGAAGACCCACTCCCCGTTCGCGTTGACCGTGAAGTGTGTGTTCGCTGCCGCCACCGTCACGTCGTTGATGAACGTAATTTGCGTGGTGGCAATCGGAGCCGTACCAGGGAGCAACGGGTGCCATCCCTCAGTGGTCGTCGGGCGGGTCGTGATGGAGCCGCCCGTGAAGGCCGTCTTGGAGAAGGTGAAGCCAGCGAGTGTTGTCGTCGCGCTGTTGAGGTCGATGCAGAGGTAGATGGGGCCAGCCGCCGCAGGGCTCTTGAGGACAATCCACGAGTGATTCGCGCCGTTCGCAGCCTGGACGAGCTTGGTAGCATCGAAGGCAGTCAGCCAGCGGTTGGAGGCGTCAATGCCCGCCGTCACACCGTCACTGCTTCCTTCACAGGTCCAGAGCGAGCCAGCCGGGCGGGTGCCGCCAGTCGTACCAGTGGCGACGTTGCCCAGGAGGTGCGCCGCGAGCATCCACAGCCAGCTCTTGGCGACGTTCGCCGCCGTCGTCACATCAGGGAACGGTGCGTTGCAGCGCGAGTACCAAGTGGACAGGAGGACTGGAGCGGCCATGGTTCGACTCCTTAGACTTCGATGTACGCATCCGGGTTGGACCCAGTGATGATCGGCTGGTCTGTCTGAGCCGAGAGCGCGCTGACGAGCCCCAGGCTTGTGCGGAGGACCTGGAGGGGCTTCACCACCACGTTCCCCGAGGGGCTCACGAACCCGTTGCCGGATGTGGCCAGCCCTGGTGTCGAGGCGAGCGCCGCCTGCGCGTCAACCAGAGCGAACGGAGCCCCTGGTGCCAGCGCGTTGACGTAGGCCACCACGGCAGCGCGCGCGAGGAGCGCTGCCTGAGCCACGTCCGCCCCGGCGACGAAGGTGAGCGCAAGCTGGAAGGCCTGAAGGATGACGGAGCCGACTGTCACCTGGACGAAGACGCCCGCAGGGCGTACGTCCGCGAGGGCGTTGAAGACGGTGGTGGCGAGGACCTGGCTCTGCGTCTCGTACCGGGGAGGAATCGTGCTGTACGTGGCGAACTGCTCCGTGAAGGAATCCGCCACAACAAGCTGAACCATCCGCGCCGGGCGCCCCAGCGCGTCGATGACCTCGAACGCAGTGGCCGTCTGAACGCCTGGAACGCCGAGGGCTGCCTCCTCGATGGCGCCGAGCGTCCCGCGCCGCACAGTCGAGAAGAAGCGCCGGGCCCTGTCCTTTAGGCTGTCGTCCGTCTCGGCGTCGTCCGCGCCGGCTGTGGCGAACGGGTTGGTGACGGTGAGGTCGCTCGGCTGGCTGGTGATGGCCGTGGTGATGCTGGTGATGGTGCCGGACTTCACGTTCTGCGTGGCCCCAGCCAGCACGCTGCGCACGGCGCAGGTGACCGGGCCGGTGGTGGACACTGGGAAGATGACCGACTCCGTGGTGACGAACTCGGTGCCGTCGGCCGTCTGGAGGCGGATGCCAGTGGGGATGGTGAATGTGACGAGCGTGGCCGTCGTGGTGCGGAACTGGACGGACCCGAGGCTGGCCGCGGCTGGCTTCCTCACCAAGCCGTAGCGGTCAAACACGAGCCTGTCGAGGGCCGCCGCCTTGGCGCTGTTGAGGTACAGGCCCGTCTCGACGCCAGCGAGCTGGCCGATGACTTGGTCGCCCACGGCTGCGATGGCTGCCACGAGGATGTTGGCGTCCGCGCCCTCGCGCTCGATGGCGTCGCGGCTCACCTTCGAGTTGCGAAGGAGCGCCTCGTCGCGAGCGACACGGAACAAGTCACTGAAGGTCGGGAAATCGGCCATTGCGCGCTACCTCATACCACGAGGCCTGCGTTCCCCGTCGTGTACGCGATGTCCACCTGCTCTCCCGTCTTCCGCAGCCGTGCCGCCACAGCCACGTTCAGCACACCGCCCGTCGAGAGCGAGAGCGTGGCGGAAGCTGCCTCTACCTCAGGCTCCTTGGCGCACTGCGCCTCCACGGCAGCCTTGAGCTTCACGAGGTCCGCCACTGGCAACGGCTCCTTCACCCGGAAGCCGATGCCGTAGTTGGGCAGGTGGAAGAAGTCCCCTGGGGAGCTCATCAGCCGGCGGAGGATGAGCTTCCGCACCAGGGCGGGCCCGCTCTCCAACTTGTAGTCGCCGGAGGGGTCGAGCTGGAGCGTGCCAGCCAGGAACGTGGAGCCTGGGAGCTGCGGGTTGGCGAAGTCCTTGGTGCGCACGCGGCTGTTGGCGAGCCTGTCAGCCACCGTGAGGGTGTTGGCGTCGAGGAGCCCCAGGAAGTCGGCGGACCGGGGTGAGACGATGGGGCTGCCGCCCACGTCCAGGAGCGTCGTGCTGCTGACGCGGTGCGTAGCAGCCGCCGGCCCGAGCTCCTCCAGGAGCAGGAGCCGGTATGTGTAGGTGCCGACCTGGACAGCCTCCACGACGTGGAGGAAGGCGAAGGTGTCGAGGCGCTGGAGCATCCAGGTGTTGGGGTTGAGCGCGTCGCCCACCAGGAACGGGCTGTTGTCCTGCACGAGGTTGGAGGTGGTGACGTCCACCTCCCTCGTTGAGACGGCCCTGGCGCTCGCCAGGCCGACTCCGATGGAGCCGGCTGCGTCTCCGTAGGGGAGGATCCCAAAGTCGTCCAGGCCAAGCCCCGGTGGCCGCGCAGCCACCGTGCAGCGGGCGGTCGCGGCGGCAAGGGCACCGCTGCTCGCGCTGAGCGTACGGGCACCGTTCGTGCGCATACGCGCAACGAAGAGCTTGGTCCCTGCGTCAGCTCCAGCAAACGTGTACGGATTGGGAGACGGCAGCGTAGCGGCTGCGTCCGAGCTCGCCCAGGTGACGGTGCCAACGAAGCCAGGGTCTACGGTCCCGTCAGCGTTCCTGGCTGTGAGGCGGAATTGGTGCTGGAAGCCGGCGACGACGTTCCTGGGCCACTCCTGGATGTCGAGGTAGGTGGCAGCCATCAGGTCACCACGGCCCGGTCAGTAACCCTTCTCCATGCGGCGCCGTCCGAGAAGGCTGGCACCGCTCCACCCGACTCGTTGGAGACGTACACAAGGCGCCCCGCCCCGGCCGTTGCTGGCGCCGGGAGGCCCGCCACGGTGAAGCTGGGGAGCGCTGAGCCGTAGGTGGTGAGGAAGGCGCGAATCTCCGTCATCAGGACGACCTTGTAGAGGTCGATGACCTGCTGCGGAATCAAGGTGAGCGGGATGGGCGGAGCGATGGTGACTCCGCCCGTGGTTCCATCCTTGAGGCTGTCTGCCAGCTCGGTGGCGAAGGCCGCGGCGATGGCGGCTTCCTGCGCAGTGACGTTGAGGGCGGCCATGGCGCTCCTTCTACGACGTTTTGCTCACGGTTGAGAGGTACGTCACGCCGGCCGCCTCGAAGGCAACGTTCGCAGCGATGAGTTGCGCTGTTGCGGAAATGAGGAGGGCGCTGGCGGAGGCGAGGATGGGCGCACCAATCATCGGGCCGACGATCGGGAGCAGGTGGAACACGGATGCCGTCAGGATGAGCCCGGAGGCCGTCGCAATCAGCGTGTAGGCTGCCTGGTTCTCGGTGTTCAGGACCGTCTCTTGGGTGCGGTACGTCGTGCCCTTGATGACCTGCTCCGTGGCCCCCTCGTCACCGAGGCGCACGTTCCCCGTCTTCAGGGTGACGGTGGCCGCCTCCAGGTATTGCTTGCCGGAGGTCTTCCAGCGCATCTCAGCGTCACCCTCGACCTGAATCTCCCCACCACCGGAGAGGAGCTGGCGGATGTTCTTCCCGCTCTCCAGCACGTCCACCATGTCGCCCGGGTTGTCCGAGACGAGGGCCGGCGGTGGGTCTGCGGCGCTCCACAGGCGCGCCTGGACGATGCCGCCAGTGGCCGGGTCCCCATCCGGGAAGGCGATGATGAGCTCGTCGTCCTTGTGGATGAGCCCCTTGTTCTGCCCGAAGCCGTTGCCCGCGTAGCCCTGGGGGACGCGCACAGTGACCTGCACGCCGGAGGGGAGGAGCTGCACGGCAGCCATGTGGCCGTGCTTCGCGTCTACCTTGGACTCCTCCATGGCGAAGGCCAGGGAGTACCAGATGCGCGGGTCGATGCCTGGCCGCGCCAAGCCCGCCGCCAAGCGGGTGAGGTCGATGGTCGAGCCAACACGGGAGCGGCGCATCATCTCAGGCTCCTATCCGTTGCCGGCTGGCAGGCGTCGAGCCCACCTGGGTGACGGTGGCATCCTGCACGGACGGCCCCTCCACGTCGGAGCGGGCCGTGACGTAGTTGTGGAAGTCGAAGTCCACGCCGATGCCTGACTCCAGCGCCCAGGAGTACTTCACGTTGGCGACGCGAAACACGTTCTGGAGGCGCTGGAAGCGCCCGCGGGAGGTGCCCACGAGGACCTGCGCCAACCGGGCATCCATTCCGAGGCGCCTCTTGAGGTCCTCCACTGCGGCCATGTCCGACTGCGCAGCCTCCGCATTCAGCTCGCTCACGACGGGCGGCACTCCCTGGAGGCCGGCCGCGTCCACGAGGAACTCCACGGCATCGCCGGGGCGGAGCCGGATGAGGTCGGTGTCAGCGTTGTCCCCGCCGAGGGAGGCAAGGTCCTTGGTGGAGGCGCTCCCCCCTAGCTCGCCACGGCCAATCTCCTCGTAGATTTGCCGCGCCACTTCCCGCATGCGCGTCTTGTCGGAGAAGCCGGGGAGCGGAATGGTGACGACCTCCGAGGCCGCCTGCTTCCCGGAGGGGTCAACGCGCGTGGTTCGCGCCTTCGTCTCCTTGGCCTCCGGCCACTCTGCCTCCAGGAGGCGTGACTTGCCCTTGAACGACGAGGACGTGTCTACGGAGACGACCTTCACGACGGACGTGGGTGTACCGCCGAACTTCCGCTCCATCTGGAAGTTGCTCAGGTTCCGCCCGTACACCATCTTGCGGTACTGGATGTCGAGGGAGCCCCCGGCCGCCGTCTTCACGGAGCGTGTTGCGCCTCCCTTGAACGGGGTGGTGCCGGAGCTGCCAGCGTTCGCCTGGTCAAAGAGGCTCCGCACGGGGCGGATCCAGAGCTGGTGGCCGATAAAGTACGGCACGGCCCCCACCACGAAGCACAGGTTGGTGATGACGTCCCAGACGGACGTCTGCCCAGGGTCGCCCTTCATCGGCATCTGAGCCTTGTCGCCCTGAAGCCCCTGGTTGCTCCTGGTGACGAGCTCCTTGGCAGAGGGAGATGGCACCCCGTTCGGCCAGTCCCGCGGCTCCTGGGCGGTTTCGTCCGGCGCTGCCACGACGGGAATCTTCCCGCCCTGTGGGATGGTGCGGAGGAGCTGGCGCACCACCTCGTCAAGCGGCTTGGAGAGGTCGAGCTGTTGGAGCTGCGCTGAGGACACCTTCTTGTCGAGCAGGAGGCCTTGGAGGCCGCGCCCGTCCATCATCACCTCGCTGCCCTTGTCCGTGTGGCGCATGGTGAAGTTGTCCACCAAGCCCACCAGCATCAGATTGGAAGTCTCTGTGGAAATCTGGCTGGCGAGTCGGCCGCGGTCCACCTCCCCACGGATGCCCCTGGCGAAGTCCTGCCCGGTGACGACGCCGAGGAACACCTCGACGCCCACAGCGCGGATGGCGCGCGGGTCCACCGGGAAGTCCCGGAAGGCGAACGTCATGGAGAACTTCGGGGCCTGGCGCACCGTCGGGAGCTCGAAGGAGGCCTGCGTCGGGACAATGGCCAGGACGTGGCTGAGCCCATCCGCGTTCACGTCGAACATCGTGGCCCGCTGGCGTGTGCCGGCTGCGGCCACGAGCCTGGCGGCGCTGGCGTGAGACTTGGCCGCGGCCTCCTTCACCGACGCAGCCGCCCCCTGGTCTGGCGTCTGGGGTGCTGGGGTAGAGCTCCCTGTGAGGAGCGCCTCGTCGAAGCGGATGGTGAGTCGCGCAGCGACAGACGGGTAGTAGATGGTGCTCACGCAGCGGACTCGGAGAACGTGATGCGCGGGACGAGCACCGTCTGGCCTGCCTCCAGGCGGGAGCTCTCCAGCGCGTTGTAGATGAGGATGCGCCTCCACTCCTCTTGGGTGCCGTAGTACTTCACGGAGACATCGCGCAGGTCGAGCGGCTGCTTGGCAACGAAGACGGCCAGCAGGCTCTCCTGGCGGGCGATGGTCTTCAGCGAGTCGGCTTCAGCGGAAGCCGTAGCCTGGAGGGCGCGCGCTGCCTGCTTGATGGCGCGGCTCCACTGGTCCGCTACGAGGACGTCCCCGAGGGAGACTCCGGAGGCATCGTCGTCCGGAGGCCGCTTGATGAGCTGGAGCGGTGGGAACTGCTCCACGGCCGCCACGATGTTGCTGGCAGCCACGCGCATCGACTCTGCTGCGGCGAGGCCACGCTCCGCCACCTCGACGGGTGTGAGCGCAAGCGCGAGGCCGGCCCTCACGGCGTTCTCCACGGCCAGGGAGGCGTCGTCGATTTCCTCGAACGCGGACTCGATGGTGGAGGTGAACTCCTCCACCACGGAGAAGATTGGAGGCTCCATGGCCACGCGGAGGACCTCCACCTCGTCAGCAAACTGCGCCGAGAGGTTGAGCGTCTCCGGGCTGGCTGGAAGCGTGACAGGGGACTGCTTCTCGCCACGGCTCGTCCACTGGAACTCCATCTCCCAGTCGAGGTCCTCCCGGCGCTGCCACGACTGCCGGAAGCGCAGGAGGATGCCAATGCGAACGTGGCTGTCCCAGGTGACTTCGACCTCCTGCCCGGCGAGGCGAATCTCCTCCACAGCCTGCGACAGTTGGAAGACGTCCGCCACGGAGAGCCCGTTGAACAGGGCGAGCCCGGTGTTCGTGACGGGGACGCCAGCGTCCGTCGTGTGGCGGATGAAGCGATCCTTCCACCGCCCCTTGATGACGGTTGGCTTCTCCTGGGCGCCGAGCATCTGCGTGGTGGCGACCGCATTGCCGGGGTACCAAGTGAACTCTGCCCGCATGGAACCCTCCAGCTCGAACGGCTGGTAGGGGAGGGCGCGCCCACGGAGTATGAGCTCTCGCGCTGGAGCTGAGGTGGTCTTGATTGTGAAGCTGGTTGGTTCGCCCATCGGCTACCTCACCGCGCTGGTGATGGGGAGGTAGTTGGACTGGGAGCGCATCTCTCCCAGCGCCGAGAGGTCGCTGGCGAAGGCCACTGCAATGCGGTCTGGGTCGAAGCCCTCAGCGAACTTCTGGGTGATGTCGAAGCGACTCCCACGGAAGTCGTAGTTGGGCGCGGCCGGCTTGGTGTCCCCGGCCTTGTGGTGCGCTGCCTCTTCCGCCGCCGCCTTGTCCCTGTCGAACATGCGCATCTTCGCGTCCAGGAAGGCGTTCTGGTTCACCTCTGCGAAGCGCCCCGAGATTCGCTTCGAGACATCGTCGAACCCAGGGAGGATTACGTTGGCCATTCCCCTGGCGAAACCGCTGGCGTCGAACCCAGCGCCTCCAGCAGCCCCGCCGATGTTGACGCCGAGGACTGACTTCGCCTTGGTGATGATCCAATCGAAAATTGCGTTTATCTCTGTTCCGAGCAGCACGAGGTACTTCACGACAGGGTCGATGAACACCTCCCGCAAGTAGCCAGTGATGGTCGAGAACACTGTGTAGAGCGCCTGCGACACCTCCGGGAGGAAGCTCGCGATGACCTGGATGAGGGTGATGGTGTCTTCCAAAGCGCCGACGAGCTGCTCGAAGCCGGCACTCGCGAGGCGCGCGACCATCTGGCCGAAGGTCCCGTCCTGCCCGAAGAGGCGCATGAGCGGCTCCACAAGAGCCATCATGCTCGCGCCGATGTCCTCGACGCGGACCTGAATCTTCTCCCAGGTGAAGAGGAGGCGATCCTTGACGCCATCCACGTTGGCCTTGATGGCCTCCCAGCCCTTCGCCGCCACCCACACAGCCGCGGCGATGAGCGCCAGGTACGGAGCAGCAGCCATGAAGGAGGAGGCGATCCCGACGACCTGCGAAACCAGCGCGCCGATGCCCCCACCACCACCCCCAAGGCCTCCGAGGCCGCCGCTGGCCAGCTTCCCGATGAGGCCCTTCGGACTGGTGAGGTTCTCCAACACGCCGAGGACCTTCTTGGCGGTGAGCACGGCGACGATTGCCTTGGCCGCAAAGAGGACCTCGCCCATGTGGTCCGCCAGGATTTGTCCGAAGCGCTCCGCCACCGGGATGAGCGACTCCATCCTGCCGGCGAACTGCTCCGTGAGCTTGGAGAGCACCGGCATCAGCGTCTTCCCCAACATCACCTGGATGCGGTTCCACGCGTCGTGGATGCGGTGCTGCGCCTCCTCCATCCTGTCGAAGGCATCCACGTCGTCGTCGCTGACGAGGCCTGCCCCGCCCTTCTTGGCCGCGGCGAGCTTGCTCTTGTCGAGGTCCTTCAGGAATTTCTGGAAGTCGTTGACCTGCCCCTTGGGGATGCGGAACTGCGTCATCAGCTCCCCGACGCCGAGCTTCCCGGACTTCACGGCGTCGCTCATCTGCATGAGCGACGACACAGGGCCCTTGGAGACGTCCACGCCAAGGCGCTCGAACTTCTTGGCCAGCCCCGGAACGGTCTTCCCGTTGGAGAGGGCGAGCGACTGCTCCAGCATCGCGCCACGGCGCGAGAGCTGGAACATCGTGTCCTTCATCGAGTCGTACTCGACACCAGCCTTGCGGGCGCTGCTGAAGAGGAAATCCGTCTCCCCAGCGGTGGCGCCGGTCAGCTCCCTGACCTCCTTGATGTTCTTCAGGTACTTCTCGGTGGTGTCCACCGCGCCCTTGAGGGAGAGCGCGATGCCGAAGGCGCCCAGGGATGGGAGCAGGTGCCCGACGATGCCCTCGATGCCACCGAGGGCCCCTCCGAGGTGCTCCGCGGCCTTGGCAGCCTTCTCGATCGGAGCAGTGGCCCCGTCGGTGACCTTGAGGTGCGTGTCTACGACGTTCTGGACCGTGGACACCGCTCGTCACTCCCTTCGAGGCCCGTTCTCTGCCTTCAGGTGCTCGTCCAGCGCGTCAGCCAGGCGCTGGAGTTGGTCCACCGGGAGCCGCAGCATCGCGTCCGCCGGCTGATGTCCGTACCTCCCGAGGTACGCCAGGAGGTGCCAGATGCGCTTCTCGTGCGAGCCATGGGCGCTGGTGAGCCGCTCAAGAGCTCCTGCGAGGCCGGCGAGCGTTACGCTACGCGCACCGTCCTGCTCTTGAGAAAAGACTGCTGGTCCTCCTCCTTGGCCGCGTGGAGCTCGCCGTACGCCGTCATCACGAGCTGGCGGACGCGCGGGTCGAGGTTCTTCCAGAAGCTGTCCACGGAGCCGTCCGTGCCCGACAGCTTCTTCCCGTCAGCCTCCACCAGGGCGGCCATGGAGAGCTCCGTGGCCATCTTCGCGGAGTCGTTCCGCGCCCGCTTGAAGCAGGTCAGCTCCTCGTCGGCGGAGAGCGTGACGAGGCCCACCTGGGCGACGCCAGACTCCTGTGCGAGCTGTGGCGGAACCTCGTACAGGTACACCGGGCGCTTCGAGGAGGTGGCTTCCATGGCTGCTCAGCTTTCTGCCGCCAGAAGAGGCCCCTTGGCGGCCCGGGGGAAGGCGTCAGATGACGCGGTAGTCGCTGCCCTTGAAGGGGACGGTGGTGGTGCCGTACTCGTCGCGGCCGCCAAAGCTGACGCCTGAGGCGTCGAAGAAGGCGTCGCTCATGACGATGCGCTTGCGCTCGCCGGAGGGGAACTGGAGCGTCATCTTCACGTTGATGGTGACGCCAGGGGTGCGCCGCTGGGCCCGATCCTTGACGATCTTCATGAAGTCGAGCGTGGCCGGGGACGAGTTGTGCATGGCGATGCTGCCCGTGTACCCCTTGTAAATCTCGTCGTAGCGGTTCGACTTCTCCCCGAGGTAGCCCTCCTCAGACGTCTCCGTCTCCGAGCTGAACTCGCTGCTCTGGATGTCCGTAAAGCTCTGGGCGCGACCATCAGCCAGGACGACAACCTCGACGTCTTGACCTCGGATTCTGGTGCTGGGCATGGCGAACGTCCTCCAAAGAGAAAAGGCACGGTCCGGGGCCCGCCATCGGGTCCAGGAGCCGTGCCCTATTCCGAGCCCGAAGTGAGCTCAGCGAAGCCGGTTCAACGGTGATGACTGTACGACGCCCCACCGCCGCCCTGCAAGCGCTACACGTTGGTGGAGACGACGACGTTTTCCCCAACTTCGGCCTGGAGCACGATGTAGTCGCCAGTTGGCGTGGTGCGGACCTTGGCGATGACGACGTAGATGCCCTGGGCCTCGCTGGTGGGCGTGTTGCCGGACTTGTCGTCCACGAGGTAGCCGTTGATGCGCTGGAGGGCCGGGTTGTTCTCCGACAGGAGGCCCGCCAGGAAGGCATCCACCTCGACGACGATGGAGTCCTTCCAGCTCTGCGTGGCCGGCTGCTTCGCCAGCGGCGCAAGGGCCGCTGCGATGCTGTCCTCGATGTAGTCCGCCATCCGCCGCCGGTTGATGTTGAGCTGGCCGGAGGTGAGCGACGTGGTGATGCCGGACTGGAACACTGGCCCCTCGGTGCGGTCGATGAGCAGGCCAGCGACGCCGGTCGCCTTGAGGGTGCGGTAGTCGGCCTGCGACAGAACGCTGATGCCGCGCTGGAGCGCCACGACGGGCGCCAGGACGGTGGTGACAGGCTCCCCAGACTGGCCGGGGTTCCGCTCCGGCGCCAGGTTGCTCAGCACGGCGGCCATCCAGCCGTCGCCCGAGGAGTCGAGGATGCCGTCCGTGGTGGTGAGGCCGTCCGCGGTGGCGATGGTCGCCCCGCTTGCCTCGGGCACGAACGTCCGCGCGCCGGGCCAGGAGTAGATGAGGCGCTCCGTCCGGTTCGCGCCCACGCCAGGGTCCGCGTCCGCGGTGGCCGCCGATGTCGAGACGGTCGTGAGGCCGGGAGCCGAGCAGGCCATGCGACCCAACCCAACGCCCGAGGCGAGGAGGACGTGCGTCTTGAGGGCAGAGCGGATGGTGGACGTCCGCCGTGCCGAGAAGACGATGTTCACGTCGCGCTGTGGGTTGAGATCCTGGCGGAGCGCGTCGAGCGCCGTGGCGTACAGCGCGTTCATCGCAGCGAGCGAGTCACCGGACGACGTCGTGCTGACGTTGACAGTCTGCGTCGCCGCTGCGAACACGAAGCCAGCGCTGACGTGGCTGCGCAGCGTGAGGCCGGAGAGCGGATCCCAGCTCGTGGCCGTCCCGGCATCGGGCACAACCGTTGGGGTGAGGCTCACCCCGAGTGCGATGGTGGCGTCCAGCGGCCGGCACGGCAGCTTGTAGCCGCTGGTGTCAGCAAGGGCCGCGCTGATGCCGTTGAAGCCGCCGCTGTCTCCGTCGCTCTCGACGTGGACCCGGTACGGGAGCGCCGCCCCTGTGGTCCAGTCGAAGTTGGTGCCATCGAGCTTCTGCACGACGAGCGCCGTGGCGGACACCGCGTCCGCAGTCACGCGGAGGGTGAAGGCATTGGCACCCAGCGCACCCGCGCCGCTGATGACGCCGACGACAAGCAGCGAGCCCTTGGGCACCGGCCCACCGTTGTACGCCGTGAGGAAGCCGCCGCCTGCGCTGTTGAACGTCTGCGTCGCCGCAGCGCCAGCAGAGGTGACAGAGCCGTCGATGGCATTCTTGAAGTGTCCGACGGCGGTGAAGGCGACACGCTTGCCGAGGCGCACCCGGTTGACACCGGAGCGGAACTCTCGCCCGCCCTCCACGCGCCCGCCCGCGAGGGGGACAACGGGGACTGCCTGCGTGGCGGAGAGGTTGGTGGGGAGGTCGCGCCACGCGCGTCCGGCTCCGGCAGAAGCCAGGTTGACGGGGCACACGATGAGGCGGGTGAACTTCTTGTTGCGGAGGGCGAAGAAGCCGTTGCCGTCCGTGCTGCCGAAATCTCCGAGCGTGGAGTCCCAACCGCCGACCTTGTCGAGCATGTCCTGGCCAGAGAAGATTTCCACTGGCTGGGCGGAGGTCGAGACGACGCCGGTCGAGCTGACCGCGGTTCCGTAGCTCATGTCGGCAAACTCACCGACCATACCCACGGTTCCGCTGCTGGCCCCGTTGATGGAGCCCGGAGGCGGGAGGTCGAGGATGATGACGCCCTCGATCGCACGAATCTCCGCGTCGCCAGGGTTCGCGCCGTACCGCCTGATGAAGCCCGCCATGGTGTTTCTCCTTGGGAGCGCGCCGCTGGAGCGGTCGGCTCAGGTAACTTCGGTGCTTACTACCACGCTGAGGTCAACACTGTCGCCAAGCTCCGCCAGTACAAAGGTCGGCTTGCCATCCGGGAACGAGAAGAGCTGGACCACCGGCACCCTGGCCTTGAGAGTGAAGGTGACGAGCCGGTAGCGCCGGAGGGCCTGGTCTGCGTCGTCGGAGACGCTCGTCTCCACCAGCGTGTAGGCCGCCCGCTGGTTGAAGTAGTACGGGAGCTGGAGCTCGAAGCCGTACTTCTCGAAATTGGGGTTGAGCGCCGACTCCATCATGGCCTCAAGGCCGGTGCGCTCCTCCGGATTGGTGGCCCAGATTTCCAAGGCAACGGTGGCGACGTAGTCGGCCGACCGAACCACGTACCTCCCGTCCGGGAGAGGGATCCGGCACCGTGGGTCAATGGCCGGGGACATCGAGGCGGCCTCGTACGCCCCAGGCCCCTGGGCGTAGATGACCGCGGCAGGGTAGCTGGCGTTCGTTTCCGGCTCAGCCCATTCGTCGGTGACGGTGCGCAGGCGCAGCGCTGCGCCACCTAGGGCTGCGTACCTGAGCTGTTCAACGTACTCGGCCAGGCCCCTCTGCACAGCCAACCTTGCGCCGCACTCTTGCGTGGCCGTAGGTGCCAGAGGAATGCCCCCGGCCCCGGGCATGAGCCGGGCCCGCCCGCGAGGCGGGACGATGGAGCCGGTGGCCGGTGGATTGGGGACCGTCATGGCTTGGCGAGCTCGCGGTCCAGCTCTTTGAGGAGCTCCTCGAAGAAGTCCTTCTCGATGCCTGGGAGCTGGTCCGTCATGGTGCGCCGCGGCTGGAGCCCGCGCTTGGCGATGGCCCGGGCGATGGGGAAGGCCGCCCTCTTGGCCTCCTCCCGCGAGAGCCCGAGGCGCCGCTGCGCCCAATCGACGATGGCTGCGGTTGGCGGGAAACGCCCCGGCCTGCGGCCGTACTCGATGACAGACGCGTAGCCAGCGGCGTTGAACACCCTGGCTCCGTCCGGTAGGGCCTCGTACTTCCAGGCCCGTTTGTAGAAGCCTGTGTTGACAGCTCCCGTTGCCCCGTAGGGGCTGGCCGGGGGGACCAGGCCCGTGGCCCGCTGGAGCGTCTGAACGGCACGTAGCGCCCCGCGTAGGGCCCCTCTGCGCGCTGCGGCGGGCAGGCGCGTGCCGAGCTTCCGGTACTGGCCCGGGAGCTGCGCCAGGGAGATGTTGATGACCGTGGTGGTCATTCAGCCCTCTGGGTCCCCGTTGACGCGGTTGCGGTCCTCGTTCGCCTTCTCCAGGCGCACGCTCCACTGGAGGCGCCCCGGGAAGTACGTGGGGGCCCCTCGTGGGAAGAACCGGCGCTTCTTGGAGCCCCCTGAGTTGGCGGAGTCTGTTGGGAAGAACTCAATCTCGTAGAAGAACTCCTCGTCCGCCGGGATGCCATCCCCATCGCGGAAGCCACGGAGCTGGTCCTCAGTGTACGTCCCGGAAATCTGCGAGAGGTCGATGGCACCGAGCTCGTCCACGCCGACAGACTGCGCGAGCTCCTGGAGCGCCTCCAGGGAGGAAATCTTCGGTGTGGGGAGGATGGGCTCTTCGGACACGACGCTCGCAGCCCCACGCCCGCGCCGGCCGCCGCTCCAGCGTACGCGGACGATCGTCACCCGGTAGGTGCGGAGCCCGAACTGCGTGAGCATGTCCCGGAGGTCATCCGCCAGCCCCACGAAGTCCCTTGCGAGGGTGCCCTTCGCCTGGATGTCAGTGACAACGGTGAACGGGCCTCGCGCCACTGGCTACACCGCTCGGTGGATGGGCACGGACGTGACGCTCATCGAGCCGCTCCCGCGGTAGCGCATCGAGAACGGGTAGATTGGGGAGCCCACGATGTCCGAGAGGCGGTAGCCCCAGCGTCGGTACTCGCCCTCCAGGGAGTCGCACTCGTCCTTGCGGAGGGTGAGCTCCTCCAGCTTCTCAGCGCGGAGGCGACCCTGTGCGGAGACGAGCTGAAGCTCGATGCCGTCCATGATATTGGAGATGCTCCGCACCTGCTCCAGCATCGGCTCCTGGATGCGGTTGAGCGCGTTCTGTACGAGGAAGTTTGTCTGGCTGAAGGCCGGCACGCCAAACTGGAGGGACGCGGCGTCCGTCAGCGCCGGATACCCGAGGTGGTACGAGATGCGAGCCTTCTCTCCGAGCGTGAGCGGCATCGTGCCACCTTCCTTCGCCCCAGCTTACGCCGAGAGCTCTTCGAGGGCGACGTTGCTCTCCATGATGCGCTGCATCCCGACCGGCCCGTAGCTGCCCTCAGAGACGACGTCGTCCTTGTTGAGCCTGGTGAGCTGGCCGCCGAGCGAGATGGTGGTCGTCTCCACAACGCGGTAGCGCTTGGGGCCGGCCGCGCGTGGCGCTGCCACGACGGCAGGGGCAACGGGAGGGGGTGGGGGCACCACAACGGCCCTTGGAGCTGGTGCTGGTGGCGAGGGTGGAGCGTCAATCTTCGATGCTTCCAACGGGTCCGTGACGTTCGTCTTGTTCTTGGCCATCGTGAGCCTCCTGGGACGCTGTGTCCCGCTTTCGCAGCTTACAGCGAGCCTGCGGGTGCTTCTACCCTTGATGGGTGCCCAAAAAACAACCCCCGGGCAGCTTGCGCTGGCCGGGGGCGGCACATCTCGTTCTGTTGGAGCGGTGGGCTTACTGCCCGTGCTCAACGACCACGCAGCGCTTGTAGTACGCGCCGTCGCCAACAGCGCCGTCGGTGCGCACCGGCCACGCGCCGATGAACTTCCAGGTGGTGCTCACCATGTCCTGGAGCCGGTTCTGCGGCGCCCGGATGATGAGCTGGATGCGGTCGGTGAAGACGTCGATGCCGTTGTTGGAGATGCGGGGCTCGCCAACCTTGCCCTGCACGCCAGCCTCGGTGATGAGCGCCGCCAGGTCCATGTAGTACTCCATGACCAGGCCCTGACCCGTGAACAGCGGGCGGTGAATCGGGACGCCCGTGGTGAGCCCGGTGTTGAACAGCTCGCCCGCGAAGTTGTCGTCCTGGCTGAACGTCGCGGTGGAGCCGCCGATGACCGTCTCAGCGAGGGGGGCCTCGTTGTTCCGGATGAAGATGACGCCGAGCAGCACGCCGATCCCGAACTGCTTGTACATGTAGAAGTCGGGCAGCGACTGGAGCAGGCGCTGGAACTCGGCATCCCCGAAGATTTGCGCCTCGGAGGTGGGGTCCAGGTGGCAGTGGAAGTACCCGTCGATGTGCTCGGGCACGTTCTGCTGGCGGAGACGGGCCACGGCGGAGCGGCAGTCGGTCAGACGGAACAAGTCCGCGCTGCCCACGTCGTCCACCTTGTTGCCGCCACCGACGCGCACCAGCGACGTCTTCTTGTCGCTGATGACGTAGTCGCGGTCCACCACGGAGACGGCCGCGCCGTCGAGGGTGATGGTGCCAGGACCGACCTCGTCGCCGGCCGTGTCCGCCGCGAAGCCGGTCACGTTGCGCGAGACTTCAGCGCCCGCGAACAGCTTGATGGGCAGCGGGTTGCTGGCCGACACGGGGTCGTACCGCACCGCCGAGCCCGCCACGAGGTCCGGCCGCCGCGCCCTGGTGAAGCCGTTGAGGCGCTTCACGCGGATGGTGTTGGTCGGACCCTGCGCGCCATCCGCCACGGTCCAGCCGGCGAGGCCCGCGTTGTACATGTTGTTGCGGACGAGCCCGTTCAGCGACTGTCCGGCCTGGAGCCCCACCTGCTGCGCGTTCCTGTAGAACAGGTTCGCGATGGCGGTGATGCTGGTCGGCATGTGGGTGTCGATGCTGTCCGCGAACTGCTGCGCGGTCGCCTCCCACTGCTCGCTGGGGAACGACTTGGGAGTCGGATCCGCCCCGGGCACCAGCGCGCGCTGGTTCTTCGGGATGAGGCCCGCTCCGGTGAACACCATCCGGTCACCGACGTTGCCCGGCCACTGCACGGGCGAGGCCTCGCTGCGGAAGAGGAGCTTGGGAAAGAGCGCGTCGTGGAACGCGCGCTCCAGGGTTCCGTCCTGGACGAGAGCCCGGATGTCGGGCGACTGCGAGATGATGCTGAAATCTGCCATGGCGAGCGAGCCTCTGAGTTTGGACAGCGTTTGGGGAAAGGTGCTGCGTTCACTACAGCCTGCGCCGAACTACCACGTCAACACCCTTCAATGCACGGGGGAGCTCATCGCCCCTCCGTGCAAGTCCAACCGGGCCCTCGCGAGCTTCAGTGCGAGTGTGGGCTGATGCCCTTCTTCGCCAGGTGAGCCTGGTAATCCTGCGGGCTCATCTTGCGCACGTCCACAGCCCCGTTTGCGCCGTTCTGTGCTCGCACCGCGGCAGGGGCGGGAGGCTTCGGCGCGCCTCCAACTCCGGTCCCGGTGTTCGCCGGCACGACAGCCTCTCCGAAGAGCAGCGGCTTCGACTTCCGCAGCGTCTCGAAGTACGCCTTCTCGTCGAACTTCTCCGCCTCTTCCGGAGTCAGACGCTCGACCTCGCGGCTGAACAGGATGATGGCGTAGTCGATGTCCTGCACGCCCGTCTGCGCCGCGATGGTGCGGATGTGCATCTCCGCCCGCGCTGCGTCGGCGTCCGCCTGGAACTCGCGAGCCTTCCTCTGCCACTCACTGGCGGATGAGGCGTACCTGTTGCGCTCGTTGAGCACCTTCTCCAACTGCCGCTGGTACTTCCCTTCCTCGCGGCGCTGGTCCTTCGCATTCGCGAGGTCCCTGGCGGGGTCCTCGTTCGGCTCCTCGGCGGCCGGCTGCTGGGCCTGACGCTGAGGGACGACCTGCTGCTGTTGGGCCGCCGGAGTCTGCTTCAGCTTCGACAGCGCCTGCACCAGCTCCGTGTGCGAGCTGTAGCCGGCTGACTTGGCGAGCTCGTCCATGGCGCCTTGCTGGCCCCGGGCAAACTCCTCCTCCTTGATGCGCTTCATCGCGGAGGTGGGAACGACGACGGTCTTCGGCTCAGACCTCTGCTGGACTGGATCCGCTGCCGCCTGCGCGGGTGGCGGGGTGCCCAGTGGGGCGCCACCGTCCGCGTGCTGCTCTGTTGGCATCGCTTCCTGCTGCTCAATTTGCTCAGGCATGTCTTCTTTCTCGGTACTGTCTCCGACTATTCACCGCCGTCGTCTGCGTGGTGAGGCCGAATCCAGCCTGGTGATTCCCGGTTGCCCGGTACTGTTGAACGGCGAGGGGCCAGTCGTGCGCCGCCCCAGTCGCGCTTCCCCACCTACGGCAACGCCCCCTGACTGCGGGGGCGCGGTGAGGCCTTACTGTTGACCGCGGGAAGCGCTTACCCGGGGGCGAACTTGGTGGTGATGGCTTCAGCGGGCGCCGCGATGTAGCGGACGACCGCCCGAGTGACCGTGTTGGGGAAGGTGATGGTGGTGATGGTCCCCGTGCCGGTGAGGGCAGCGCCCGGAGCCGTGATGCCCTGAGCCGAGGCGATGCCGATTGCGGTGTTGGCGCCGCCGGGGGGGAGCAGCGGGGTCACAGAGCTGTCGCCAACCATGTACGTCCCGACCGACGCGGCGGTGCCGGAGGTCACGACGCGGGCTGACGCAACCATGAGCGCGCCGCCTGGGATGGTCACGGCCGCGGTCGCCGTGATGGTCCCGGTGTCGAACTCCTTCACCTGGAGCATGTTGCCCAGGTCAACCTTCCGGAGCGCGTCCGGGAGCTGGTTCGGGTTGGCCTGCGTGAGGACAACCTTGGTGGTCTGCACGGCGGTGGTGGTCATGGCGGTTCAGCTCCTCTGGAAAGGCGGGACAGCGTGTGTGGGACTGCTCAGGCCTTCTCGGCCAGGAAAACGCGAACGGTTGTGACGGTTCCTGGAACGCGAGTCAAGGTGATGGCGGTGACTGGCACCGACTCGCTCATCAGGATCCAGTACGTGTCGAAGGGCACTGCCTGCGCTGCGCCGTCGGCGGAGGTGATGAGCGCCTTCACCTTGTTGTCCGCCTTGAGGATGACGATGTGCGCGTTGGTGACTCCGCCGAAGGCAACGGCCGCCGGGGCGTCCGCGTTCAGCGTCATCTCGGAAATCTGCTTGGCGTTGAGCGTCAGCGCCTCGTCGATGTTGGCCGTGACGGTGGGCGCGAAGCTGAGCGGCGCCGCCAGGGGCAAGGCCTGGTAGCTGCCGTTCAGCTTGAAGGAGTCGCTCATGGCTCAGTTGGAAGAGGTGGCGCCGCCCCGCGGGGGAGGGGAAGGGGGGGCCGCGGGGCGCGCCGAGAGGGCTACTTGGACCCGAGCGGGCCCAGCGTGAAGGGCGAAGGATCCACGCCCTGCGGCAGGGACGACTGGGGGAGCTTCGACATCGTGTTGGTGTCCGCGGTGACGGCGTCCTTGTACTGGCCCGCTGCCTTGTCCACCGCTGACATGATGTCTCCGCTTTCGACGGCTCCCTGCAAGGGGGCCAGTGGGTCGCTCATGGTGCTTGTGCTCCAGGTGCTGCGTGTGAGGTTGGGTGCTGCTTACTTCCAGGCGATGGGGGTGGGGCTGTTCTTCACCGGGGCATCCTTCACCCCGCTCGGGCCCCACGACTCCTTGTAGCGGCCGTACCTGGCGTCGAAGATTTCATCCGAGGTCTTGGTGCCCTCGGACATGGGCTTGCCGAACTCCTCGCTGATTGGCTTGTCGGGCATGGCGTTCTCGCTTTGCTGGTGGTGGCGGAGCTACCCGCCGACGGTGAAGGGGGCCTTGTTGTCCGACACCGGAGCTCCGGCGGAGGGCGTCTTCATCTTGGCCGGCTCGTACTTCCCGGTCGGCATGCCGGCTCCCTTGGGGATGCCTGCGGTGGCGTCGTACGCCGGGCCCTCGACGAAGCCGGCGGGGTCCGTGCCAATCTTCTCTGCCTGGCTGCGCGGGGTGCGCCCGCTCTGCGGTCCAACGGGTCCCTTGAACATGGTCACTCCTGGAGCTTGAACGGCGAGGAATCGGCGGGCCTGTCGGAGTCCCACTTGGACTCGTAGCCCTTGACCTTGTCCTGCATGTTGCCGTCGAGGTCAACCTTGTCCGCCGGCCGCGGGTCGCCCTGGCCGCCGATGCCGCACGGGCTGTTGCTCGGGTTCTGCGTCAGCGCCTTGAGGCCCGGGTCGAGCGAGTCAATCATCGGCTTCGGGGGCTCGGGGTAGCGCATGTCCATGGGCCACGGCTGGCCAGGGGAGATGTTGTTGACGCGCTCTGCGTAGCGCTCCTGCTCGCGCTTGTACGCTTCCTGTGCTCCCAGCTCGATGATGCGGATCGTCACGCGCGCCATGGTAGAGCACACGGCCCCTGCGTGCAACAGTCTCCCCCCTGTGGCCCTCATCGTTTGCGTGGACGACGACCTCTCCGTTGCGCAGATGGTGGCGGACGTCGTTCGCTTCCTGAAACACCAGCCTGTCGTCGAGACGAGCTCGCTCACCGCCATCACGAAGTGGCTGCGCGAGCCGCGCGTTGGGGCGGTGCTCGCTGACTACCTCATGCCGCAGATGGACGGCCTGGAGATGCTGGAGGTGTTCCGCGAGGCGCGCCCGGACGTGCGGCGACTCCTCATCACAGCGGCTCCACAGGAGGAGCCAGTGCGGCAGGCAGAGCGGGACGGCTTGGTGGGGATGGTCATTGCGAAGCCACCCAGCATCGGGGACATACGCATGGCGCTCGCCTGGCTCTAGGGGCGCTTCTTCCGAGCGGCGCTCATCGCCTGGACGTCACTCATCGCCCTAGTGATGTCCTGGCGGAACACGCGCTCCAGGCTGCCGAGCTTCTCGTCCAGCAAGCTCGACTGCTCCTTCAGGGAGGCGCGGTAGAACTCGCTCTGCTTCTCGAAGCGGTTGTCGAGGTTGGTGCGAATCTCGATGACGGTCCCGCGGATGCCCTCCGCCAAGGTGTACGTCTGCTTCATCTCCGCCTGGAGGTTGATGATGGCCCTGTCGAGGTCCGCGATGGCGCGCTCCGACTTCTCGAAGCGCTCGTCGTGCTCCTTGAGCTCCGCGCGGACGTCCTCCTTGTCCTTGTCCTCGCGCTCGACGGTGCGACTCCCGAGCCAGCGAACGATGCCAAAGCCGGCGGCCATGAGCTGGGCCACCACACCGGCCCCGACGAGCAGGTACAGCTTGGAGAGCCCATCTCCGCCGTCAGCGACGGGGTCCACGGCTCAAGCTCCCTGCTTGCTGAGCTCCGCGGGGATGTGAAGGGCATCGACGATTCGCTCCACGGAGCGGGCCATCCGTCGCTGCTCGACCTGCATCTCCAACATCAGCTTCTCACCGCGCATGGTCCGCTCGTCCACATGGCGCACCGTCGCGCGCAGCTCACCGAGCTCCTCGCTGAGTTTGCTCATGCCGTGCCTCATCTCCCTGAAGTCGTCCTCCAGCGTAGCTACACGCCGTTGGAGTTGGGTGATGGCGGATGGGCGAACGGGCGGAGTCTTCTTCTTGGCCATCAGTGCCTCGAACGGTAGCAGAGCGAGCCGCTACTTGTTGACGTAGACCTTCTCGCCGGAGGCGCTGGTGTAGTACCGGCCGCCCTTGGGGCCGGTCTGGACGGACTTGGAGTCCGCGCTCTTGGAAGCACCATCCTTGTCCTTGTCGGCTTTTTCAGAAAGTCGATGCGCTTCCTTGCTCAGCACAGAAGCATCGCCATCCCCTCGCTGGTGCGCGGCAGCGGCGTTGGTATGCTTCTGTGCAGCGACAACATGGAGAGCACCTTTTTGTTCACGGTGCTCCGCCGCCTTGGCCATGTGAAAGTCTGCCTTCTCGCTGGAACCCTTGGGGCCGGTCTGGACGGACTTGTCGGAGCCCTTGTCCTTGGGGGCCTTCTCGCCAGTGGGGCCCTCCCGCTTCTCCTTGAGCGCGGCCAGATGCGCGTCCGCCTTTTTGAACGCGCTGTCGCTCTTGGCTTTCGCTTCCGCTGCATGCGCAGTGTGCTCCGCCGCAGTCTTCGCGTCGCCGTTTTTGGTGGAATCCGCCGCGAGGTCCTTGTGCACACGCGCTGCCTCGTCGTACTTCGCCGCGTTGTCGCTGTGGAAGCGGTACATGCCCTTCAGGTCCGACTCGCTGTCGGAGGCCTTTGGGCTGTCCTTGTCACCAGAGCCACTGGACTCGTCTTTGATGGTGATGCGGTGGCTCTTCTCGCTCTTGCTCGCCGCAACAGAGTCTTTCCTGTCCTGCTCAACGTGACTTCCCATCGCGGAGTCCATGGCCTTTGCGAGGGTGCTTTGGCCATCCGAGCCCTTGTCGCGCTTGGCTTGGGCGCGAGCACGGATTTCGTGAAACTCCTTTAGCTGTGCGATGAACGCAGGGTTTTTCTCCTTCAGAAGCGCCTTCGCCATCATGTCGTACTTATTTTTTGCCATGGTTTTCTCCTTGCCCGGTGACGGGCGTCTTTACCCCGTCGCCATCGGCGCTGGAGCCGGCGCTGCTGCTCCCGCCACCTCTCCGCCGAGCTTCTTGAAGACGTGCGCCACCACCACCCACGGGTCCGGGTAGCTCTCCCAGTGAGGCTTCACGGCCTCTTCGGCCTTCAGCCACATGTCCGGGTCCGAGGCCCAGCTCGGGGCCGCGCCCTCCTGCGGAGGCTCCGACTGGAGCGCCGCCTGGATGGCCGGGTCCGGCTGAGCGGCCGCCTCCTGCGCGGCCTCGTCCAGCATCGCCTTGAGCTCGTCCCCGCCCTCTGCCCCGGGAGCCGGAGCCGCGGCGGGAGGCGGAACGGAACCCTTGGCCATCGCAGGGACTGCCTTCGGAGCAGCCGAGATTGCACCGCCTGCTGCCGGGGGAGGCGCCTTGGCCGCTGCCCTGGCCTGGATCGCCTTCGCAGCAGCGCCGGGCTTCGACATGTCTGAGGGAGCCCCTTCGTCTGGCATCTCCGGAGGGGGCGCAATCTCCAGCCCCTTCACCGCGCCGCCAATCATCCGGTACAGGTACGCCGTCACCACGGCCGGCTCGTCGAACATGTCTTCCCCAGCGCCTCCGAGGCCAACGGCCTCCGCGGCCTCAGCCCACTTCGCGGCGTCCTCCGCGTAGGCGGGCACGTCCTCCGGCCCGGTCGAGGCCACGCCAGCGATGACGTCCTCCAGCTCCTGGTCCTTCGCGTCCTCCGCGGCCTGAGCAGCCTCCTCGACGAGCTCGTGGAGGTGGACCTCGCTCTCCTCCTCGGGGCCCTGCTCCATGTCCGGGTGCGGCGGCTTGGCCATCGGCGCCCTCACTGGCGCGGCCGGCGCCTTCGCCTGCGCTCGCTTCTGCGCGAGCATCCCGGAGACGGCTGGTGGAGCTGCGGTCCTCTTGGCGAAGGCGAGGATGTTCTGCTTGGGCATCACGGGCATCTGGTTCTCCGGAGGTAGCTGTCAAGCAAGGCGGTCGAGGAATACCACACTACGTTTCAAGGCACCCCAGCGTGCTTCTTGGCGAGGAGCTTCACGGTGGCGAGGCACGCCCTTCTGCGAGAGCTTCTGC